CCGCCATAGTGCTTAATTCTAACAGTTTATTAGTGCCTTGATAAGCGTCCTGTAATGTGCTATCTACGCGGGTCCTATATATTTGCTTTCTTGGACCTCTAGGACCATTATGCTGACCTTGGAACATCTGTCCAAATATGTCATTTAAATCAAAACCTTGTGTATGGAAATTAAAGCCTCCCGGGAATCCTTGCGGCTGAGGATTATCGTATTGTGCTTTTTTATCTGTGTCGCTGAGTATGCTATACGCTTCTTGTATATCTTGGAACTTAGCCTTGTCTCCGCCCTTGTCAGGGTGATGCTGACTTGCTAATTTTCTATATGCTTTTTTGATTTCATCAGGAGTAGCATTTTTGCTGACGCCCAATGTCGCGTAATGGTCCATGCATTATTGTATAAAAAACAAATGATATTGTCAAGCTATATGATCATTTTCTGTCTTGCTAGTGATCGACCATTTACCTGCGAATTTTTCTAATCCAGTAAAACCCAATCCTGCAATAACGATCCACATCATGCTATCAAAAATACCTTGTGTGACATTGTAATCACTAAACAAGTCTACGAAAAAGGCTACTACACAACATATGAAAGCCAAAAGTGCTATCACTCTTTTGCTTGATAATGCAGAGTCATCGTGACTGTCTGCTAACATGCTTTTTAGATTAGATAGAACTGTTTCCCACATCTTATAGTCCTGCTTTGCTAATGAATTTTCTTATCTCTTCATCAACATCGTATATCTTTTTGCGCCCAATACCTGCTATTTGACGCATCTCGTTTAACTCTTCTTCGTCATCTTCTAATTTTTTATAATCATTGGGAGATAATACCATGACTTGTTTCAACATATTGACATCGGCATCATAATCTTCATCTTTGATAGTGACTGTATAATCTTTGGCTTTGATATCAGTCAACGTATCCAAGTCTTCTAGTATCTGTATGATTTTTTCAGGGATATTTGATCTACGTTTCATCTCAACGAATACTAACCATTTGCCTGGTTCGATCTCTCCGTCGCTAACGCTAGCATCTAATATATAATCATATCCAATCTCAAGCCACGCTACCAAGTCTTCTGCTGATAACTTGCTATTGGTCTTGAATGTGAGTGTCACGATATCACTATCTTTACCCATCTTAGCCGCATATTCATCGACTGTGATCTTAGGGTCAATTTGACCCTTCATGTCGTGATAATCTAAACCTTCATTTAATCTCATAGTTTTGCCTTACACAGTAGTCTGGGCTATCTGCATATCTTGTTGTTCTGTTTCTTCTTCACCGCCTACACCTTGCTTATCTAAGTCTTCTGAATAAGCATCGTCTAGTTCATCTAGGTCAATAGTGTTACCTGCAAGATCCACTGATCCTTCTTTGATGTCATCCATTAGGTCATTAGGAATAGTGATCTTTACTAGCCATACTTTACGCTTTGCACCTTTTGGGTAATTAGTGCCGGGCACCAGATCATCATAATTTTTAACTTCTACTGGGACTTCGATCTCTGTCTTTGTCCATTTTACGTCACATCCTACAGCAAGCATTCTTTTGACTGCTCTTGGATCCGGCATGAGTTTATAGGGCCACATGAACATGCAACTAGTAGAATAACGCCCAACATCAGGGCCTTGTACTAATTCACCTATCTCCCAATTTTTGAAAGCATAGATGTCTAATTCGTCTATCACACGTTCGAAATCTAAAACCATGGACATAGAACCATCGCTAGTCATGATACCTTTTACGGTACTAACTATGCTGACGAAATCTACGTCATTAAACCAATTATCTGCAACTTTATGGGTCATATTGTATTTATCACTAGAAAGGATATACCTGAGTATTTGAACGTTCAGGGTACAGTGATATATTTATCATAAAATCATAGTCAAACAGATAGCAATTAATACACGAAATAGATCCTTAAATACTTCAGAGATAGCGATACAAGTTATCTCTATCTCTACAATCAACATACAGGAGATTTACGCTTGAGCAAGAGAAAAACCGGCGCTTTAAGAAAAGAACAAAACCAGCATATGAGAAATTATCAAAAAAACTTCCATGTCGCAGAAACTATAGATTTCAAAGAGGAGTATAAGCGACAGCGAAAACAGATCGAACTGCTACCGCAGTCAGTCAATCAAGAAAAATATATCCTATCACTAATCGACAGAGACTTAGACATCGTAGTTGTATCCGGTCCGGCTGGCACTGGAAAAACATACTTGGCGATGCTAGCCGCGATCAAGTCCCTAAGAAACGGAGACTGCGATAAGATCATATTGACTAGACCTGCGGTGGCGGTCGATGACGAGAAGCATGGTTTCTTGCCCGGAGACTTAAACAGCAAGATGGAACCCTGGGTACGTCCATTGCTAGATGTATTGAAAGAATACTATAGCATGAAAGAACTGATCCACATGTTAAATGAGCAAATCATTGAGATAACTCCACTGGCATTCTGCCGTGGTCGAAACTTTAAGAACAGTTGGGTCATACTTGATGAAGCACAAAATGCTACACCAAGTCAATTAAAAATGTTGATGACACGCATCTGTGAAGGAAGCAAAATAGTCATCACAGGCGACATCGAACAGACAGACAGACGAACCGCTGACAACGGTTTACTTGATCTGACAAGTAAACTTCAACAGACTCCTGTTGCTGGTATCGGTGTGTGTGAGTTTGAAACAAGAGATATAAGGAGACATAAGATTATAGAGCATATACTTAAACTCTACAACTAAAAAAAAACGGGGAATTTATTTCCCCGTTTCTCTTCTTTTTGCTAATTCAGGCCCTTCTTTTTCAAGTTGGCTTATTGCTTGAGGATATACCTTCTTATAATATTCATGCAGTTGATCGAAGGTCCTATCTAATCTATTTCCTTCTACTACACATTTTTCTACTTTACGCAATCCATAATCTAATATGATATTGCTAGTAGATGCATCACTGGTACGCACACGCTTGACGAACCTTGCTTGTTCATCAATCTGTCCACCTGGTTTACGATAAAAACTAATCAATAGATAACGCATGTTACTGCTTATCAAAAGTCAAATCGATAGTGCCGCCTTGCTCAAATTGATTCCAAGCAAGTAATTCTTTACCACCATTAGTAGTCTGTACAAAGATATTATAATCAGCATTTGCAGTCATCTTGATAGTTTGTGCATTTGGATCCATCCAACCACGATCTACCCATACGCCGGCAGTAGGTCCAAAACTACATGATCCTTGCATGAACCAAACGTTTGGTTGCTGCCAGAACTTTAATGCATTAGTGTTGTTAGGATCACTGGTAGTATTTGACCAACTCTGTCCAGGACTGATTGTAGTCAAATCTCCTGTGGTATTGTGTGTTACCGTGATATTATAATCAGTATTATTGTGAATAGTTAATGTTGCTTGCCAACTCATGTGAATCTCCTCTGCTCTATTTACTAGATCAAGAAGTCAATTCAATTAATGTTGCAGCCAAACTGATCTCGGGGATACCAACAAGCGGCAAGTTCGCAAGACCATTACGAATATGAATGATTGCAGTATCACGCGCCGGATTAGTTTTGCCCCACAAGTCAAGATTGTCATACATCCATTTATAGATGTCTTCAATTCTTGTAGGATACAGACCTATGTATTCCATCAATGTCTGACGACCTTCTTGCACCTTACCATCTTTGAACAACGCTACTGCTTTGAGTAGCAATTCGTCTTCGTTGGTTGCCTCATTGCTAGGACGTGTCAGGCTACCTGTTATGCTATTAGCCTGTAACTGATTCAAACATTTACGTAGATCGGGATAAGTTGCACGAATATATAGATCCAACACTTCAAGGTCGAATTCAACGTTCTCAGTAACTAACACCGTCGCGGCTCTTGCTGTGAATTCAGTCATATCGGTCTTAGCGATATGAAACTCATGGCAACGACTCTTTAGTGCAGGAATGATCTTGTGTCTATAGTTACAAGTCAGGATATAGCGCACAGTCATGTGATACGCTTCCATATCATTTCTCAAGGCGGCTTGCGCCGGGGGTGTGAGATAGTCCGCTTCGTCTAACAGCACTACCTTGAACTTGCCAAAAGGCATAGTCTGCACAAAACTGTTGATCTTCTCACGTAGCATATCGATACCATTCTCACGGCTTGCGTTTATCTCAAGCACATCAAAATCTTCGACACCCAGTTCGTTGATCAATACTTTAGCAAGAGTGGTCTTGCCTGTACCTGGCTCACCACTCAATAGCAAATGCGGGATGCTTTCTTCTTTGATCCAATGTTTTACTGTTTGTTTCTGTTGTTCATCAACAAAAACATATTCTTCGACCTTGCTAGGTCTATATTTTTCTACCCAGAGATTATTTTTCATTCTTTCCTATCACCAAAAAGTTGCAGTAACGATAAGAATATATTAATAAAATTCAAGTACAATGTCAATGCACCTTGGACTTCCTCGACATGATCACTAGTACTACGGGTAACAATCTCACGAATCTGCTGTGTATCGTATGCTGTCAACCCAAGAAAAATAATAATGGCCAAAGCACTAATAACCATAGCAAATAAACTACTACCGATAAAGATATTAACAATACTGGCAATAATAATGGCAATGAGGCCCACAAACATAAACCTACCAACACTATCAAGATTGTTTTTAGTAAAGTACCCATAAAAACTCATTACTCCGAATAAAATGGCTGCTCCCATAAATGCACTAACTATACTGCCCATCTGAAATACAGCAAAGATAGTTGCGAAACTCAGTCCCATCAATGCCGCGAATCCATGTAGAAGCAATAGGGCAATGTTTCTATCTGGTCTAGCGTTCAATGCTAACGTTACACCAAAAACTGCCGCTAATGGAGCAAAGATCACGATCCACTTAGTGAATCCTGTGAAAAAGAATTGTAGTAGTTCCGGGCTAGTGCCTACAAGATAACTTACGATCATCGATGTGATGACTGCTAGGCTCATGTTTTGATAAACTTTGGCCATAGCAAGATTGATTTCACTTGCTGATTTATATGGATGTGAGATTGTGTACATGATTTACTCCTTATCACTCATTGTATAATCGTCTACTGGCTCATCACTTACCAGTAAGACATCGTTTGGATCGACTTTGCGGATTATTTGTTCTCCGTCATTGTCTTCGATTTTGATGCCCCTAGTCCATCTACCATGGGCTATCATGATATACTGCCCTACCTTTACATCTTTCTGCTCAGGACCCACTGCATACACCTTACCCCAACGAGGTCTGATACCGGCGCTCTTTGTGTCATCGTTGCGGAGTACAATACCTCCTGCACTGATTCGCTCACCGAAATACATTTCTGATACTATGATAGTATCGTTCAGTGGAACTAACTTAGAGACCTTATAAGGGTTGATGTTTGCCATTGTTACTTACTCTCCTGTGCTTTGATGTTTTCTACTTCAATATCATCGTCTAATGATGTTTCTAAATCCAACTCATCTTTAGTGAGTTGTTGCTTAGGTTGCTGTGTCTTAGTAGTCTTGACCGGTTGTGCTGATTTATTGCCAACTGTCTTTTGGTATTTTTCCCCGACTTTCTGTGTTACAGGAACAACTACTTTACCGCTGCCGTCAATAGTGTCACCTCGGGCATTCACTTTCATGTTACCTACGGCGCGCACTCGCTCATTTTTGGCTGCTAATGCTGCCATATCAATAATTTTACCCTGTGCTGTTCTATGCTGTTTCATGATTTACCCTCATTTTAAAAATTCTTCGATATCAAGATCGTAGTACAGACTATTTATTTTGTGGATTCCTATCAAATACAAAACAAAACTAGACACACTGGATCCACGACCCACTCCCCAAACTACATTGTTTTCGCGCATAGTGTCTACTAGATATTTAAGGTATCGTAATAGATCAAACATGTCACGCTCTTGGAACAATAATAGTTCCATACCTGCGCGTTGCAGTTCTTCATCATTACTGCATTGTTCCAATATAAACTGTGCTATGTCTAGTTGTTTATATTGTTCCGGCATGTGCCAATTGTTTTGATTTTTTGTATCGAACTCTACGACCGAGACCTTAGGATCAACATAATGTATAAATTGTGGTACTTCTACTAAATCTAAAACTTCAGGAAACAGTACTTCCGATTCCAATAAAACTCTATATAACTTTTTTTCGGGATCTTTCAGGTAAAGGTCGCAGAGATCATTCTCATCGTATATCAATTGACCATAGACATCTTTGCGCATCTTATAATGATACGCTATTTTCCCGTCCAAGTCAACTCTAACTCTGCCCAATCATCAGATTTATGGTCAAATAAATTAACGATCTTATCCTTTTTGTTTTTTTGTATTTGCACACACATAGTGGGTGTATTCCACCAGTGATTACCGCTAAATTCTGCTTCTGCGGTTTCATTTGATAATTCAAACTTGATGAGATTGCTTAGTTTGCTACCAAAAACGATATCAGTCATAATGATTCTCTCTTCCATGATAGCGTTGCATTTATTCATCAATATCAAACCTACGATTTGATCGTATGGTTCTTCAGGTACTAGGCAAACCTTCATACCCGCTTTGTTATATTTGTCTATAGCATCTTTCTCTTTGTCACAGACGAATATACAATCTTCAATAACACTACCTATAAAATGAGTTATTCTTTCTACTGCTATATTTTGATCGTTAGCGTCTAATGTATTAATAGTCATTATAGCAGTCATCTCATATAAGTTTACCATATACTTGTCGCCGAAATGCACAGCAGTCATAAACGTAAACTCTTTTTGTATCTTACTTGACATATCAACCTTCTTTAGTGATTCTCACTTGACCTTCGATATTTTGTTTCTTGATCATTTCATTGATCTTCTTTTGATACTCAGATCGATAACTTTCAATTACCATCTTTATCTGATGTATCAATGGACCATTACCGGTTCTGTATGCGAAGGTTAACTTTTGGTGCAAACTAGAAATCGTGTCTTGCAACTGTTCTATTGTTTTATCTGAGAGATCGTTAATGAATGGGTGTTCCATACATTATAATATATACCATTGGCCCGTCGCACCGCCCACTGCGCAATACAATTCTATGTTAGTATTGATTGGTAATGAGTATGCTGTGTTGACTGCCAATAAGTCTATCCTTGCTCCAGTGTTAGGATATACCTTTAGTGCGTTGGTAGCATTGATATTTCTTACGATGATTCTTAAACCTGCCTGAGCGGCTGGTAATTTAACACCGCTACCGCTAGTAACGGTTTGTACGATATTGATGGATGCTAGTAGATTGGCAGCATCAGCCTGTGTGCTACCTGTCGCTACGATACCTGTAGTGACTCCTGATACGTAGAAGCCGTTTGCCAATATATTAGCATTTGAGAATATATTACCGGTGACTGCTACTTGCCCTGATACCTCTATGTTGCCGAATATTGAATTTCCGTTAGCAATAACATCTACACAATTAACTGCACCTGCTATATTAGCAGTGCCTGCTATGACGTTACCGAAGATACCTGCATTTGCTGAACTGACTAGGCTCAGTGCATATATCGCATTTGCGATTACATTGCCGTTAGAAACAATCTGTGTGCCTGAAGTTAAATTACCTACTAATGTATTGCCGCCTATGTTGACATTACCTAATAGGTTTGCAGTTCCTGTCACTGACAGGTTTGCTGTAGCATTAATATTACTACCTTGTAATGTACCACCGGATACTATGTTACCGGGAACAGACAGAACATTAGTAACATTATTATATGTGAAGCCGGCCGCCGCACCGAAAGTGCCTGCATTGTTAAATTGTACTTGCGTGTTAGAACCAGCAACCACCCCGCTACCAGATCCGCCACCAGCAGACCATGCTAGATTACCGGTGCCATCTGTGACCAAGAAATAACCATTCACTCCACCACCGATACGTATATCAGCAATATTAGGAATGACCGCGCTAGTCGTAGTCTCTGTACCAGGTATCAAAGGTATCTGTCTGAATATGTTCTTACCTTCATAAACCGTAAAGTCTAATGGATAAGAAGAATCAGGAATGTGAGTCAATACACCTTCATATGTTGGACCAGCAATGCCATTATCTATAGTTTTGCTGATAGTAATACTAGTACCAGATACTGACTTTACATAATATACTTCGCCGGCTGTGACATTAGCATTGGCTGTACCGGCGCCAGTGAATATGATAGGATAATTGACTGCTATGTGAGTCATACCCGAAGCAGGATCGACACCGATAACGTTAGGGCTTGTTGTTGATATAACGTTCTTGTCAAAACTATTTCCTGAATAATTATCCACAGCAACAAACATGTAACTTACAGGATTTAATGTAAAGTTTCCTGTGCCGCCTACAAGATTTATATTACTTGCAGCCTGAAAATCAGATGAGATTTTGAAATGAGTAGCGTTCGCGACATTGCTTACGTAATAAGTAGCACCAGACACAATGTTTGGTTCAAAACTATTACCTGTGAAGACTACAGGTATGCCGGGATATAGTGCAGTTGTACTAGTGGTTACTAAGTAATCAGTCGCAGTAGATGTAGTGATATCTAATGTAGACGCTGTTAAGTCACTGACACAGACAGTGCCTATAACATCACCTAACTGACCAGTTGTTGGCGGAGTTCTTTTCTGAACTTGTGCAGTCTGCATAGGTCTATTGATAGGCTGAACATATAATGTATTGCCGCAATCTACGCTTGATACTAATAGATTTAATTGTGTCACATCATAAGGAAAACTCAATGTGACAGCGCCATTTGGATTTGAACTGTTCTCGGTCAATGTCCAACCATAGTTATTTTCAAAGACTGCTTCTGCTGGGAACGTGATAGAGAAGTCTGCTTGAGCATTAGGACGTCCTATCTGTAGTGTGACGTTGCTTTGTGTTTGTGTAGGAGCCCAATTACCGAATTGTAGTAAAACGTTTCCTGATAGATTTCCATACTGCACATCGCCCAGTGACAAGTCCACAGTCACTAAATTAGTGAGGGCATTACCTAAATTATACGTAGTAGAGCGAAAACCTAAAACGCTAGCATTAGATATGAGTGCATTAGCCATGTCATTGTTTAATGAAGTATTGGCTAATGGTGCTTTTAATACAGCATTGTTTTGAAGATCAGTGATCTCAGACCCAGCAATACCTAAGTTGTTTTTGATGGTGGCGAAGTTATTACGGAATCCCTGGGTGCTATTATTCTGTCCAGGAATTGGGTAATTTGCATCGATGCTGTTTGTATTAATCGTACTCATATCGTTTCGTTATCCTATTGTATTTATGTATCCTCAAAACCCTATAATTTATATTGTGTCTTGTTAGGCAGTATCGTCTTCTGCGGGAATAACACATAAAAGTCCTGACTGTCTACAGGGTCGGGCACCGGTGTCGCTGAAGGATACCTAGTCCATGACTTAGTTTCTAATAATGTATCATAATTATATGTCAATGTCTTGCTCACCGAGAATCTATCGATCTGGAAGTTAATCTGATTTAGAACAAAAGGCCAATCATTTTGTATGTTATCCTTGATGACATTAGCATAGGATATAGCATCGTATACTGCTGATACTGATCCTTCACCGTCATTAAGTATTATTGAAGAACCACCCTTGGTAGTGCTTACTTTGATCTTATTACCACTCAACACTTCAATGACATAATATACTTTATTTGGTTGCAAACCACCAAACACATCATTAGAGAATATTATAGTACCACCTACTAATATATCGCTTGTGTTTGATACTTTGATAGTATTGTCAGCGATAGATGTTTCTATAGCAGTTATTGTTATAGGTTCTGGAATCTTAGTATAAGCAATAACCCAAGCAGGGGTAAATCCTAATGTGTTTCCGTCTATCTGTTGACTTGTCATCCATAATGGCAGTAACTTGAAATTATAGTCCGCGCCTAGTTCTTGTTCTACACGCTTACGCATGTTTTCTAAACTGTTAGGATATAATACTCTAGCATATCCGGGAGTCAAACTAGTGTAGAATGTAGGAACACCACCATTTAATAATAACGGTAATCCTGTTTGTGTCAGCAAATCAAACATTCTAAAGTTTGTGATAAGATCAGCCTCTTGATTGAAGATGTAACTTGTATAGATATCATTACTACTTGCATACCATGGTCCTAGATTCAAATCTATGAATCTAGGCCAGAATATTTCTTCACTTACGCTTTCGCTATATCTATAATCATAATCACTTGAATGATGTCCACCCATAGCAGGTTCATATTTTTGTAGATTATCTATAACGGTACTGTATAATACTTCATATAAAATATTATTGTTTTCATCTCTTGCTATAGCAGTATTCAATTCACCTAATGTTATATTACGCCAGTAGTGATTTTTCTTAACCGCTTCAATGTATTCTTTGATGTCACTAGAATATACACCATAAGCATGTGCATATACAATGTTATTCGCTTTGCCGTAGTTAGGATCATCAGGTCTGAATAGATATTCAGTAGGTATCAGTTCAGTATTATCTAATAAGCTTGTTATCTTTTCTCTGTCAGCAATGCTAGGTGTGCATTTGATATAAAGATTGTCCGTCGGTATATCATATGTCTGCTTGATAGTTAGTGTGAATTCTTTTGTGCTGCTTACTAATGGAATAGATTGCGAATATGCACGAATAGTAAACGTATATGTAGCAGTATCATTTTTCTCTTGATACGTATCTGTAGGTTGATATGCTACTACACCATCTATTTCTCCATTTGATTTAAATGACAAATTAGGAGGCAACTCACCGCTTATCAATTGATATGATAAGGTGACATCACAATTGGCTTCTATCTTTTTATCGCTGACTGTAGCATTATCCATGACACCTAGATCACTATCAGTGACCCATATAATATCACCGGTGATGTTATTCGCTACGTTTAATGTGAATTTAAATACAGGGCTAGAATAATTAGAGTCGCTAACTTTAATCGCTTGTGCTGTGAAACCGTACTCTTGTATATGATTTACCGGTATCGACGGAGTTCCATATACCCAACCAGTATCAGTATCCACAGTCATCCAACTTGGTGCTCCTGCAAAACTATAACGTAAATCAGTGCCGTCGAAGTCATGGCCTAATATTTTAAAACTAAAATAGTTATCTGACAAGAACTGTCCTATATATGCATTGGCAGTAGGAGGATAAGTCATACCCGTAACAATTGGATCGGGTGGTAGCACATAGTAACCAAAATTTTCAGTACCTGCGATGTCATATGTAGGTGGTCTAGTATTATAGACTGTAGGGTTTCTAGTATTTGCTAATTTGCCCGGGCCGCCTTCAACGATAGATAAGTTTTGATTTATAACCACTATAGAATAGAATGCCGAATCATTACCTAAGGGGCTAGTTAATTGTAGAGTAAAACTATATTGTCTTTTTGTGGGTTGTCCTATCTCAGTCTCAGGTAATGTAGCATTCATAAAACCTGTACCGGTAGTCAATGTAACAGCATCACCACCTGGTATAGTGCTGATAGTTATCTGTGTCGCATTGATAACAGACTTAATGTAATAAACTTGAGTAGTGCTTAGATTGCCTATAGGTGTTCCTGAAAAAGAGATAGGTCTGTTTTGTACAAAACCATTAGTACCTATCACTGTGATATAATTATTAGTCGCATCTGTAGCAGTAACGAAAGTTGTTACTTCAGGCAAGTTTACAATCTTTATAGGAGGTTCTGGATAACCTCTGATCAAGCCGGCTTCGTTTATCTCAAGACCGGGAGGTAATGAACCTTGCAATACTCTTATGTTTACTGGGTTCGTGGGTATAGGATTGTCATAAGATATAGCAATCTCTTGCCATATACTGTCTTGCGTAGTTAATAGTAATCCTTCAGGAGTGCTAAATGTAGGTAGCGCATCACCTGACACCCTAATACTAAAAGTTCTATCACTTAAGTTACCTAAGTTGTCTGTTACTCTTATCACGAATATGCTTGTAGTATCAGAGGATACTAATCCAGGTAAACCTGATATCAAACCATCAATACGTAAAGACATACCGTCAGGAAGGGCGCCGCTCAATAATTTATAACTCACTGTAGTCGCAGGTAGTATTGCCTCTGCTTCTAATTGTAGAGACATTACGATTTGTGCGGGATAAACTCCTACTAATCCTGCTGGTGTGATCCACTTAGGAGCACTCATATGTTACCCCCATTATGCGTATGTTGCCCCAACTGTATACCAGTCAGTAGTATTAGGTGTGATATATTGTAATGTAGATCCTGGACCTTGTGAATATGCTGCGTTTGCGGCAGCGCCGTTTATATCACCACCGCTGTGTGGATATACCAATAAACTATTGGCTGATGTGTTGGTTATGATTATAGCCATTCCTGCAACTGCTGTAGGTAATATGACACCTTGTCCTGAACTTACAGTAGATACAACGTTGAATTCTTTACTCAATACTGTAGCAGTACCTTGTGATGATCCAGCCGCAGTTATTCCAGTTGCGGTTGAACGAATAACATAACCGTTAGAACGAATGTTACCACCTACAATGTTAGCACTAGCAAGAACATTTCCTGTAGTACCTAAGTTACCTACGTTAGTTTGTCCTGCTACAGTTAATGTACCTGTGTTTACTATGATATTACCGGTAACTGTCAAATTGTTAGTAGTCTTATCAAATACTAAGTTAGCACTACCGCCGAACGCAGTAGTATCATTAAATTGAATCTGTGTATTACTGCCACCAGCAGTACCTGGACTACCTGTCGCTCCCGTCAAACCAGTAGCACCCGTTGGTCCTGGCACAGTTGATGCAACGCCTGTCGCACCAGTGGGACCCGTCAATCCAGTAGCACCTACGCCCGTCGCACCTTGAGGTCCAGTTGCGCCTTCCACACCTGTAGCACCTGTTGGGCCTATAACACCTGTGGCACCTGTTAACCCTGTCAATCCAGTTGCTCCAGCACCACCGGTTACACCTGTTGCGCCCTGTATACCAGTGGCACCTGTAGAACCTAATTGGCCGCCACCTGATGTCACTGCTGCATAACCACTTTGTGCTGAACTAAACGTTAATGTTACTGCATTTGCATTAGTAAATGCTATAGTTGGATAATCATAACGACCAACAAATGATTGATTAGTGCTGTTTACTGGTTCGATATTAACATACTGACTGTTTAAGTTGTGAACTACAGTCCAAGTAGTAGCCGCTGAACTTTGAGTATGTACATAGGCACCACCTATCGCTGTCAAGCCGGTTGCTCCTGTTGGGCCTGTTAGACCAGTGGCACCGGTTAGACCAGTGGCACCTTGTACGCCGGTTGCTCCTGTTGGGCCTGTTAGACCAGTTGCGCCGGCGCCAGTAGCACCAGTCACACCAGTGGCTCCTGTTGGCCCCGTCAATCCAGTGGCTCCAACAACACCAGTAGCACCTGTCGGACCTATAACACCTGTAGCACCCGTAGTACCTATTACGCCCGTAGCACCAGTTGGTCCTACATCTCCTGTAGCACCTGTCAGACCAGTGGCTCCAACAACACCTGTAGCACCTGTTGGTCCAGTCAATCCAGTTGCACCTGTCAGACCAGTGGCTCCAACAACACCTGTAGCACCTGTTGGTCCAGTCAATCCAGTTGCACCTGTCAGACCAGTGGCTCCAACAACGCCTGTTGCTCCTGTGGGTCCTACATCTCCTGTAGCGCCAGTCACGCCAGTAGCACCTGTTGGACCAGTAGTGCCTTGTGGACCTTGTATATTACCTACATCGCTCCAAACACCGCCGCCTTTCACCCACAGATCACCAGTTAATTCATCTATTACACCATTGCCATCTACTGCGCTAGGAAATGCCGCGTTAAGAGTTGCTTGAGGATCACCACCTACTGTAGGAACGCTTCCTATGATTGTAACACTAGTACCCGCCGGGCCTGTCGCACCCGCCGGGCCTGTCGCACCAGTAGGACCAATCACACCTGTTGAACCTTGAAGACCTGTTGCTCCTGTGGGTCCTACATCTCCTGTAGCACCTGTCAGACCAGTTGCTCCGTCTATGCCAGTCGCACCAGTAGGACCTGTTAATCCAGTCGCACCAGTTATACCTGTTGCACCATCGACGCCTGTCGCACCAGTGGGACCTACGTCACCTGTAGCACCTGTTAGACCTGTACTACCTTGTATGCCTGTAGCACCTGTTGGTCCTGTATTGCCTGTTGCACCAATTACTCCAGTTGCACCAATTGGTCCAGTAGCACCGATGACACCTGTAGCACCTGTAGCACCTGTCGCTCCCATACCTGGTGCTACCCAACTTCTAATACCTGTTGTCGTACTTGATAAAATATAGCCGTTGGCTGCAGGAACGCCTAGGTATTTCTCTGCGTCTGCTAATGATAAGAAGTCAAAACTACCATCAGGCAGTTGTTGCTTTACCTTACCACTTAATAATCGTGCGTTGTTTCCTGAGCCTTGTGCCATTTTACTTAGTCTCTAAAATACTTAATGTTAGTTTAAGAACGCTGTTTGCGTTTGCATAAACTCCTATGCTATTACCTGCCTCAACTACTAATTTACCTGACAATAATGCCGCAGCGTCTCCCACAGGAATAGTGAAGTCTTTCGCTAGTTCTGTATTACCGTTTATTGAACTATAAAAGGTAATGTTGCCGTCATCAGATGCATTTATGTTTGTTGCTTGCGCTAGCAAGACAATCGCTGTAGTTTCCGCAGGGCATGTGTAAATGTTTGTAGCCACTGTTGTAATATTGGCTGCTACTGACTTGAATACGTTTAATGGGCTTGCCACGGTTTAATTCTCCAATGCTAATATGTATGGTGTAAGGACTGCGAATAAACTTCTATCAAAAGTTTCTCCTTCGATCACGCCTGCCTCTTCACTAATCAATAGTCCGTCACCGATTCTAAAATCACCGAATTGATCAGTACTAGTATAATTTACTCTTCCGCCATTCGTCTGACGAATTTCATTCGCTTGTATAGGAACACCACCTAGTCTTGGTGTTGAAGTTAATATGTTAGTGCCTGTACCAACATATTCAAATGTTTGTCCACTTGCTGATATCAAAGATATCTGTAAGAAATTAACAGATCCTGGTGTAGGTGTGAACTCTAATGATTCACTAAATGTGATAACGCTTGTACCTGATGATAGTGGTGTAGCCTCACGTACTAAAATATATTGTGAATCGACTCCATCAGTTAACAATACAGCGTCATTAACTGCTGGACGTACACTTAATCCACTAACTGTTAATGTGCTACGTGTGTTAGATACCAACGTTCCGGTATATAATGTAGGTCCTACACCCTCTGCCCATAATCCATAATCACCGAAACTATTATTTGAATTAGTGATTGAGCAAGTACCGCCATTTTCACACTTAACACCTGCTGTACAGCAGATAGTGAATATACTTACTAACTGTGCATAACCTTGATTAGTGATGTGTATACCTAATCCACCTTGATTGAATTGAGTATAACTGTCAAGAACCATCGACTTCAATCCACCTGCTAGATTGCCGTCTACACGCATGCCTGCGCCTGTAGTTGTGATACTGCTACAGTTTTGAATATAAGGGCTTGTTACGATAAACCCTGCACCAGTGCTTGGAAATGCGATTGCTGCCGCAGGAGTCAAATGATCTCTGAATGTCATACCAGTAATATAGCAACGATTACGCACCCAGAAAATATCTTGTGTTGGGTTGGCTGGTCTTACATTGACCGCTCTTAAGTTATCACCTACTATACTAACACCTGCGCTTAGTGACATAGGATTTATTTCAGTATAATCACCTGCTTTCACTAATATGCAAGTAATACCTGTTGGATTCAATGCTTGTAGTGCATTGGCTGCTGTTACCGCTGATGCGATTGTTAATTTAGCATGTGACAAATCTGTACCGCTATTACTGTCGTTGCCTGATTTACTTACATATAATACGTTTTGCGCGACACCGGCTACACCAGTCGCACCAGTCGCACCAGTAGGTCCTGTAGCACCACTAGGACCACCTGCTGATATAGCAGCCCAGCCGTATTGTGCCGTAGTGAATGTAAGTGTTAATGTATTGGCATCAACAAAATCGATTTCTGGATAATCATATCTACCTACAAAACTTACGTTTGCGCTATCTACTGGCTCAACGTTGACGTACCTAGATCCTAGATTGTGATTCACAGTCCATACAGTAGAAGGAGTTGCTTGTGTATGCAACCATGTTCCGCCGGGAGGGCCTGAAGGACCGGTCGCACCAGTGGCGCCGGTTAGACCGGTCGCACCTTGAGGCGTGAATATATTGATATCCCAAGCAGAATAATAACCGGATCCTATACCACCTACAGCAAAAAACGTCAATGCACCTGTAGCAGGATTATAACTATTGACTACACCAACCATGTAATTGTTCACATCATATGAACATACTAAATTTTGACCAGTTGTGTATGCTAAACTTGTATCAACAATGCAAGATTTTAGTTCTTGTGCTGTACCTGTGTCGAAAGGACCACCAGTCGCCGTTGCTGTGAATATAGTTCCTGGATTGTTATTAGGAGAGCCTAATGCGGCCCAATCTGTATTTCCAGGATTATAAATCCTATATGTCATGCCTATAGTGATATCATCTGCTTCAAGCGGTGATGTGACCAACTCCATTCCGGTTGATGATGTAGTGCTATATGGCAATGCAGGGCCAGTAGCACCCATACCACCTAATGATACTGCTGCGTATCCAGTTTGAGGCGTAGTGAAAGTTAGTGTTAGTGTAGTATTGTTTAAAAATTCTATAGTAGGATAATCATAACGACCTACGAAACTGACATTAGTACTGTCAATAGGTTCAACGTTAACATATCTCTCACCTAAATTGTGAGTCACCGTCCATACTGTAGATGCAGTCGTTTGAGTATGGAGATGTGTGCCACCTGTAGGACCGGTAGCGCCTGTAGAGCCTTGAACTCCTACTATCGCTTCTACCCAACTACTACCATTATAATATTTTAATACGCCCATAATGTTCTATTATTTATTTACCTGTATTTTTATCAAGAGTAACTTGCCCCGACTGTATACCACTGACTTGAACTTATCGCATAGTATTGTAAACTTGCATTCGAAACATGTGTGTATGCCGCATTGGTTGCTAGGCCGTTTATTGCGGCACCTGCCGCAGGATATACGTTCATGCTGTTCACACTTGTATTGTTTACAATCAATACCATACCTGCTGTGGCTGTCGGCAATCTAACTCCTTGTCCTGCACTTACTGATGTTACTACGTTGATGTCTTTTGCCAATGCTGTAGCATCACCTTGCACACTACCTGCCGCACTAACACTAGCGGCAACACTTCTTATATAATGTGTCTGCGCTACTATGTTACCTGCTACTGTTAGAGTATCAGTAGTTTTATTATATGTAAATCCTGTGTCACCGGCTTGAGTACCGGCATCATTGAATTGAACTTCAGTGTTCGATCCTGCTACTGAGCCAGATGGGCCTGTCGCGCCCTGCACGCCAGTAGCCCCTGTAGGACCTGCTATACCTGTAGCACCTACGCCCGTCGCTCCAGTAGGTCCTGTCAATCCAGTAGCGCCTGTTGGACCACCAGAAGGACCTGTTGCACCTGTTATACCAGTAGCACCTATACTACCACCTGAAGATATAGCAGCATATCCAGCCACTGCAGTGGTGAATGTTAAGGTTAAATTGTTATTGTCAACAAATGTGATAGTTGGATAATCATAACGACCAACATAACTCACGTTAGCACTATCTACTGGTTCTACGTTAACATATTTGTCGTCGAGGTTATGATTGACAGTCCATGTGGTTGATGCAGACGCTTGAGTATGTAAGTATGTAGAACCAGCCGGGCCTGTTGCACCAGTAGGACCTGTTATACCTGTAGCACCTACACCTGTTGCACCAGTTGGTCCTACTACGCCAGTAGCACCTTGAACACCGGTTGCTCCTAGTCCCGTAGCACCTTGAACACCAGTTGCTCCAGTGGCACCTGAGCCAGTTGCACCTTGAATACCAGTTGCGCCAGTTGCGCCTACTCCATCTATACCGGGTGTGCTTGTGTCATACCACAATACAGTAGTATCAGGTGGTGCCGTAGGGCCTTCAACTATGCCGGCTACACCAGTAGCACCAGTCGCTCCTGTAGAACCTTGAGGACCTACCGCGCCAAATAAGTTAACATCCCATGATGTATATGTACCACCGCCTGATATAGATTCAACGTCTACAGACATCAAGCCTGTTATTGAATTATATGATTGGACATCACCTATCATATAATCTGATATACTAGTTGCTATTACAACTTTTTGAGCCAAAGAATAGGCTAAATTTGTACCGACGGTAAATGTTTTCAGCCCAAGACCAATTAAAATTGAAGTACTGCTAGTTGTAGAATATATGTCACCAGGAATACCAGTAGCGCCAGTAGGTCCTGTAGGACCAGTACTGCCATTTATGCCCGGTGTTCCCGTAGCACCAGTGGATCCTGTCAATCCTGTAGCACCAATCGGACCTGTCGCACCTACTAGTGGTTGTACCCAACTTAAGTTACCTGCACCGTCTGTGATGATTGTATAGTTAGGACTGCCGCCTAGGATAGTTATATCACCTAGATCGCCTAAGTCAGCAGATTGTGTTACTACTAGATCGTCACCGCGTAACGTTACGGCTTCTACTTCGCCACTTGAATATAAGTCATTAGTATTGACGCTACCTGCAACAATCAACGATGTGTTAGTAACAGTAACAACATTTGGAGTTCCGCTAACTGATATAGTCACATTAGCATTTGGTCTTACTACTACATTTGAACTACCGTTATTGATAGAACTGATGTTGCCTTGTATGTTTGATAGACCACCACCATCACCGCTGAAGTACGTGGCAATCACATTACCCACAACATTTAGATTATTTGTTGTAGGATTGAATTTTAAATTAGATGATGCCGAGAACTGATTATTAACATTAAATTGAATATCAAAATTAGCACCGGCTGGTTCTTGCAAGTCCCAAGGTTGACCATTAGAATAATATAACTTGTCAGTCAACACTCCATAAGCAGGATTAGTATTTGATATTCTTAGATTGCCATCTAAGGTAACGTTACCTGCTACGACATTGCTTACTTCTATATTACCATCAATAGATATGTTACCGCTGACATTTAAATCATTAGCAACATTTACATAATTTGCTCTGGCTAGATTTCCTAAATTCGCATTACCTGATGTTAAGTTACCTGTTACGATTACAGTTGTAATGTTGGCAGTTGTAATGTTAGCAGTACCGGTAGCAATCAAGTTAGATGTATTAACATTTATGTTTGCTGTGATATTGCTAGCAATCACATTACCGATAATGTTTGCTCTATTGGCAGCAATTACATTGCCTACGCTTATGTTATTAGCAGTTACATTACCGTTAGTTATGTATACGTTAGGGGCAGCATTCGGTGTACCTATGTATAACGAATTGCCTATGAATGTGTCCGGACGTAAATCTATATATAGGGTTTGTGACGCATTATTAACCGAAGTAGCATAACCCAATGTATCGGGTGCCAGCCCTATTTCTAGACTAGTAGTAGTGACGTTTAATCGACTAAAATCTGCGGATAGTAATATGTTTCCGGTAGGCGAATTGACGGAAATGCCGGGTTGCTTGGTTCTATTGATAGATAGAACGCCTTGCGAATTTTGTAATTGGAATAGTTCAGAGAAGTTTTCTTGTGTCTTTTGAAACGCGGCGCGGATCGCATCTGCGTCTGGATCATCAGGAAAACTACCGAAGTCAATGTTTCTTTGTGCCATTTATCAGTTCACCATTAATATAGTATTTATCAGTTTGGGATAAACACGATTGCCAAAAAAATACCCGACATAAGTCGGGTATTTCTTCACTTTAATGACTTGCAGATCAGTTTCCTAATCCTGCTAGTCTTCTGAACTCTGACATATCTTCATCGCCTGTGCGCTCTTTATCACCTGCAAGTACAGGGATAGTTTGCTGACCAGTTGACTTAGGCTTGTTCAATCCACCTGAAATCACTTTAGTCATGAACTCAATATCGCGCTCAAATGTCTGCTGTGTACCATCTTTACCTGCATCATTTGCCCACTCATCTAATTTCTTCTCTTTCTTGTCTTTCTTGTCATCGTATTCGATGTCTTTCTTTACTTCTTTACCGGCTTTTTCTGCTTTGTCGTCATCTTTACCTTTATGACCTTCATCATGTTCGATATCTTTAGCGACTTTCTTACCAGCCTTTTCTGCCTTGTCATCCTTCTCACTAGTTGACTCTTCAGCGAGCCATGCTAGTTTCTTGTATAGATTCAAGAAACTTGTTCTTGATTCGCTCATTGCTTCTTCTTCCTCTTCGGCTGCATCTGCTGATGCTACTGCATCAGCCGCTAATGGATTGCTTTCCATACCGTCTTCGTTAGTCGCCCCGCCTTTTGCGGTTCCACCTGCTGCCATCGCTGAATCAATTTGTGCTGCGGCTTCTTGACCTTGCTCGTAACCTTCACCATCATCTTCTGCAACTTGATATTCCATCTGATCTTCTGATTCTACTTCATCGACCATCTCTTTACCTTCGCCGCACTTATGACCTGCTTCCATCATGCCACCGCACTCGTTGCAAGTTTCTTCTTTAGCGTGATCATGACCTTCTTCATCTTTATAGTCATCGCCACCTGACATGACCTTCAATAGACCCATCATGCCGCCTTTGTCATCATAACCACTGAACTTAGGTGCACCGTAATCACTTACAGCCATTGCTGGTTCTGCTGGACCGTCTACTTGTTGCTCACCACCTAATCCACCTAGACCAACTTGTTTGATGAATGCTAACAACTTGCCTGCATCATCACCTGTTGCTGAAACACTAACTGAATCATCTCCCATGCCGTCGTTTAAACCTTGTGACATGTTTACGCTTAGGCCTTCGTTAAGCAAATCATTCAATTGCTTATCTAGGGATTCAAATGCAAATTCATCGATCTTTGCGCTATAGTTTGAACGATCAGTAAATGTCTTGCCACCTACTGAAAACTTATCACCTTTGTCTGCTTTAGCAAGAGCGGCTGTGAATGCATTACCTTCTCCTACGCCCGCCATACCTGCGCCTGGATCTGCTGCCATCCCCATCTCTCCCATGCTGCCTTCTTCGGCGCCGTAACCTGCCATATTGTCTACGACATCCTGACCAGATTCAACTTCGCTAACTACTAGGCCGCGATTTGGCATTAAGCCATAGCACTCATCGATGCCTTCTTTATAACCTTCGTGATAACGACGGTGTTCATCACTACCTTCATTATATTTACTAGCATAACTATGCTTACTTAAACCATGTGATTTGCCTTCGTGATAGGCTGCTTCTAATGTATTCATTGCTTCGTCTACCTTCTTTTTCTTTTTGTCGGCTGATGCCTTCTTCATTGACTCTTTCTTGTTACCATCTTTATCAAGATCAATAAAATCTGGCTTTGCCTCTAATACGTTATCTTTGCGACCTGCACCTAAACCTGCACCATAGTCAGGACCTGACTTTGGAATCTCTGCTTCGCTAGTCTTCTTTTTCTTTTCAGGAAGACCCTTGTGTTTAGTTTGTGCAAAGTCTTTAACATCACCCTTTTTCATTGACTTGGCAACATCTGCTACTGCTTTGCTCATAGGCTTCTCGCCTTTTTGCGCGGCACGTACCATGCCCATGAATTTTTGCTGTGCTTTGCTTACTGCTTTTTCGTCAAGTTCTTCTTCACCTAATTTCTTATTCATATTGATACGATTAGTTAGGTGTGTCTCTATGTCTTTGCGTTGTGTAGCCTGTGACATTTGACCAGGCTGTTGCGCATCACGCTTTGCGGCTGCTGATTTGATAGTGTTCGGGCTTAGTTCATTAAGTTCGTCACCGGCTAAACTCATCTCGCCCTTGCCTATCGCTGATTTGATTGTTGCGGCAAGTGCAGGATTGCTAACAGTACCTAATGTCTTAGTACCTTGCTTGATTACCTGTGTAGATTGCTTTGCAGGCTCAATAGTTAATTGCTCCGCTTCATTGATCATGTTCTTATCAATGATATCGAACCAATCTTTCAATGATTTCTTTTTGTCTTTAGCGGCTAGTGCGGCTTTTTTGGCACGATCACTGGCTGCTTCTTTGTCATGCGGTTTATCAGAAGGTTTAACGTCTTTATCATACGCATCTTCTTCATTAACCATCTCTAAAAATTTTCTAAAATCCATGATTGGTTCCTCTTAAGCCATCGCGCCTGTCTTAGGCTTTTCTGGACGTTTGATGTTTGTCATAGGACTCTTATCACCCATTGATTTATCATCTAAATAAGGCTTGAAAGGGTCGAATGAATCTGGTGTTTCTTTGGCAGCATACGGCATCATGATCTTACTATCTTTTGATTGCTCTTTGATACTGCTTAGATATGAATCAGAATAATCTTTATTTGCTTGTTCTGCACCACTGATCTTATCAAAGTCTTTGTTGTTTGGTTCCATTTGGTTAGCATATTCTTCTTGCTCACGATTGATGCTATCGTCATACTTACTATCAACCAAACGAACATAATTCAAATTGTAACCTAACAATTGTGCTAATTGCTGAACCATTGGTTCTGTGCATGGATAACGGAACTTGCACTTTAACAATGTTACTGGTTCGTTTTTAATTCCGGGGAAACCATAGACATCTTTCGCTATAGGAAGTGTCTTGGGTGTGATAGGACCTGCTGGTTCAAACTTCTTAAGATTGTAGATGAATAGGTCCAAGAAGTTCTTGTCAACTTCACCTGCGATCTTGATTGTAACATCGTACAAATGTACGCTTTCAGCAATGTATTGTTTTAGGCTTTTCATATCTTATAATTCCCGTATCTAATATTTATCATTTATCCGTCTTTTTGTCTAGGAGTGCCTTAAGTATCTCGTTTCTATCTAACGATTTACCCTCCCCTAAAGGAGTATTGTCAATCTCCTTGTCCTTGCTTGACTGCTTCTGATCCAGTGCTGCCTTCTTCAATTGTAACTCAATCATCTTGAGTTTCTTGCTTACTTTAGCAGTCTTAGCAGTAATCGCATGTCCTAGCATGGTTCCGGCTACCCCGAAAATCTCACTGCTAAAGCGGCTATCAACCTGCATACCTAGATCCATCAAGTCTTTATAACTACTCTGTGCTAGGTCCGCTAATTGATCCATCTCTACGTCAGCCGTCTCAAGTCCGCGCACTTGAGGTAGAGCATTTTCTATCTTCTCAAGGTTGTTTAATGCTGATACTGTAATCTCTTGTGTCTCAGGTGGAAGTTGAAATTCTTCAGATTTTTCTTCGTCTTGGGACAAGTTGAACAGTTCTTCAAGTTTTCTAGTCATGCAGTATTTATTTGCGTTTACCCTTATAGAACAAATCATCTTCGGTGATTACTCTAAAGGTACAACCTATCCTTTTGCAATAGGCCATCGCCGCTGCCCATTTTGCATGATTAAGTGCTACCACTGCTCTGTCTTTTGCGCTAGCCACTCTGCTCTCAATTAGGCTTTGTTTCTTAGGTTTGATCTCTACTACTTCTGCTTTCTGCTGTCCCAATTTGTCTTGGTATAATACAAAGAAGTCAGGTATGTATATAGTTTGTTTTCCCGTTAACGGATTTCTATATGGGATTTGAATAGACTCGCTAGCCCATTGAATGACGCTATCGTGATTATCACAAAACATCATAAATGTTAGTTCCCAACCCGAACGATATTTAGGCGCGCCTTTGCCTATATACTTTTGTTTATTTCTTACGTGATAACGGCCTTGAGCAAAATTTGCCATATCATAAAACTACATTGCGCGCCACTGGTTGTACAGGCTTAGGTATTACCGCTACACCATATAGGCTTGTTTTAGATTTAAAACTATTGAGATAGTATGCGAGAGTTTGATTTAACTGAAGTTTGTTTTTCGATGTGCCTTTGATATTTTCTAATAATTCGATTGCATCTAAGCCTGATTGTTGTGATACTTTAAAAAGAAATGCTGTAAAATTTTGTGCTATTGCGTCTGTCTCGCATACATCTCTGAAAAAACTTAATACGATATCATATTGATTTGTAGGTATAGATATGCTTTGATTGTAAAAACTATCAAAGATTTTTATAGTTCTATCAATACCTGATACTTGTACATTAACTAGCGATCTCATATTACTTCCTTACCTGTTGTCCTGCTACAGGTACTACTGTTACTGGGTTAGGTGTAGGTGAGTTGCTGATTGTAGGCGCCCCTGCTACTCCTATCGTATATGGTGTGACTGACTTATTTGGTATGTCAAACAATATATTTCTGTTTGTACTTATCGGACTACCGAACCCACCTAAAGATTGTCTTAACATGCCTTCTAATTCTTGTTTAGCAGTAACCTTAAGATTTTTATTTTTGAAAGTATTATATGCAGTGCCTGCTTTTTGAACTGCTCCAAAGAGATTGCCGGATGCTAGGTCTTGTACAAATCCACCGGCAGCATCTACAAGTCCACCTTGTCCCAATATAGTGCCATTGGCCCCTGCTTTTTGTATAGGGCTTTCTCTTCTATCATATGTTGCTTGATCACCGAATCCAGTAACGATATCGCCGGGCGATCTACCGTCTATAGCGCCTTCATTATATACGACAGTCTCATAATCAACTGTCATAGAATTTTGCATCACGCCGCCGCCTTCGTTGTAACTATAAGTGTCGTGGTTAAAATTAGTGATGATTGGATTAATTAAAGTATGTGCTGTGAAACTATGTTGATTGAAACCAAATACTGTTATATTTTTAAAGAATGGTACTTTGTGTCCTAATCGAGGAGTTGATGTTTCGCCTATATACCCCCAGTCATCATTTCCCATAATGCTATAATCATATATGTTTGATACATCATAATCAGCATTGGTTGATTGTGTGGAATTACTCTGACCATTGTTGGGAGGTACAGCACCTCTCTTGCCTAAGAATACAGTTGGTTTAGTTGCGTCTGAGTAATAGTAAGTGTAGTAAGCATACCACATTCTATTGATGAGGTTATCATTATCATCATGGAATGTTATGTTTATAGGTTCATATCTAATCTTAGTTTGTATTATGCGTTTTCTATTATATTGATTCAACTGCACAGTGTTGAAACTGTATGCAGGGAGTTTTACTTCTTTGACTAATAAGCCTATATTTTTATCTACTGAATCTGGCCACGCTTCTGGATTGATATTAAAGTAGGTATGAAATATGAATTTGAGTTTAGGAGCATTTTGATAACTATTAGTCCTAAACGTCTTGCTGGCGTGGGTGTAATCTCTAAGGTAATCGCTGCCGAAGAATGCTCCGGCAGCGTCCTTAAGTAGGTTTTGAACGAATCCCGCCATAGTCAGGAACTCCTAACTATTAGGTTGTTCCGCCGATACCAGTTACGCTGTCGCCTGATAAGATTCTACCTATGCTTGCGCCAACGCCACTTGATAACGGTGATTGTATTGCGTTATCATAACGTATGTTTAATGCGATCTGCATAGGGTCATTAGTAGCATAGTTCATGCCGCCATAGTTAGCACCCTTTAAGAAGCAACCATAGCACTCCCATGCTTCTAACACTACTGGAGCACTAGTGCCGTTACCGCCATCTAGCACTTCCATATTAACTTGGAACTTGTAGTCTTGACCTGTAGCCGCTGAAGCCTGTTCTACGAAATCTAACTGCTTCTGCAATTGCTGACCTACCGCTCTTGAAACTGTGCCTGAAGCATCGTCACGAACGTTAATTGTTAGTTCTGACCATGTATGCTTACCAGCAAGATAGATTCTTGAGTTGTAGACGTTTAGTGTTACTTCGTCAAATGTTAAATTAGGACGTGTGCAGTCTACTACTTGTTTAGTTAATGATAATCCGCCTGCAGCATCAACTCCGAAATTCAAGAAGTTGACTCTAAAGCGATATTGTAGTTTTGGCATTAACAGGCCCTGATTGCCACCGGCATTATCAGATGCTACTGTCATGTTGAACAATGATTGTGAGGCTGTTGCCATTTGTAAATTCTCCTACTTTAAAGTATTTATCAATTTAAGAGCCCCTCGCGAGGCTCTCTTTATATTTTCTATTACGCTCCTGACAACTCACCTGTGTTCAAGACACGAACTGGGATGTAGATGAACTCAGCAGCCTTGACAGGCTCAATTGCTACGTCTACCCACAACTCATTGCGATCTATTCTAGCAGGAGTGTTGTTAGATTCATCACAGATTACCAAGTAATCATAGATGCCTCGTTTAGCAACAAGATCAACAAATAGTGATTCGATAACACCTGCAATCTGTTGACGAGTCAACTGATCATTTGGTTCGAATACGAATGGTCTTGCGGCTATAGTCAACTGTCGACGGACATAAGCGATCAAACGTGCTACGTTTGTTCTATCCAACGCACTCTGACTATTGAATGATGTCTTGTTACCATAGTTCAACAATCCGTTGCCAGTGAAGAACACTAATGGGTTGATGAAGTTGATGTATAACACATCACGGATGCCGATACGTGTCTTGATGACTTGGAACTCACCAGTATCACGATCTAAGTAACCGATATTCAATGCATTATCGATGATACCACGACGAGTACCTGCTGCCGCTAACCAAGGATAAGCGACTGTATCGTTACGCAAGAATGTGCGCAACATCATGTGTGATGCTGGAACTGCCACTTCGTTACCACTCAAGTCTAGTGCGATACCACTTGGGTAGAACAAGCCTAGATAAGTGTTGCGAGTTACACAACCTGTTTCACCTGTGCTTGTAGCACCTGCAGCATTAGTTGCCCATGCTTGAATTGCTGTTGCATCATCAGGTAATCCCATTGGAGTGTCACCTAAGATGTATGCTGTTTCACCGCGATCACTATTCAATACAACCATGTTAGGCTGTAGTTCTGGATAGTTAGGTGTTGCCATCAAGTTGAAGAAATTATCTTCATCACGTATAGCAGTATTTGTATCTACTACTGAACGCATTGCCGCAACAACCATTGCTCTTTGAGCCTTACGACCCATGTACGGTGCACCGTTTGACTGCAAGCCGCTTGCTGACACCCATGTGCTACGTATAGTTGGGATCGTTTGATCTGGGAAACTCAATGAATTGAAGTAATTGTTTCTCCACTGCTTGACGTTATATCCTGAACGGCGTGTGTTAAACAACAACATACCTACTGGATATAGATTTGCATTTGGAGCATCTAAGTCTATGTTTGAACTTAGCAACAATGACTTGATTGTTGGAATCGGATCATTTGCTGGGTTGATTGTATTTTGATTTGATGACCAACGTGCATCAGCAAACAATATACCTGAACCTGAAACTTGATCTGTGTTGTCGATCAATACCCATGTATCAACACCGTCAACTTGCTGCCAACGCAAGATTACTGGATAATTTTCTAGATCGCTAGTGTCTACCCATATATCACCATATGCTAATGGTGTGCCATCACTCTGTGTAGTTGGCAAACTTGCGCTTACTATAGGTCCGTTTGGATCTGTAGTATTAGCACCACTTGGTAGTGGGAAGCCATTGCTATTGAAGTTTACTGTACGATATCCTCTCCAACCTGCTGCTGTATTTACCATGATATCACATTCATCAGCGACACTATAGAACCAGTTAGTTCCGTTTGCAGGAATCTCTGTCGGCGCGCCTTCGTTTGCTGTGTAGTCAAATTCTACCCAGTTACTCAACATTACGCCATTCTTAGGAGCAGGGCCGTCACTATTAGTTGATATAGCAATCTTGCTGATAGGACCAGTTGGGCCAGCACCAGTGATAACTGCCACTATTACTTCTAGATCGTTAGTACCAGTAGTACCGCCTAAGTTAGCACCATTGATTGTGATGCTATCACCTACTGCGTAACCAGTGCCCGCTGCTGCTAAAGCAGTGACATGATATTGCTGTGTCTTCATATCAGCCGAGTTTAATTTGTCTACAACGAACTGAGCGCCAGTACCGCCACCTGAAGTAGTGTTTTGTCCTACTGTGAAAGTTGTATTGATGAAGAAACCTGTCTTGCAGCCTTCTGTAGTTCCTGCCACAAATCCAGCCTGACTCATCAAGTTTTGACTTAGACCAGTTGTTGGGCTGATATCATCTACCATGATGCTACCACCAAGTGTATGAGTGATCTGGATAGCACCATCAGTGCCTACTGTAGCAGTTGTATACGGAATGACTGCCGCTTGCCATGCTGCTACGAAATCTTCAGCAAATGTGTTATCTGCTAATGAGAATGCATATGGTCCTGTCCATCCTGTGCTATTTGGTGTAGTGATATACACATTAGCAGTATATGGGCCTGTACTAAAACTTGGTGCTGTGTCAGTACCTGTAACTACAGTTGGGCCAGTTGCTAGACGCTTCCATAGATAAACCATACTCTCATCGAACTGAGCATTGAAATCATATTGACCGTATACTGTTCCTGCAGGGATAGCCTGGCCACCTGTTGAATCTAGCGCCGCTATGGCTGCCGCATCACCTATTGCTAATGATACGCTCTTAGATCTCCAAGCACTTGCTACTGCATCGTACTCTTTGACTGAAGGGACTAGACCATTTCCTGATGCTCCTACCTTCAACCATACTGAACCAGTTGGACGAGGTGTTTGTTGTCCAGCACCCCATAATGGCATACCTGCTGATGTAGCATAATATACTATAGGCGGGTAATAGATAGATGGTGTGATGCCCATATCAGCCAATACAGTACCGGTGATAGCAGTTAGATTGATACCTGCTGAATTACCGCAGAAAATTTGTAATCGACCTGAACTATTAACAGAAGCAGTTATACCCTGCCATCCTAAGTTATTGATCTCGGTCGCGACTCCTTGAACTGTGTTATTACCTAGTCCAGGTACTATGATCTCAGCATTTGCTAACTCTATCGGATAGTCTCCTGCTAGTGTTACGCTGAATTTGTCACCTGCGTTCAATGTTGGATTGCTCTGTGTACCGACTACTGCAGGTACGCTTTCTTGCCATTCAATAGAACCTACTGCTACCCAAGTATTGTTAGGATTCTTGTAGAAATACTCTCTTGCAGTTGGGCTTGCTGGGCTTGCTGTATTTTGTATTGCAATAACAGCATAGTCGCCAACGCTTCCTAGATAACCTGCTGGCTTGCCAGCAACTAAATTATCTGAATCAGTTATTACTAATGGAAGTTTGTTAGAGAATAAACTAGTTGAAGCACTCCATTCAAAGATGCCCCAAGTAGTTGATGTAGTATCTAGCCAGAAAGCGCCATTCTCTGGTTCGCCAGTTGGGCGACCTGTCTGACCTACTAGACTTGCTAAATCAATGTCTGCTCTTAATACGTAGCAACGATTAGTCACACCCAATGATGAGTATGCCGCTAGCAAACCGTATTCGTTCAATTCATAACCTTGAATTGGAGTGCCATCAGCAGTCTCATAGAAGAACGGTGTACCATATAGTGACACAAGATCACGTTGACTTGTGACTTGGAACAACTTACCAGCATTTGCAGCAGTTGTTGCCTGTGCAATACCAGTACCGTTCGGGTTTGCTTTGTCTTGTGCTGTCGCTACAACTACAAGAGGAACTGAATTTGTTGGGGCAGGAAGATATTGACTTTGGTCAATGATTGTAACTTCTACGCCAGGTGATGTAAGTGCCATTTTATTGTTTCCTATAATGTTATATTTTGAGGGTAACAACCCTAATACGCTTACTATTATTTAGTATAGATATCAAAAAAGTGAGGACAATGAGACCTTCGAAGGTTATTTAATAAATACATGCATGGGACTCATTAGGCCGATATGCAAGCAATGTAACAAGAACCCTAGGGCGATTAATTATATCCGCGACGGGGTGAAGCATTACCGCAGTATATGTGATGAATGCGGCAAAAAGAAAAATAAAGTTAAAGCAAGACCTACTAATTGGGTACGAGCAGGATACAAGAAGAAAGCGATATGTGACATATGCGGCTTTCAAAGCATATATCCCGCACAGATGACGGTGTTTCACATAGACGGAGACCTCAGAAATACCATATTCAGTAATCTAAGGTCTATATGTCTTAACTGCGTAGAGGTAGTAAAACGTCAACGAGTCACTTGGAAGAGGGGTGACTTACAAGTTGATTATTAGATCGACTTTCCTATGTAGATCATCGATTGTTCCGTTATTATCGATATAACAGTCATACTCTAAGCCCACACTACTATATTCGCTAGCATGAACATTGTGCTTTTCTAATATCTCTACAGCAGACTTATACCCGGGACTATAAAACCCTTTGCTGAATGTCACGGCAGCATCATACCATGGGGGATTTTGTCCCCTAAATACACGTATAGTAGTACCACCTGCACGTTTGATAGCCTTAAGTTCATTGGGGAATCTGCAATCACTGATTACTACATTATTACGTATACCGCGCAACTTGTTTTCTATGCTAGCGATCCAGATATCGTCATGGAAAGCCCTACGACCCACTTCAGTTCCCCATTGTTGAAGTACCCAGCGAGGTGTCAAATGCTTGATATCTAGTCTTTCTGACCACCAAGGATCTACTTGATCTCTCCATTCTCTACTATATCGTGTGCTACCTTCTAGCAATTCACGATCCCAACCAAAAATACTTGCTACTGCATCCTTGAGGGGTCCAGCATAACTCATTCGCTGAAAGCCCTTAAATCGAATCAAATAATCTGCTACTGTGTCTTTGCCGCTACCTATAAACCCAGCGATTCCTACAATCATGTTAGGCCCTTTATATTGAATGTATATATTGTATTATACTATGTAGGACTTGTCAATGTGTTTCGTTACCTATATCGAAAAATTTTACTAATTTATCATGCAGAGAATCATAAGGTCTGTCCCAAAATACTTTACGATTGTGTTCCAATATCTCTTTGTCTTTGACGTACAGTTCATGCAAACTTTCAATGGGCAATTCTAATAGTTCTTTAGCAGTTTCTAAAAATGCTTCGAATCTTTGCTCATTATCTTCTATGTAATCATATGTATAATCGATCCAATCAGGAAATAGAAATCCATATGATTTGATATGATCTATCATGCCCTGATAGCCGAACGGTAATATAAAGTGCCCCTTGATCAATGGGTCCCAGGTCTTTTCTGTTATAGATTTATAAGGGCTGTCTTTATGTATATTACCAGTCAATGTTTCACAATACAGACTAAAATATGTATTTTCATAATATCGATTGGCTACTGGATGCCATCCTCCTTCAGCCAAGAACTTATTAGTAAAAGAATTTTCTGCTTCTAGTATATTACCTTTCACAGGATCACTAACATAACCTTGATCAGCATACGGCTCTAAAAAATATGCTAAGTCTTTCCTGTATTCTAAACGCAGATGTTGAAAATCATATATGCGATTAGGACACAAAAACTTTTTCATAGAACCGTGTTTTTCTATAGGTCTTAATGCAAAACTTTTTGCGTCTGTGCCATGAGTATAGAGCCTATCTTTTAAATCGATCTTATCATACTCTGTGAAATATATCTTTTGCCTATTCCATAAAAAATCATAATATAATTCTCTATGCTGTGCAAAGTTAGGATGCACTATCACTATATCATTGGGTATTTCTTGTTCTAATAATTTTCTGATGTAAAGATAATAAGTCGTATCGGCAAATACATTGTCAATATGAAAAATATGAAGGAACAATAATTTTTGTTCTGGTCTTAGATTAAGACTTTTGATCTCTATTACTTTTTGTATTAGATTTATTTCAGGAAACAAATCATGCCCTTGTAATGCAATGATATCTGCCTGTTTGATGTCAGTGACATATTCCCAATCTTGAAATTCTATGTCAAAAGGTAGAAAGTTTTTATGGTAGTCTTTCAAGAAGACATCTCCTATATGTCTTCCTGGATTGAATATCTTTAACATGCCTAAATCGTGTATTAGCCTTGTATCCAAGTCAATGGCTGGCTGTAATCTTGATAACGCTTCAAGTCTTCAAGCAAACGTTCCATATCGGCTTTGCCTTCACTCTTCATAGCAGTACCGTTCAAACTCGTACCACCACCCGGGCCTGCAATGGTACCAAATTTCTCACGGGCTTCACCGATGATAATCTTGAGTTGTGCTAAGATAAAATCAGCGAGCCATATGCCAGCACCTGGATCTTGCAATATCTCAGTCTCAGGACGTGTGATATCTGCCCAGATCAATACACGCTCACCTGTTCCCTTGAAGTCACGCACAGTACGCAATACTTTAGTGACAGGATTGAATGTATATGTGACATATCCACCGAACATACGTGCTGCCAATTCTACATATCCAGCATAGAAATCATATGTTGCCATGCCGCCTGTATAGTTATAATTCAACAGATAAGTGTTGAGGATAGCACTACTAAATGGGTCAAAACTTGTGCTTGAAGGACCAGTCTCAAGACCAACAGTTCTACGGAAAATAGCACGAACGTTGATGAATTCGCTAGGAAGCGTATATGTGTCAATGTTCTTTATGATAGTCATCAAAGTGTAACTCTCCTGAGTAGCGTTTTGCGCTCTCTGACGATACACTTTGATAGCATAATCATATGCTGCCTCATAATGCTGAGGATCTAATTCAAGATCGATGATGTCACCACCTAAGCGTAACCTTAGGTTGTCGAACATCGCGTCTTTTAGTTGCTGTAAGTTAGCATTAGTTGGTGTTGATAGTGGATCCGCAGCCATGTTATATTCCGATTAATATGTGTATTTATCGGAATACCTATCATTCGAAAAGACTATTGAACACCGGGGCGGTCCCTGCCATTTGTATAAATCTCTTCATCCCGCAATCTGTGATCCTAAAAGCATAACTATTTCCGTCTTTATATTCTAAAAACGCAGGGCTATTTTTACTGCTTTTGATACTACAGGATTCAAGTATAGTTCCAGTCTGGAAGTAATGATCGTGCAAAATCGATCTAGCATCTTCATATGCTTTACGCAACTCATTCTGTAGATCAGGGTCGTCATGAAAATGCACGACTGCGGCTTTACCCACTTTGCCGGTTTCTACATCAATAATCACTCTATACTGGCTTTGTAATTTCTGTTTGAACGAGGTTTTATCCCAAGAATTAGCCAATATATTAGTATGTGTCATAGTGCCCACTGTGTGCGCGGCGCTACTAGAACTTTTTCTAGTTTTGATTTCTAATAATAGGTCAGGCATATCAATGACACTATCCGATCTAACATTAAAACCTTGACGGCGTAATTCATTTTCGATCTCTCTTCCCATGCTACCATCATTACAATGTTTAGCATTGGGAAAATATAAATGATCAAAATTTACTTTTAACAATTTAGCTCGGATAGCACTCATAAATCACCTTCTTTGCGGTTCTCGCTGTGGAATACGTCAAAGTGTCCGCCCGGGTATCGGGCCTGCAACTTCTTGACATTTTCGGCTACTACATCATTAGGATCAAGATTCAATGCACGACAAGCATTGACCCAATACCACATGATGTCACCTAGTTCACGCTTCATGTGAAACAATGTCTCATTGTTAAGCGGCTTACCCTGAAACGTGATCTTCTTTACGATCTCTTGAAACTCGCCAGTCTCACTACCTAGACCGATAGCACCACAAAGCAACAATGGAACGTTGATATCCGGTCCATGCATGTATTCGCCGTTGGGTCCATATGCTTCATAGTTCCCATCAAGCCTATCTAACTGATTCATGAACGTGGTAAGATCATGACTCTCTTTGCTAGTTACAGCCTCTACGAATTCCATATATTTGTTTAAATCGACATTATTCATACTAACTCCTTGAACATTTTTTTTCTACCATCTTCGCCTAGTACTTGATCAAAAATCTCTCTAGTTCTTTGCATCATAGCACACGCTAACATCAACTGATCATGTGGATTTTCTGCTGAAAAAATAGCAGTATCAATGATAGTCATCAATGCTTCCATTCTTTTTTCTATTGGATCGAATGAATCAGTCATATTAAAATGCCTTCAAAATAATCATATCAGCATTAAAGCGACCATTGGGTGTAATACTTACAGCCTTGATATCTTTAAAATACTTACGTGCCGCTGGCTTGCTACCCATGATCTCTTTGATCTGAGTTTCAGGCTTACGCAACGTCTTAATTTCGCTCTGCTTGGTACAGAAGCCAAGAACGCTATTGCCTTTAACCGTAAGACTCTTTGCGTAATCATCAGCAACATAGTGATGCAGTTTACGCTTCTTGGTGTCATAGACCCAAGCCTCAGCACAACCATGCAACTTAGTAGGTGGTACGCTTACCAATTCAAGTTTATCAAGTTTGAACGTCTTGAGATACTTGAGGCTACGAACGATCTTCTCGACTGAGACGGGCTTCTTAGCACGTGGCTTGCGACCAGTCTTCTTAATATTGATATAACTATTGAGTTCGCCAATCACTGATTCAATCGTACCAATGATGTTACGAATCTGAATCTTACCGAATCGTGCATAGGCTTCGTTCAACTGTTCATCTTTGCCTGCCTGCAATTCAGTATACTCATTCAACTTCTTAGTCCAAGCATCAATCAAGATATGAATGTGCTGTGGAAGAATATTGTACTGAGACAACACGCTTATGGTATTGATATTATTTTCTTTCTTACATCCATCTTGAATGTATTCATCCCAGAGGCCTTCAAGTTCTCCACCTGCTTCATGCGTTTTCTCACGCATGATTTCTTGTACATTGGGACGATTAGTAACCGGCTTCTCAGCAGTCTGCGCAACCTCAATAGTACGGATCATACGTTCGATCTCATCATCAAGCCGCTGTGTGTGTTCTTCAGATTCATAACCGCGCATAAAACACCTAGCAAGATAACCATTGCTAGTGACAACTTTATTGTCTGGAACACGGCGAATCAGTTTTGCTTTTTCGGACTTGCCCTTGAATTCAAGATATTGGGCAATAAATTCTCGGGCATCTTTCTTATCGTAAAAATGCCCATACCAAGTTAGTGCATTACCTAGACTCCACTTAGTAGATTCATCTTGTTTAAAAAAGGGTTCGGGACCGAAATACTTCGTATCAGCATCCCTAGGGTGCAGTTCTTTAATTTCATGCGTTTTGGTGCGAGCCATATATGCTACTCCAGTTTATTAACACTAGCATCTAGTTTACTACCTTTAAATACCATTGTCAAGTCCTATTTAAGCCATTGAATACTAGACTAAATACATGTATGCCCAAATTATCGCTATATCATCCAACCAAAACTAACGATTACAAGTTCTTCGATAAGACCATTTCGGAGCAACTGACTGTTGGCGGTACCGATCTTTATATACACAAATACATGGGTCCTAACGCTCAGACCCCTAGTGCAGACTATACACAACCCCAATATGTTAGTCCCGATCCTACACAGATACAGGATCTATTGTTTTTGGAAAATCGCGATAGAGTTTACGATCCTAACATTTATAGATTGCGTGGACATTATAGCGTACAGAATCTAGACTTTGACCTCAGCCAGTTCGGATTATTCTTAAACAACGACATCATATTCATCGCAGTTCATTATAACGACATGATCGATATCATTGGTCGCAAATTGATGGTCGGTGACGTATTAGAATTACCTCACTTGTTAGATTACAATCCATTGAAAGAAACGATACCGGTAGCATTGAAACGTTTCTATAGCATAACAGACGCCAACTTCGCTAGCGAAGGTTTCAGTCAGACATGGTATCCACACTTATGGCGTATTAAGTGTGAGCCATTAGTAGATAGTCAAGAATTTACACAGATATTAACAGAACCAATCAACAAAGACAATTGGTTGGGTCCTTGGGACAAAGATAAAGTATATCCTCCTGGATATGTAATCACATATGGAGATAAGAATTATATAAGTTTGATTGAGGTGCCAGCAGGCATCGCGCCACCTAATCCAACATATTGGCAACTTGATCCTAATCAAAATCTCAAAGATATCTTGTCAACATATAATAAGAACATTGAGATTAATAACGCGCAACTTGAAGAAGCAAAACGCATATTACCCAAAACAGGTTACAACAACAAAGACCTGTATGTTGTTCCTACATACGGTATCTATGAGACTAATAACACATTATCAGGTAAACTAAATCAGCCCGCACCACCTATCAATGTAGTCACTTACAGCGGCGGCGCACCAAGCACAGGGTCATTTGGTACTGTAGTTTTCATGCGCAATCCTAAATTCAAGAATCCTAGCGCAGGAATCAAAGTAAGCAAAGAATTATTAAAGAGCATATGGGATATGACTGCGGATATGTCTATCACTAAGATGGATGTCCACGTGCAGGCAAACATAGAAGTGACTGAGACTGCTCCAATGCAATTACGTGAGGGTAGCGGATCAGGTGCGTTAGAAGGTAATAAGGTATTATCAGTGATGTCTTTAGGTCCAGTCACTGGACCATACGGTACTGCTGACAACACATATGCTACTGCTGATCAGGATCCTACTCAATCAGGATTCACCGGTACAGAGCCATATGGTCCAAATACTATGGACTATCGTGCAGACTGCGATCCAGCATATCAATATATCAGTCGCGCAAGCCCAAGAAGTTTCGGCTATGAAGCAGGATATCTCACAGGAGACGGTACTGCACCTAACGGATACCCAAGTGGTGCAGGTATAGCGTTCCCGCAAAATCCTCAAGTAGGTGATTACTTCTTGCGTATCGATTACATGCCGCAGATATTATATCGTTGGGATGGAAAACTATGGGTTCGCATAAGCACTAATGTACGAACAGAAACTGGATTTACAGCAGACGATCAAGCACAAAAGTCACAATTCATTAATAATGAAGGTGTGATATATAACAACAACCAAGAGCAAGTGATACCTTCTGCACAACCATTATCAAGTATCTTGGAATTAGCACCAGACATTCTACCGCCCCAACCATAAGAGTAACACATGGCACAATTTTTTTACGACAATCAGATACGCAGATTCTTACTACAGTTCGCTAAAATTTTTAGTAACTGGTATGTGACCAACGGCAAAGACCCTAACGGTAATGACATATTGATACGTGTTCCTATAATGTACGGTGATCAAAGCCGACAAGTATCCACAGTGATCGCTAATAATAGCGCAAGCAATTTGCCTAGTGCACCTATCATAACTTATTGGATATCAGGTCTAGAATATAATCAATCTTGGATGCAAAATCCTACATTTATTGAAAAAGTAAATGTCAGACAACGTGCATACAATACAGAAACTCAAAGTTATGAAACTACCCAGGGTCAAGCATTCACAGTTGAAAGATTGATGCCTGTACCTTATACACTACGTATGCAAGTTGATTTCTGGACTACGAATTATAATCAAAAATTACAATTGATCGAACAACTAGGTACGATATTCAATCCTAGTTTAGAGATACAAAGCACTGATAATTTTGTTGACTGGACATCATTGAGTGTTGTCTATCAAGATGGTCTGACATTCAGTAGTCGCAGTATACCGCAAGGTACAGGTAATCCCATAGATGTGTTAAGTTGGAAATTCTATATGCCTATATGGTTGAGTACTAGCAGTAAACTCAAAAAGATGGGCGTCATACACAAAATCATCGCAAGCATATACAAAGGCAAAGCACTACAAGATATGCAAGATGAGGATTTATTATTGGGTACAAGACAAAAGATAACACCATATGGATATAAAGTATTGTTGATAGGTAATAGATTGCAATTATTACCTCAAGATGTTGCATTCTATCCGCCTAACACGGATCTAAATGACCCGACCCCTCCTAATACTAATCTGTATTGGCAGAGTTTATTGAACGTATATGGCAAAGTGAAGCCGGGCATCAGTCAAATATGGTTACAAAATCCATATATGGAGGATGACATAGTAGGTACTATAGTTCCTGATCCAGTCGATGATCGATTATTGATCTATGATATCGATCCAGATACATTACCGCAAAATACATTAGCCCCAGTGGATGCAGTGGTTAATCCACAATTGTCGGGGCCAAATGCCGGGTTGCCCGGACCTGTTAACGGTCGTAGATACTTGATTGTAGAAGACATCGGCACCACCGGATCTAGCACAGTGGCTTGGGGTTCTTTGATAGCAGAAGCAAACGACATCATACAATATGATGCCAGTACTGGAGATTGGTTTGTGAGTTTCGATGCTAGTGCATCTACTGTCGTGGAGTATGTAACCAATCTAACTACTAATATCCAATATCGCTACGTTGACCAAGAAGGGCAATGGATGAAATCGTATGAAGGTTGGTATGACCAGGGCGATTATAGTATTGTCATTTAATATTGTTTTTGCTATAATGTCTTAATGAAAAATACTTCGGCTGGCATATTCTTTTATTGTACTACAACGGGCAGATTTCTATATCTGATGCGTAGTGATGCCAATTTTGCTTGGGGTGTGCCGGGCGGTAAAATTGAACAGGGTGAGACGTTGCTAGAAGGGCTAGAACGCGAGTGTATGGAAGAAGTAAATTTCTGGCCTACTGATCCAAAATTAGTACCCATACAAAAGTTCGTTAATAATAGTTTCACCTACCATACGTTCTTTTGTGCAGTCGATGAAGAATTTGTTCCCTATCTCAACGATGAGCATGTGGGTTATGCTTGGATAGGGGCTGATCAACATCCTAAACCAATGCATCCTGGGTTATTCAGTACTATCAATATTGATATAGTAAAAGAGAAACTGAAGAGCCTTACTGAAAATAAAAACGGGGCCTAAGCCCCGTTTTTACTAAGTCTGTTCGACTTATTTCAAGAACATCTTAAATGCTTCAACGCCCGTAGCGCCTAGAACTGCCGCCGCTCCCATTAGCATCCATTTGATTTTTTCCATGTTGCCAAGTTTTTCGGCGAGTTCATCATGAGATTTTTTATTAGCCTCTTGAAATTCTTTGAGGATAACTTTAGTCTCATCCATGTTCCTATCTAAACAGTCATGCAGGTCTTTAACTTCGACTTTTAATTCATCAACTTTCTCATCAATAACATTGATGCGAACTTGAAGAACTGCGATCTCTGTCTCGGCCTGTTCTACTCGTTTTGCGGCATTTGTAGACATAGTATGTTCCTATTAAGCGTTGCTTATAGTTACTACAGGTGGTAGAGATGCCAAAGCGTTCGCTGCGATAGCAGAGTTGAACGATGCAATCACATCAGGATTTACAGTTGCTAGCACTGCTGTGCCTGTACCTGAACCTGCTCCGGTTGCAGTGAATGTAACACCAGTCATATTAGAGAAAGCACCAACTGATGTCCAGTTTGTGGTTCCTGTTTTATAAATGGTATATACTGTGCCTGCTACCAATGATGCTGCTGCAACCTGTGCAGGGAACACTTCACTGTTATAGTCATTTAATGATGATACAAACTTAGTGCTTGCATCACTATAAGTTGCTAAGATATTGAAAGTGTTTGGAGTCAAGGCTGCGTTGGCTACGTTTGCTGTATAGCAAGCCGCAGTCAATCCGCTAGTTGTTCCTGTAACAAGATACTTTGTCTTACCTTTCTGACGAACAATAAAACCTGCCTCGTTCAATGCGAACACGAATGCACCATCATAATCTTCGTTGCTATTTGCAAGTAGATCAAGAGTAGTGTCATCAGTGATTGTATCAACGAAACCTAATACATTTCCTTCTGCATCAGTGATGCACTCACCACCTGATAATTCAGTAGTGAATAAAGTGCCAGTACCGGTGACAGTAGTGCTTGCTGTGCTTGCACTAATTGTACCTGTACCTGATACACCGATAGCCGCGCGGATTAATGTTTGTGAACCATAGATTGCTGTGTTACCACCAACGACGCCATATGTATTAGCGTTAGTTGCTGGATAACCTGCACCACCTAGTGGATTATTGAAATAAGCATCAACAACACCAACTGATGCCGCTACAGTGACAGGACCTGCTGTACCTAAGTTGAACTTAGTGTATGTTGGGTTTGCTGATAACTGTGTTGCTGAAACAGTGAATGTGCTGTTTGCGCCGGCGTTCAATACTTGTAATATCCAGTATGTTGTGCCTGCTACTAGGTTACCAACGTTACTTGCTGGAATGAATGGCATACCAGCGATGATACCTAGATTAGTAAAATTTGCGTTTGTAGTTACAACTTCTGTTGTGCCGTTAGTTGCTGTGATAGTAATAACGGCTTGCGCTTTCGCGATTTTAAGTGGACGACCCATTGTTTTATCTCCTATAATGCCGGGTTCTAGCCGGTACGCGGCGGGGTACCGCATAAACTCTCACCATGAGAGTATATGATTTATTTATCAAAAAAGTCTTATTTTTTACGCTGAATTATTCGCCGATTGGCATGCCGAGTTCTGTGATAGAGAATATGCCAGTACCACTCACGCTAATATATGCTATGTAATTGCCTTCACCAACAATAAAACTATTGTTGACTGTATTTGCAGGAATAATTTCACAGGCAGTAAGATTTGCTGTTACTGAACTGTTTCCCACTGCTACAGCGATTGCACTGCTTGTTGTGGAGATACGGACCTTCTCAGTAGTTGCTACTGATGTAAGTTGACTTGATCCGCTTGGTGTATAAATTGCCGCTGCCATATATTATTCCTGATAAAGTATTTATCTTATAATCGTCCTACCATGACTTCGACATAACCTTCGTCTTCATCAACTTTGTTTTCAATCGCTTTACCGATAACAGTTCCTATCTGCGGTGATTTAGATGATTTAGCATAGCCGTCACCTGCACTTACAAGCATATCGCCCTTGCTCACCAAACCAACAACTTTTACTTTCACTCTACCCATCATCGCTACCATGACAGGATTCTGTGCTTGTATAGCACCATTCATGACATATGCCGGCTCTGCTGAAACAACACCTGCTATTTTACTCGTTTCCAATGATGCGGCAGTAACTTCTTCATCACCACCAAACTCTAATACTGTACCAGGTAAATATGGTTTGTCTGCCGAATAGAATTCAGCCAAGTCTGCATATGTTGCTGTTAATCTTGAGCCGGAACTTAAAGTCCAATTACCCGTGATTGTTCCTGAAGTGGCTGCTGCACCAGTAGTGATCACAGTGGTATTTAGGTTCTGAACACTTACTGTATTTGATGTTTTGTCGAACGTGAAGGCTGTAGTTCCATTCAACACACCACCATCATTAAATTGAACAGATGTATCTACTCCACCGGCGGGATATTCATAGCCGCCGCTACCTATCACAGCGACCTTACCTGTAACAGCAGTAGGGAATGTTAACGTTAATTGATTCTGTGTATTATAGTAAATTTCTGGATAATCATATCTTCCTACATAACTGACGTTAGTGGCATCGACTGGGGTGACGCTTAAATATCTTGTATTTAAATTATGATTGACTGTCCATGTTGTGCTAGCAACTGTTTGATCATGTAAGTAATATCCAGCCATTGAATTACTACCTACAATTGATACGTTACCTGCTACTGCTGTGCTCCAAGTCAATGTTAATGTGTCTGCACCAGTATAATTAACTGTTGGATAATTATATTCACCTATGACAGATACATTGCCTGTATCTGCCGGTGTTACTGCTACATATCTCGTATCAAGATTGTGTGTGACGTTCCAAGTTGTGCTTGGTGCGGCTTGTGTATGCAAATAATAAGTTTCTGTATTCGCACTGTCACCTTCTACTACGACATATCCTGATTCAGCAGAATTGAATGTCAATGAAACTGCGTTGGCATTAACGAATGTTACTCTTGGATAATCATATCTACCTGTCCATGAGTATCCGGCGCCATTGATTGGTGTGACATCTACAAATTGTGTGTTAAGATTGTGTATTACTGTCCATGTAACGCTGGCAGTATCTTGTCTATGGAAATAATATCCTACTGGATCTTCTCTTAAGTTACCCCAGTATAATTCACCATTACCATCTGTTTTCAAGAATTGATATTGTTCACCGCCGGTGATAGTAACGTTTGATATTTCACCTAAATTTGTAGTACCTGTAACTACTAGATTACCGGGTGTAGGGGTTACGGCGTTACCTACACGCAATGTATTATTTAAATAATTCCATGTCAGTACTGTATCGCCAGCAAAATCATATCCGTTGTTATACTGTATGCTTGTGTTGCCGCCTGCAACTAAACCGCCGTTAGCGGTAGTAGTATTGAATATAGCGATACCGTTGCCTGGATAAGTTCCAAAACCTGTAGTGCTGATAGCATTGGTCAATCCTGCGTCTGAGTAGATATCGTATAATTGTAAATTGCCCGGTACTGATTTCAACCAAAACACATTACCGTTAAATGTGCTTGCATATTGTGTATTGGCGCCTGATCCAGGTAATATTGATTGAACAGTTATTTCAACACCAGAACTCAAAGGATACGGTTCTGTCAATGTCATTCTGGATGCTGGTGCTGCTGATATATTTTGTATGTCTAGTACTATTAGACCTTTTGGGGTCCAACTCAATCCACCATCGCTGTCAGTAGTGAGTACATAACCGATCTCACCACCTGATATAGAAACGTCAGTGACATTTCCTAGATTGATTAGTCCACCTGCGCCGCCGCCTTTGTTAACCCAATTGTTCCCATCATATGATAACACTTGGCCATTAGCCAATGTGGTACCATTAATGTTCAGGTTACCTACAGCGCCGTCTATTTGATCGAATGCGATCTCGCTAAATGCAGTGAGAACCTCAATATTCTGAGTTTCCCCTAAGGTTTTACCTATAAACAGTTTTTTTACGTCGGAGGCGAAGCCTAGTTCTGCTTCATCAAGTTGAGGTAGATCGACTAAATCGCCGCTACGTTGCTGTATTTTAGAAATCTGTAATATAGACATAGTTGTACATTCACCAAGTAGTACAACTATTTATGCTTTTACATTACAGGAACTGTGTGTAATATTGATCTAAACGGGTGTACCAGAGGTCTGTATACTTATCAAATTCAGACCCTTCTACAATGAATTCTTGATATTGATTATCCGCAGAACACATGAAAACGACACCCTTGCGTATTTTAGTACCCCATACTTCATTATGTGCTAATGCATATGCGGCTAATTGAAGGAAGTAATCATCGATCCATTCACGCTTTTTAGGCTTGTTTGTTTGTTTATGGTCCATGATCGTTTCACTATTACCATGAACTCCTACGAGGTCTGTAGTTCCTGCATAAATCTCGGGGAAGTAAAGACTAACTTCCGTACCCCAGAATTCCTGACAATTGATCAGTCCCTTTTCAATGATGGTCTTGGCCATCTGATGGCTCTGTATGCTATAGGGATTAGTTCCCGGTTGTCCTGTATCACCTGTCTTTACATGATTCTCAAGCCACTTGTGCATACGTGTTCCGCGACCCGCAGCCTCAGTGGTTATCTGTTTAGCCTTCTCTTCACCTACACGTTTGCGCCATTCACGCAACGCTTGCTTCTTTTCTTCAGGCTTTGTCGCATCAAGTATAGTAGTGACGCTAGGGACCGCGTGTCCGTCAGGGGTCATATATTTTCGTGAGCCATTAATAGTCTCGCGCTTCAATTCTTTATAGGGGTATTTGTCGGGGATATAAATCATAATCTAACTTTGGGTTCAAATGCATTTACGTATGTTTCTTTATTCAAGTAATTTTTACTGGGTGCAATTTCTATATTTTTATAGTTCTCATAAATTTTTGTGTAAAGATGATGAGCAACTGCTGTATGTCCTTCACGTTCCCAATGACCGCAAGGGGTCAGTGGTGACCCTTCAGTAATGTGTGCTAGATCACCTATATCGTTCTTATCACCACACAATATAGAAAAATGATTAGGTGCTTGTTTGCTCATTTTCTCGTACATTGAATCTTTTTCGGTACCGTTCAATGTTTCTATAGCAAGACTAAACATGTAGGGTACGTCATGCAACTGAAATAGATTTCTCAATGCGCTTTTATATAACATGGTTCGTTTATAAAAGTAGTCCATATTATAATTCAACACATAGTCTACACTACCGGGATCTTTTTGAAATGTGTCATATGTCCCGTACTCTTTTTTACCCTCAAACCATCTTTCTTTTCTAGTGATAGCAGAAAACATGATGACATATAAAGGATGATTATTGTTATGAATGTCTTCGTAGAAATATTCATAAGTTCTACGTAATATCGTGTCATTTGCAGAACCACCTTTACCTATGTTAACAACGTCTACTCCTAAACGTTGCGCTAGTCTATGTGGCCAGGATTCTTCTTTATTTGCTAGACCGTTGCCTTCAGTGAAACTACACCCATTAGTGACGATGTGGGATATCCTTGTCATATTCTGAAACTTTCTCCGCAGCCGCAACGATCTTTCTCATTAGGATTAATGAACTCAAATCCTTCATTCAATCCTTTCTTTTGAAAATCTACAGTAAGCCCATCAAGGTAAACCATAGATTTAGGATCAACATAAAACTTTAACCCGCCGTGATCTACAGAGATATCAGTCTCGTCCGGGCTGTCTACAAATTCTAATACATATGCTAGACCAGAACACCCAGTGGTCTTCACTCCTAGACGAACTCCTTGTCCTCTACCTCTTTTTTTGATATGTTCTAAAAACTTATTTTTGGCTATATCAGTCACGTTAATCATAGTTGTTATTCCTTATAATATCACTAATCATACCGAATGTCATCTTGATTGGTTAAATTTGTTTAATATTCTATCCAATATCGAATAATCTTTCTGAAGATATCTAGTCCTGTGCAGGTTCGCATTATATTCTAATGTTGGCAGCATGTCTAAAAGCATGTCATTGAGTTCTATAGTACTCATCTTAGATATTCTTTTTACTTCGTTCAATACCTTTATGAATCGTTCATCATCATTCATAGTAGTATCGTATGATTCATCTATCCAGTTATCAAATGTTTTATAACCCAACTGATGCATCACACGTAGAGTTCCTATTTGTCCCAATATTAAAAATGGCTGGAAATTTATGATCGGCTTAAAAAGTTTTTCGTTTATTTCTAAGTGGGTGTGATCCAAATAAAAATAACTCATAGGTATTATATTAACATATGATTTGACATGATAATTGTTATTGGCAAGACATAAATTTTCAGGTATGTCTCTGATATCTTCTATGTCTAAAACTATGTCGTCTATGCATTTTTGTTCCTTGGTAAAAAAATCTATAAAGTTACCGCCACCCGTAGATAAGAAAGAATCATTTTTAAAGTCAGGTATCTTTAATAACTCATTCACAAAAGGAAGTCTATGAATTCTGCCCTTACCGCCCAAGTATAAAAATTTCTTCTCTCTGTCTTTTTTGTTTTTTATATCTTGAATAATCGTATTCAAATCTATAGGAGGCATGAGTTTTTCAAAGATGTTATTCCAGAATGCAGACAAGCCATGTTTTTTGAATAAATCATGTATCTTATAATTAGTATCTATGTATATGACAGACTTAGAATCGATACCTAAAGAGTCACATCCGATATTTACATTCTCAACGATGTTATACTTTGTGATGTTATTATAATATCCTCCCGGATCTCGTTCACGATGTACAACTGGTAATAATCCAAATGAGTCTACATTTGTTGTTAAAATTAAGCCGGCTTTATTATTTTTAACATCGTTAATGATTTCGATGTCTTTGTAAGTATGTGAATTATTATACCAACGCATAAGTTGGATGCATCCTATAATCAAATAGAATTCATTGTCTGGTTTTTCTAAGACTTGCGTACAACCATGATCTTCCAAATATGTTGAAAGATATACTACAGGAGTATTTCTTATCTTGCCGGTTGTTAAATCTAAAACTATAAATTTCACATCAAGATTTATTCATGGCTGATTTAGCCATTTGTGCTACTACTTCTTGACTCTGCTCGGGCGGAGGTGCTTCAGTCTGTTGTGGTTGTTGCGGTAATCCTTTGAACACAACAGTGTCACCTTCGATATTGCTAACTACATTTTTAAGAGGTTTCGTTTGTATCATAGAATACAAATCGTCTCTAGATAGCGTTAGATCAAATTTTCTAAAATATGTGAGAAGTTTGTCAATAGTCCAATTATCTGTAATTCTTTTGCTATCCAATGCGGTGTTAAGTTGATCGACTGCCGCAATCAACTTAACAAGTTTAGGATCATTGACTAACTCGTAGAGGTGCATTTTACCTCAACTCGCGACCAACTCCGCCTGCTGGTTCAGATTCTGGTTCTTCTAAGTCCGGGGAAACTTCAGCACCCATTTCAGCACCGACTACTTCTTCGCCGCCGGGACCTGATGTGGCTGCAACGTCAGTCACTGCCATTTCTTCACCGCCTGCAGGAGGTGCACCTAGTGCTTCTGGACTACCAACGCCAGTCAATGCATTCATGGCGTTCTTCATCTCACTCTTAGTCTGGCTTAGTGTTTGATTCAAAGTAGTCAAGGCTTGGCTTGCTACTTGGTTGAATGTACCAGACTGTTCTACACCGATTTCTGATTGAATACTATCTGCTAATGCAGGTAGTTCTTTAACTAACATGTCGTTAACTTCTTCGATCATCTTTTGAATGCTGTCAAGCATATCTTGTGCTGCCAAGATGACCTGTGATTTTTCGACTTCTTCATTCTCAACAACTATTCTAGCAGCCTTAGTATTCTTGTAATGCTCAGTAAGTGCCTGAGCCATGAATACTAATTTCATGTATGAAGGGCTAGCATGATTCTTGTAGAAATCAGGGCTTGCTTTAGCCTCTTTGATGAGACCGAATACTCGTTCCATCATGGCTTTAGTTTGTGCGCGATTCAATCTTGACATGTCAAGGTTGACATCGAAATTAGCCTTAAGGGCTTGTTCTGCTACGTTTGTTTTATCTAGTTCATTGAGTCTCATGGTTAAAATCCCACATTAATAGTTATATTTATCAAGAATCTGTTACTTTTCATCCTTAGATTCTTGATACTTTTTAGTCTGTATATGCTTGGACATAGATGCATATGCTTCTATCTCTTTCAAAGCATTTTTCCTTCTAAGTTGGTCTTCTAACAATTTTGCTAGATAGATAAACTTATCAGGAATATCCCTGCTATTCATCAGCTTTTTGTGCTGTGCTATAGATACTTCTAAACCGCCTATGTAGCGATCTAATTCTTTAAGTCTTTTGGTCTCTTTATCTTTTCGATTCTTCTCAAACACACAATAGGTTACTGCATATTTAAGTGTGGAAAATTCTATTTGTTCTGCATATGGATCTAGCATATTGACAACCTTGAATATACCGGTCTTTTCAGGGTTTATTATATAGGTGCCAAAAAGGTTATAACTACCGTCATACTCCTTGACGATAAACATGTCCTTTATCTTGTTCGCTAGATAAGACTTATTCATATTCATATTTAACAAAATATATGTTCCTTTTTTCCAAAGTTATATCAAGTTTTTGTCCTGACTTGTGCCATTGACTATCACATTGAATCATGGGCACCCCGTCACAATCTTTATATAATGATCCTAAATCAGAAATTCCATCTTCAAACACACGATTATGCTGTACTTCAAAATCAAACTTCCATACAGGAACTCTGATATCTTCTTGTAGCATAGTTCCGAAATATGACTCTTTATCTAAATCAATCTCTAACCGCACAGGATCGTTGATGACATCGGGCTGGGCTCGCAATGATATAACTTGCAATATAGTATCAAAATTGCATTGTGTGTTGCGATTTCTATACCAATCATTCACATCTTTTACATCATCCCCCGGCCTTGCGCGATTCAATACACCTGTCTTTGTAATGTCAAATAACGTATAGCAGGAAATCCTGTGCATGTTGTTATTTAAGGCAAAAAAAAGACCCGAGAATAAATCTCGGGTCCTTTGTTTGTTAACTTAAACTAATGATTAGTTAGTGAAAGTTGCTGATGATGCTACAGTTACAGCATTTGCCCAAGCGGGACCATCTGCGTTCTCTAGTGCTAATACTAGAGCAGCAGGTGTCCATGCACCAGTTGGGTATATAGCGAATGCTAATGTGTCGTTAGCTGCGTCTGTATACTCATAGATGTGGATAGTTGCTAATTGCTGAATCGCTTGAATTGCTGAGTTAACTTGTGTAGTTGTCAAAGCACCGTTTGCAGTTGCAGTGAAGAAGTCCAACTTTGGACCTTGTGGCTGAACTGTCAAGGCTGAAGAAACTGCGTTAACGCCTGAATTTGTGTAATCTGGCTGATCTAACCATAGAACTGGCTTAAGATCACCATTAACTCTTGTAAATTGTGCCATTTTAAAATCTCCTAATGTTGTGAGACCTACTGTCTCATACTATTATTTATGCCTGGCACAAAAAAATGTTGGTTTGGCTAGCGTTGGCCAGCAAGATTTTGACGGCTGAAGCCCATTCTATCTACAAATTTCAAACCATTTGACACAAAACCTTCTTGACTTTGCTGGCCACTCTGTAGATAGCCTTTGACGGGGCTTTGTTCTGCTTGCTGTGCTAGTTGTTGTACGACTTGATTCTTAAGATTATAGATAGCCACCCATATGCTAAACAGACCCTGCACCCCTGCTTTGTTAGCATTGATATGATCTGATAGTTTTTGCTTCATAGTAGGAGTCATGGGTCTAGTCTCAAAATAATCCATGAATCCAGAAGCCATGTCATTTAGATCGCCCGAGACGATTTTCTTATTGATATATGTAGTGAATAGTTGATTGAATGTATTTCTAGCCTGCGGTGCTTGCATTAGTTTTTGCACAGCAGGACCATGTTGACGTATAGCAGCCTTAGCGTCATTGACTAAGCCTTGATCTAACTTTACATTAGGAACTATAGGCATAGCACTAGGAATGATAGCGACATCGCTATCATTCTTTAATTGCCCTATCGTTCCATTCAATGGTGTTGATTCATCTGTAGTAGCGGCATTAGCAGGTATAAACTGATGCACAGCAATACCCGCAGTCTTACCTGTGATCAATTTACCTATATCGCTATCGACATCTACTGTATACGCTATACCGTTAGGGTTCGCTTTAAACTTATACAGACCTTTTTGATCTTGTAAAGGTTTGCCGAAGAGCAAGTCGCCCCAGTAGTAGCCCTTAGTTCCTTGACTTGCTTTTTCAAGACCGGGCCATATGTTTGTAATGAGAGTATTAAGTTCACCGCGATCCACCCCCCTCGCTCTATCGTATTCTATAAATTCTTCTGCGCTGTGTACGTTGCGACCTGACATGTCTTTCTTATTAAACATGTGTTTGTCCATAATGCTGAATTTGCCGTCTGGACCATGACCGAATATCAACGCTGGATACCCATCCCATTTAATAGTGATTGTTTTAGGATTCTTAGCAGTAGCCAATATAGAATTAACTGCTTGATTTGCACCCGCAACGTCTCCTAATACTACTAAATCTTCTGGATGATCGAGGTGCCCCTTGCCTTCTTTTAGGCGCAAAGCATCCTGATCAAATTGACGCATCCTTTCACGAATATGCTGAAAGAATTCTTGTTCGTTATTGAAATTCATTTTAAGGTTGAGTGTCTTGTTTTCTACCTTGGTCTGAAACAGCCCAAGCAATTTGTGCTATATCAGTCAAGTCTTTGTTCAAGGTTTTACCCTTTAAACTTTGTGGCATACGTTTTAGTATGTCATCAACCTGTTGCTGTGAGGATCCTAAATTGATCCCTCTCAAGAAGCCCTTCATGAAATTATCGCGGAACCATGCGCCTAGGCTAGGTTTACCTGATGGTGCTGCTGGTTGACCTGCTGCCGGTGCTGCGCCTTGTGCTGGGGCAGTGCTTGCGGCTGCTGGTTGACCCGGACGCTTAAACACGCCCTTGATCTTATCCATGATACCTTCATTAGTTCTTAAGAACTTATCTCTATCTTCTCTTTCTTTCTTTTGTTTTGCGATCAATGCCTCTATGCGCTTGACCGCTAGATCAGGATCATATCCTGATTTCTTCAATGCGTTTCTAAATCTTTCTACTGACGTTAACTTATTGTAAATCTCTTCTAGTCTATCTTCGCTAATAGTTTTTTGCTTATTTCCCTTAGCATATTGACCCATGAACTGCTGGTGCAAGTTTTTAACATCGTAACCAGCGTTGTCTAACTTAAGAATCTTGTCGCCTACACGTATCAAGTAATCCTTATTAAGGGCAACATTTGCAAGATCCTTAGTAATTTCTTGTGCTATTTTTGATGTTGGAGGAAGCGGTTTAGTTCCGGCTGGCTGTAACTTTCTCATTGCGCTAACAATCTTATCTACATTGACATCAATTTCTGGCTTGGCTGCTCCCTGCTTTTGACCAGTAGGTACTGCTTGATTACCGGGTGCTTTACCTCCGGGCTGTACAGCCTTTACTGGCGGGGCGGCACCGGGTTGGGCACCTGCGGCAGTACCGGGGGCTTGTGTTGCTGTTCCTCCTGCTTGAGGTGCGCTAGGTGTTGTTCCTGCGCTCGGCGTAGTGGGTTGTGCTGTTGCATTACCGGCTCCTAAATCAGTTGAATCAACGTCTACCAGTCCCTGCTGAATAGCAGTGTTTAACGCATTAGCACCTCTACTAACGAATTTTTGTACGAATGTATCCTGTGCCAGTTGATCTTCTGCACTTAATCCTGACTTCTTGGCTCTTGCCATAGCACTACCTACACCTTGTGTATTAGTACCTTGCGCTGATGCGACTGTACCGGCCAGACCTCTAGCGAGATTCTGGAACGTATTTAACTCATTGATTCTCATCTTTCTTCCTCAGTGACTTAGCGAACCTTGCCGCGTCCTTGCCCTTGATAGCACTTAATAGTTTTTTCTCAAGTACTTCGGCTTTGTCTGGGGAGTATTGACGATTGATTAATTCTAATAGATTAATGGCACTGGTAATAACATTGTGAGCCCTGCTCTCAATGATGTGATTCATATCACGGTTATTACCGATCAATTCCAGTTCTTCTAGAAGGCTACGGGTACGCTTTTGCATAGTTCTTTCCTTACAGTATTTATCTGGAATAGGATCTTTTATTTCTTAAGTGACGCCAATAAACTCTTGAGTTTTGCGCTCTGTACGTCGGGTACAACCTTACCTGAATCAGGAGTTATCTCCCCTGTTATAGGATCAGTTTTCTCGGCAGTCTGAGTAGTTCCTACTTCGCTAGTAGTCTTGATTTTCTGCATTAACTGCGCTCCTGAGGGCTGAACCTTATAGGAATCATCGGATCCGTCATCTGTGATTCGTAATGTTTCTACGTCAAATTTGAGTTCGATTTTTTGACCTACCCCGGAACTACTACGTGTCTTCATCAATTGAATCTGATAAAGTCCACGCTCACGCATACTACGGCTAGTAAAGATACCAAAAACATTGTCCGCAGTATTAATCTTACTAATACCACCTGAGATATGACTGTGATCAAATTCGATCTCTTCAACGGCTGATCTGTTAAGTTGTGATGCTGTGACGAATAAGACATTTAATTCCTTTGCTAGATTTCTAAGTTCTTCAGATACATACTTATCCTTTACGAACAAGTCGCTTGGACTTACTTTTGCGCTGACTGGCATGATCAAATCAAGATAGTCGATACACAAGAAGTCAACCTTCATGCCTGTCTGTATCTGTAATTCCTTGACATATGCTCTGATATCATTGACGTTGCTTTGTGCTGGCATATATTTGATGCGCAAGTTACCAGACTTCTTAGCAACCATCTTGACTTTCATCTCAACATTATCAATATCTTTAAAAATCTCGCGACTACTAGTGTCAGTCATCATACTATCAATACGCATTGAACACAATCCTTCACTCAATTCAAGTGTGACGTATACTCCGCTAAGTCCCGCTTGTGCCCAATTAACTGCAAGATTTTGCATGATCAAACTCTTACCAGAACCTGATCCACCTGCAAAGATTTGCAGTTCACCTCGATTGAAACCACCATACAATTTCTGATCAAGTATAGGCCAACCTGTGCTGTTTTGACCGTTATTAGATTTTAGTGCCATCAATCTACTACGAGGATCAGCAAAGTAATCAGTACCTAAATCCTTCTGTAGAGAAATCTGAACTGCTTCTTTGATCAGTTTCTCTACAGGTCCATATTCGCCCTTCTCAAGTAAGTCTGCACTCTTAAGAATAGCCCTCTCAAGTTCTTGTCGCTTAGTGAATGCTTCGAATTCTTCTAAGAACCAATCATAATGTCCTTCGTCAAGTTCCTCTAATCGTTCAGTAGATACATCAGTCGTTGCCTTAATCTGTATAGGATCTGGCATGACATTATATTTTTTAGTATGATCTATTATGAACTCTGCAACCGGTCGCAATCTACGATCAAAGTTTTCTGCATTCATGATGTTCATCACGCGAGTATAAAGTTCTGCGTTCGTGACCATCATTCTCAGAAACAATGTCTGTACATCAATGTTATAGTCGTTTATCAAGTTGTTTCCTCTTAATCTCTAATTTTATTTTGCTATTAGTCGCTGATTGCAAGATACTTAGTAATGTAGCGAGTTTGCCATATTTTATTACTGCATCGTTTACGTCTTTGATTCCCGGTTCCCAATTAGGCATGCTAACTTGAAAACCAAAATCAAGTGCGCGATTGATCACATCCATACCACTCTTATCTTGATCTGGAACTACTATGATCTTTCTATTCAAACGTCTCAATATCTCTGCCTGTTCTTCGTTGATACCATTAGTAGTCAATGCGCAACCATCTATACTCAATGCATCAAATATACCCTCAACTACAATACATACTTGCCATTCTGGCTTCTGCAAATCATAACCAAATAGATAACCACTCTGTTGTTCGCTGATAAATTTAGGTTTTCGATCATCTAAGAACCTGCTAGTGTGACCCACTATTTTATTTTCAAAAGTGAAGGGTATGATGATACGATTGGCTTGCCTACCTTCTTCATCCGGAGTACACATGAAAGGATATCTACTTATATCTATCTTACGACCTCGTAGATAATCTACATAAACTTGGTGTTTAGGATTTTCAGAATCGATAACTTCTGCATCAGGCAAATCCATCTCTTTGAATTTAATTTTCTTCTTTTCGCGTTTAGCCTTTACAAAATCTAGCAAGTCTTTGTGTTGCAAACTTTCTAGGCTATACTTATTAATATCATCTGGATCCATGCCGCACCACGCCAGTAACTGGCGAGTGTTCTTAGTGAGTTGTTTACCCAACATAAACCCACATTTGAATCCACAATTAAAACAATGATAACTCCAGTTATCACTATCCATGTGTATGCCACCGCGGCCGCGCTTGTCAGCACCATGACCTCGGTAGTGGCAACACACAGCGTTGAAACTATGCCAACCGCTTTGTGATAGTCTTTTCTTTCCTGGAACTATTTGAAGTATATCAAACACATTGTAATTATAACACCTTGCTACGTAAAAACAAAGCGTATCGGCAAATCATCTTGCCAAAATGTTTGATACCACCCCGGTGTTGCTAGTGAATACCATTCTGATAAATGGGTGATAACCTTTAATCGTGTAACCCACTGTTTCAGTAGTCTCAAGATATTCTTCTGAACGTATAGGATACCAGTCTGTGAGGCTGCTACTGAATGTTCCTTCTATCTCTACTTCACCGTTGAATTCATACAAGTGAGCCTGTAGCGTCAATATTGGATTATCATTGGTATTGATAACTGAACTGTAATATGTGTTAGCATTTGATAATACATTATTAATGCTATTGTTACTATCGAGGTTAGGGAATGGCTGTCCTGTTGGAATAGTTACTATCTCGCTAGGCACAAAACTAGGGAGTACGCTATCTACTACATTGATCTGACCACGCGCACCGGCAGCAGGGTCAACGAATACAGGATATCCAAATTGTCCTACCGGGATCTCTAAACTATAATGACACATCTGAGCAGGAATGTCTTCTATCTCTGCGGCATTAAGTTGTAGATATGCTATACCGGTCAATGGAAGTTCCAATGTCAATGCTTTTTTGATCAATACTTCTGTACCATCGTAATTGATGATGCGACAAGTGATCTCTTTCCCTGTGATGTCAACTGGTTTTTGCTCTTGGTTCAAGAACTGAAACTGTAGTTTGTTATCTACACCTTTGTGTAGATTCATTGTTTTTGCATATACTGGCATAAAGGCCCTCGGACTGTTTCCTGATAGTAGGACGACAATCTGACGTTGTGTAAATACGAATGCTGGTGTCGAATATCTTACGGTGTTTACAGTCACAAATGTCGCTCCTCAATGTATTTAGTCGCATAAAAATAAAATATTTTAATGGTTGCCCAATTATAAATAATCTTCGATGACGATATCAAGAGACTTTTTTAAAAAACTAAGCGACAATCACCCTTTCATTACGGTTGTCTCTTTCGCCAGCCAGGATTATGTAGGAATAATGCAGAACCGTGACGATCAATGCACTAGCATTTACGACTATGGTTCTATAGTTGATGCGAAAATTAAGGAACTATTCTTAGAATTAGGGGATGTCTGGTGGTGGGAAAGCAACCGTCAGATTCCTATAAATATCTTCCTTAAGGAAGATTGGAATCCGTTTAAGCCCTATCTTAGAACATTTAATAACAAGAATTTGACTATACTTCACGGCCCTATAGTCAGCCTTAATGAATTAAACAAGCGCAAAACTAAGCGCCGTAGCATCACATTAGTTAAAAGACTTCCTTAATCTTTTCTTTCTGCGATTTTTAGCCATCTCTAGGCTGAGTTTCGCCACCCTCGTATCATAGCAGATACCGTCTAAATGATCAAGTTCGTGCTGAAATACCCTAGCGATCAATCCTGTAAACTCAGCCTCGATCTGTTCCCCCATAGCATTATGATATCTGACTTTTATAGTCTCTGCTCTACGCACACGCAACCATAGATCAGGGAAACTTAGACAACCCTCTTGATCCATGATATTTCCGCTAGCATCTAGTATCTCAGGATTCACACAAGCGTATAACCTGTCTTGATTTCCCATGACAAATATGCGCTTGTTTATTCCTACTTGGGGGGCAGCAAGGCCTATACCATTGTGTTCCATCATCACTTTGATCATGTGTCTAACTAATTCGTTAGGATCACCGTCATTAACGAAGCACCATGGATTGGCTGTTTGCCTAAGTACTTCGTCTGTTTCTTTAACTAATTGTAAGTCCATCTGATATTAAATTCATATGCACAACAACAAGATGCGCATAGGCAACTGCGTGTGACTTTTTAAAACTATAAGTTCCCTCTTCACGATCCCATATTGTTTTCGCGACATCGGCCCAACACTTGCCGATCAAGTGTTTCTTGCCTGGTCTTATCACAGCAAGAAACATTGCTAGTCTAGGTATAGTATTTACTGGTTCAGGCATCTTACGTAAAGTATTATAATGATTACCCAAGTGTATTAGTTTTTCTACGATAGTAGGATCGTTGAACATGTTCCAATCGGGATCGTCCATTAACTCTACGAGATGCTTTTCATCACGCACTTGATTGTAAACGTGTACGTTAAGCAAGTCTAATTTGAGATATCCCCTATCTTCTGCTTCAACATAATCAATGCTCGACATATCGTTAACAGGATCATAAGGAATGTCTGTGACATACACACCAGTGTTATGTCTTTTAACCTCATCTTTGCGTATGCTGGCTTTGGTATGACTAATCAACGACAACAATTTATCTCTGTCACCCAAGTCAATGTCAATATCACTCTTAAATTTCATGTCCACCTCAATATAAACAACATCGCTGCCTGCTCATCACGGAATCTATAATAATCGTACAAAGGAACTCCAGCAACAATACCTTGTGCTATATCAGTGCCATAACGATACCACTCACGATCAAACTGACCTATATTAGTTTCTAACCAAGGCACTACCTCTGTATGATCATAGTAGGTTTTACATTCAAAGGGAAATTGCTGTTCAAATTCTTTCATGCCTCGCCCCACTTCAACATAAAATAACTAGCATTGCTATCGTTGTAAAATGTAAACACAGTATATCTAGGAATATCTCCTATCATTTCATCCCAACGACTTTGATGAAATGCGAAATCAAAATCAGTTCCCTGCACCCAACCCATGTCTCTAAGTTCTTGCACTATCTCTACTACTCTTAAAGGATTTATGTGTTCTATTACCACATCTCGGCTCACTTTGTAAGTCCCAACTTACGATATGCTTCTTGCACTTTGATAGCCTGTCGTTCAGCATCTTCTACAGCCTTGTGCGTAGTCTTATATCCACCGTCTTTAAGTTTTACATTAGCGACTTCATACAATGTCCTTGTATCACGCACCGTATAGAATGGCCAAGGAATAGGATTAGGCCTATCACTCAATACTTGACGGAACGCTGTCTCTGCTACAACAACGTCAAAACTCGCACCATTGCTCCATACTGCTCTGCGATTCCAACCGAACTTATATAGTTCTTCCATGCACTCGCGGAAACTGATTCGTCCCCTATCGCCCATAGCCTCTTCTTGTGCTTCAGGGCTTTGCTCTCCCCACCAACGAATCGTATCATCATTGATCACACGATTATGAATCTCAGTCTGGTCTTCGATAGTAGGACGTAGTTCAAGTTTCTGTACCACACCATCTCCATATGGATCGAAACGAACAACGCCAATGGTCAATATGACACAGTACGGACTTGTGTCAAGAGTTTCCATATCGATCATAATATCATTTGCCATTTATTCTTTCCATATCCTATACATAGTTATCAATTTGCTAGACCATATCTCTATAGTATATCCCCTAGTAGTACCATGAAAGTCCCATCCATCGCCTCTGCTACCAAAGTTTCTACGACACCATTTGATCACTTCTGCACAATTATCTTTGACTTCAAATTTAACTCTATCATGGTCACGTGGATTATCATATACCACTGCATCTGCATAGTCAATAACAGGAACAAAATTACTATTAATCATATTTCAACCTAAAAATAAGATACTTCTGTTCGTCAGTTACAGTATAATCGTCTGTGATCCCAGTATCGTTTAATACTAATTTAAAACCATACTTCTCTTCTATCCAAACAATGAATTCATCTGCATCAAAATTACGCCCACCTTCGGTGAAATCTTTTCTGAGTTTTTTTAATGTTTCCCAGAAATCCCAACGCGCTTGACGCTTTTCAAAATCAGGATCATCGTCATCATAATCCTGAAAACTTTTAGGGACGTTTATCATTGCTAGACCAGATATTATCTATCTCTGACACTTCATCAATTATACTATGGTATAGATAATTAAACAACAATGCAGGTCGTTCTAATTGCCCATTATTTGGCATACTGCTATGTAACACGCGACAATTGTACATCAATAAACTACCGCGGGGCATATTATGTTGTTTGACATTCTGAATGAACCAACGATCATAGTTACCACTATAACACTTGTGTATATCAAAATCGCGCTTTTGGCTAAACGGGACCAATCCAGTACTACCGTTATTTTCATTCAAATCAGATAATGACACTATACATTGCACACCCAACAGTCGCTTGTCATAGTTCCATTTATCGAAACGATGGGGTGTGTCAACGTGAGGATTAACCCATGTGCTACCACTGTTGATGAATACACAATCGCTAGCATAATGTTTTAGATTAGGCAGATTGTGTTCTATGATAGGGTCGATATACTTCTGTATCTTCTTTACTTCGGGAAAGTCAGTCACAGATTGGCTCCACCATACGCTGATATCTTCTAAGTTTTTGATATCATCACGCTCGGCATAGACTTTCTTGCTACTGCTAGCACGTACAGGGTACAGATCCTTCAATCTACTATTAAAGTCGGCTATCAATATTTCTGGGATAAAACTCTCCCATACTATATAACCCTCGCCGTTTTCAATCGTTGATTTTACGTTTCTCATCATTCCCACACTAAACTAAAATGTATAGCATCTTCTTTATCTTTAAACATGAAATCCATGAACTCTTCTGTTGGATGGGTGATGAATTTATTACCCGGTAATCCAAATTGTTCTACAGCCCATATGCACGTTTCATCCCAACTATTTACCGTATCACCATGCTTCCACGGAATACGTATGGTATACTGATAATTATCATCCTTGTATGCGTGATATATCATCAGTATCCTGCGGCTTTTAGTAATTCTTTCACTTCATTGATGATATTTGCTGATCTTTTGAACTTGATAGCCCATTGTTCTGGATTGATATATTCAAAAATCATCTTTTGTTGTGTGACATCTAGACTTTCAATGAATTCTACTCCGCTAGTGCTATGATATAACATCCAAGGACTTATTTTTCCTTTCGTAATCTCAAAGCATATTTTGTTACGATTACCATATCTCAACGTATCTTTGTTAGGAATTTTATCATTTTCTGCTAATGAGATACATGTTTCTATGCTACGTGCGATAGCATCTAGTGGATCCTCTGTCTTCAAAAAATCCATGATGAACTTAGTATAGTTGGTATCGCGATTCCAATTGTCGATACTGATCTTTTCTTTCAACAACCAATCTGCATATCTACTAGGATTTAATACTTGTGCTTCTACACAATAGTTACCGAACTTGACGAACGCTGTATAATATGCACTTTTAGCAAATTCCATATAGTCTTTCTTTGACTTACGGCTATGCTTGCTATAAAACTGCACAAAGGCTGCATGACCTATACGATTGCCATGCTTATCTTTATCCTGCCATCTACGCTTCGTCTCGCATAGATGTTTCTGCATGGTACTTTCTCTAATAAAAGAGCGACCACAGAAATCACAACTATGCTCAGTTGCCGAATTGTTTTTCGTATTCTTGGATATCATCGTCTGTGATGAAATTACTAAGTGCTTCAATGTCATCAAAATTCATTTCTGGAAATTTTTCTGCTAGATATACCTTCTTTTTGTTCTCAGAAACATAGAGTTTGCTGATTTCATCTATCAACTCTTTATCTGCTTTGGGATATATCTTGCTATAATAGTCTCGTATGTCTGATAATTTGGCTGTATCTTTCAACTTTGCCACACGCTCAGATATTTGGGGAATCCATTGACGGAATTGTTTACCTAATTGCGGACTGGCAGAACACAACATCAGCCACTGTAGTTTAGGATGTTTACCTACGACCTCATTGAACATATGTTTATTAGCGAACTCATTTCCTGCTAACACATGGTACTGTTGTGCTTCAGTCTTGCCCTTGATATAACTAAACCATTTGATCAACATGAATGGATTGAACTTTTGTTTTTGTTCATCGGTCAGTCGATCATAATAGCCATAGTCTTTATTATCTAATGCCGATAAGGCTTCGAACAAGTCGAAATCTTGTTTATCAAATTTTTCGTCTGCCGATACCTTTGCTTTAGCCATGTCAGTTCCTTAGATGTTCGAATGTGATGATCTTACCGATCTCTTCACCTAGATCCTTATCGTCTGTTATGACATGCAGTCCGTGATTGTTGCGATCTTTGTGTCTGTCATATGCTCTAGTCTCAATCACATGACCACCATTTGCACGATAAACGGTAAAATTCATGCCGTTACTTTCAATACTATTGTGCCCGCCGCGAATGGTAGCCGCCTTAGTGCTGACAGGTATTGCTTCAGAGTCATGTCTATTATCCCATGCTTCTATACATTTTTTAGCGAACCACTTATTAAACCATTTCATTTCTTTTCCTTTAAAAAACTTGATTGTAATCTACGATCTCGCAGTTACGGCTGATCTCTTTAACAAAATATACACAACGGGGTTCAGGACCGTCATCGATAGGCACACACAAGAATTGTCCGTTGCGTAATCGAGGAGCATACCACGTGACATCATGATATATGTCAACGATCTCTACGGGCAAAAAACTTGGGCTGAAACTAGTTAATGGATTGAATTGAAACGCATTAAATCCACGATCATTAAGACTACTCAATGGTAATGTTTCAAGGTCTCCGTGATCGGGTTCACCTATCAATATTTGCCAGTCTAATGGCATCTTGATAGTCTTGTCACCTATCCTCAACACAAGAGCGGCACTATTGAAACTCTCTACAAAGATTAATGGGATATAAAAATAATCTACGTTTTGTGGATTGCTGTTGTCGAGTATAGAAAAACGCAGATCGTCTATCTCATCCGGCAACGTCTCTAAGTTGTAATATATATTATCTAAGGTTAAAATTCTCATGTTGTTATTCTACGACAAATGACATCAGTAGTCAAGTTTCTCAAGCGTAAATGGATACCTGGCTTCTTTATAATATGCTTTTCGTTGTGTCAGATGGCGCTTGGCAAATTTACAGTCACTAGTGATATCCCAAATCTCTACCTGATCTTTATCTTCTGCCTTACGTATGCCTCGTCCAATACTTTGTATAACGCGGACAAAGCTCTTTCCGGGCTCAATAAGAACCAGATTAAAAATACGAGGGATATTAATACCCACACTGGCCACACCATAAGTCGCCACAATAATCTTTTTATCACTAGTCTTAACTTCATCGTATTCTTCTTTTCTTTCTGTGAGTTTCGTCTCACCGCTGATGAATACTGCATCATCTAACCTTTCTATAAGTTCTCTACCTGCATTTACGCGGTCAACTAATACCAATGTGTTGCCGCTATCTTTTATCTTATCAATCAATGCGGCGATCTTATCTAATCGTTTTTCATCTTCAAGCAAATGTTTCAATTCGCTTTGATAGTTTGTGAATTCTACCCCGTCTTTCAATTGCACGATGTTCACATGACATTGTGCTAACACACCCTTCTCTTGCAATTCAGCCGCGCTGAGTTTGCCTATCACGGGTCCTAGACTTACTAGCAATGATACTTGTTCATACACAGCCTTAGGTATAGTTCCAGTCAGACCCCAGCGAATAGGGATATGGCTGAAAGGACCTGTTAATAGTTGTTTCAATGCATCAGCCTTGGCCATATGTACCTCGTCAACCATGACACAAACAACATCCTCGATGAACTCTTTGATGTTGACTTCTGCTTCACCTGCTTTAGTGTTCTTCAATAAGTTATTGAGGCTCTGCCAAGTACAGATAGTATGCTGTTTATTATATTCTTTTCTGTCACCGAAGTATACACCAACATCTAAACCAAGATTGATATAGTCTGCTTCAGTCTGTACCACAAGGCTCTTGTTAGGCACGATGACGATAGTTCGCCCATATATTTCTACACTCTTTGATAGAGCCGCAGTCATGATAGTCTTACCTGCACCAGTCGCTACCTCTTGAATGCATTGTGGATTCTTCAAAAAGTTGTTGACGATCTCTACCTGATAATCACGTAGCAGAATTGGCTTACCCGCCTCGACATGATTTTTAGGCCATACACATTCAGAAAACGAATCCACGGACACTTCAGCGAAACTGAAACTAGTCCGATATTCGCGCATGTCTACTAATTCAATATCGTAGTCGTACTCTTCTAGTATAGGAACGATATCAGGAATCAAGTTGACATATGTGCTACCGGCCAAACTACAATAACTAACCTTACCATTCCATCTACCGAGGCGTACCGCGGGCAGATAACGTGCGCCGGGTACTTCATGCTCAAACTTGCGCATCAATGCCTTACGGCAATCTAACTCAAGACCTTCTATCTTGATGTTAACTTCATCTTTAATTATTATTTTTGCTTCTCTCATTTGATCTCTACCGGTGTAGAATTAGTTAAATCAATCACTTTATCAATCTTTTTCATGTCCATCGTTCCTGCTCTAGACGACATAGTTTTAAGTAGTACCCCGTTATGATTTGTACTTTCAATAACATTTGAGGTTATTCCTTCCTTAAGTAATTTGATCTTTAGCATATTGTGTATGACTTTATTATATAGTACTTCTTTGGCAGTAAAAACGTGTTCTACTTCTAGTAATTTTAGCCATTCTATCAACTTGTCTATATTCGTCAAATCACTAGTGACAAAATAAGAACTGGCAAAAACTTTCAACGGCGTATCGCAAATTTCATTCGATATACAAATACCATATTGAGACAACTTGTACAAAGTCTTGGGATCATCGTCTAAGTGAATGTCTTTGATCGCATTACAAAGATGTTCATTGATAGCAGACACATAGTAAAAACCATTCGTTCTTTTTAATGTAGGTTCCCAACTATAGTTCTCATAACCATCTACCACAGACAATAAGTTTTTGCACTCCGAAGAAAAATTTACAGTGTCAAAATATTCTTTTACAGAATTGACTGCTATCTTTAGCGCATAGGTTGAATACGTAGATTGATATACCTTTTTATCTTTGTCCCATACAAAGGTATTATCGGGCACTCCACGAAACTTAGTAACAAACTTAGTATTAAAAGGACTACGAATATGAATGTTATCCCCTTCTAGATAGACAGTAGCATCTAGGTATTCTTGAGCAGAATCGATTACAACAACATCCCATTTTAGTTCTAATAATTGTTCTATGTTGTGTCCCAACTTTTTTAATTGACGTTGATATTTTGTGAGCAATTTGTCAAATAATTTATTTTGATTTGTAGTTACCCGACTATTAGACTTCACAATATATTGCATATTATTGAAGAAGCCAAAATCTTTTTTGCTCAGGTGTACATGTCCAGCAACCATGTAATGAAGTAGGTGTTCTCTCTTTCTGAATATCATCATATCATTTTAATATAATTAATGCCTACATACAAATAAAAAGGAGAGGCCCTTTTCAGGGCCTCTTCAATCCGCGGGCTACGGAGATGAGTCGTTTATACCCGCTTCATGACTGTATTCTCAGCAAGATTACGCCAGTTAGTCGGGCTGATCTTGACGAGATCCGCGATCTTAAGAGCCATGCGCATAGACAACTCGCGCAATCGGGCCTTCTGATCCCACATGAACTGCAACACTTGATCACCTTCATCGAACTGAAAGAAGTAATCACGGAACAGACCACCATCGGTGTCATTGTGAACCTGCTTGATGCGCAACATCTTGTCACGCTCAGTGTCAATCGTCAAGTCAAGAAAGTGACAACGTGACTGCAACGCTTCCAAGTGATCCTGCAACTTCTTACTCTTCAAGTGATCAAACTTGATGTTCGTAATAAAGATACACGAACCATTGAAGTCAAAACTGTCGGGGATGCCTTCGCGGCGCAACATGCTAGAATCACTGTTCCAGTAAATTCTACGGCGCTTGCCACTGTCAAGTGCGGCCTTGAGAATGTTCAATGCAAGATCATCCATCAACACGCTGTCACAGTCATCGAACACCAATACGTGATTCTTGTCACTATGCTTGAACAATGTAGCATAGAGACCCAATGCCGTCATAGCACCCTTGACAATCTCAAACTTGATCGGACGACCCGCGATCTTGTCAAACATAGCAGCCTTCTCCAACTGCTGTTCAACACCATAACTCTTACCAACGCCCGGAGGGCCTGATACGATCATTGCGCGAATGCCACCGTTAGTAGTCGCGGCAGACATTTCATCAAGAATCGAAAAGCGGGTACGAATACGTGCCATAGCCTCGTCATCAGTTTCCTGAACGACAGGGGTAGACACAAATGCGGACACTCCTGCAGGTGCCGTCTCACCACCAACAAACTCAAAATCACTCATTGATTCTACCTTCACTTTAACGGTGTCGATTGCGATATCAAACTGACCCTCGTTACGAACCGTAATATAATTACCTTTCTTACCTGACTGAAAGCCTTTGACCAATTTAAACTCAGTGTCAACTACTGTCGAGCCACGATAAGAACCCTTAAAAATACGAACAACTGACATACTCATCTCCATCAATTAACGAACAATATAACTATTATAGTCCCTTGCAGGGCTAATGTCAAGCCGGGGCAAACATCTTAGCACCTTCGGCCATAACGACACGATATGCTTTCATTGTTTCTTGCGTCTGGGCTAATGGGCTAGTATGAATATACTGCATCATTTCCAAGAAGCCCAAACCCAAAAATTCTGCGTCTTTTTGGATCACTTTGATTGCTGTAGCGATTTGCATTTCAGTTCCTTTTCTCAACTCTATGTATCTATTATGAACCCAATCACACCCAAAGTCAAGCCTTTTTCGCCACTTTTTTCCATTATTTTCATAATGAAAAAAGGCGTTTAAAATCAACAACTTACGATGCCTAAATTGTTGTTTAAAAACAACAACTTACAGACTACAGTCCTGGCACAATTGTGGGTTGTGGTATCTTATCTCTTTCATGGGCTAATTTCAGGTACAATGTATCATACGCCCTGTCTTTGAAGACTTGTCTGTTATGCTCTATTATGTGCTTGTTTTCTTCGTATGCTTTTCTAAAATCTTGAACGTCTCGAAACATCATATCGATAGAAAACATAAATTCAAAAAATCTTCTGTCGTTATCTAGGATGCTATCATATGAATAGTTTATGAAGTTCGGTAATTTGAAACCATAACTCTTTACATCTTCGATGAAACCTGAATATGCAAATGGTAGTATGAAATTACCTTTGATCAAAGGATCTAGTGTTTTTTCAGTCATGCCCCTTGTGTTCCACCCAGATGAACACAATGTTTCAACATATATAGAAACATATGTTCTTTTATAAAATTCATCTCCGATAGGATACCAATAACCTCCGGAACCTTCTGGATTCTGAATGGTGTTTATTACTGATTGGCTAGGATTGTTGGGTAGAAAATTGTTGCCAGCACTATTAATAAATCCCTTCTTCTCATAAAGCCTACGTAGATAATCTTTTAATCCGGCTCGGTATCTCATCCTAGGCATGAACAACCCGTGATATACTAAACCAGGACACAAATATGCTTTACAAATACTAGGATCATCTTTTCCTTCAGGAATATTAAACATCTCTTTGTTAGCACCAGTAGTCCATATTATCTCTCTACTACCTATAGGCAAAGAGTTCACTAGATTTTCAATCTTATGATAATCATGATAATAGAGTTTATGACGATTAAACATTATATCATAATGTATCAATCCGTCTCCAGTGCCGGCTGCAAGATTTTTGTGTACGACATATGTATTGGGAAATACTTCCCTATAATCTTTTAACATTTTTAAAAAATGTTCTCTATCGTATCTCTCATCGATATGAAATATCGCCAATACTATTACTATTTGTTTAGTAGTGAGTCTTTTTAATATCTCACTATTGATAGGGTTGAAATTATGAAGTAGCGGGATTACATCCGCGTCTTTTATATTGTCAACATATTCCCAACCTTCTTCAATGAAGAAGGGCCATATGTGTACATTAAATAATCTTCTATTTTCTTCACTAGGCAACGAATCATTGATACTACTTAAATTACGTAAAATGCGCATGATTTTTATTTATATTCATGTTCGTTCATTCCGCATATGCAAACACCATTTACGAAAATATGATCACAAACATCTTGTATTTGTAATGCTTCATAAAGAAGCGGGACTGATCTTTCTAATTCAGGGTATTTTCTAAGATCCTCTAGTGTCATACATTCTATAGCACGTAACACTTTTTCTACTGCCTGCCTGCTCATTAATCATCCCTGCCATAGTTATAACTTTCAATTTTATAGATAGCATCGCGTAGTGTCTTGATGCCATCACATATAGCCCAAGCCTTCTTGTCTACATTTACCTTTATGAATGCATCATTGTACACAAGAATGTCTACCTGAGATCCTGTGTAGTTGAAAGTCACCGATATATAAGGTATTCTACCTTCGTGTGTGGATGTGTGGATGTTTGAAAATATTTTTGATTTTTTAGTGTATAGGAATGCCAATATCAATGATACTGTTTTTTCGCTCATACAAACGACCATTTTTCCATCACAAAATATTCGTTTAAATCTTTTTTCCTGAGGAAATACTTACCCGTGATCGACAGGCCGGTATTACCGATATGTCTATCTAACAATGTTAACAATGGATTATCACCGGTGATAGAGAACATAACTTTATTTAGTTTATCATCTTCAAACCAGTACTCTATATTGTTCATACGACGGCGTTGATTCTCTATTCTTTTTAAGAACTTTAAGTCACGCTGAACAGGTTCGCGCATGTTAGGAAGATTGTTGTTTTTAAAATAACTAGATTGAAAGATTCCGTCAATCTCTTTATCGTAATCGTAGAAATAAGGCAAGCGATACACGATGCCTGCTAGGCTATCAGGAACTTGTAGTGGATTGCCATGTAAGAATTTCTGCAAGTCCTTTCGGTACTTAGTCAGTTCGCGACCTTGCAAGGTCAACATCAATAGTTTATCCTTATAATACTTGCGGATATTTTCTGCCTTTTGACGATCAAGGTCATTAACCTGCGCCGGCAATTCAGGACTGTTCAAACTTCTATTAAATCTATTTGAATCACTATTAGACAAACGTTGTATGCAACAACTGATAGCCAATATATCTTCTAGATATGTCCTAGTGGTGTCCGGGGCCAACTCGCCCTCAACCTGCTTGAATATATCATCTAGACTCCATGACCTTTTTGTGTTGTTTTTGAGAGTTTGCACTGAACTAGTTCCCATATTAACTCACCGTTATATCTTCCATACCGGCTGTACGCAGCCGTACGATGTGGCCCAATTGCCACTGCTTGCTATCAAGTCCTTTCATGATACCAAGCCATTTATTTCTAAGTAATGCAACTTCGTTGATCAATACTTCGAAATCAATTACTTCATCTTCACCGTCAGTATACTTCTCTGCATCACGACTTGTCAAGGCTCTATTGTACCCTTCTAAGTATTTTTGGAAATATTTCCTGCGTAATTTACGTAATTGGATATTGAGATAGTTCAATACTGCTTCTATCTCTTGTAGTTGATTGAATCTGTGTTCTGTGACTCCGGGTAAATTAGAAATGTTCTTTTCAACTTTTCCATTTACCCGGACATCATATTTTGCCTGCTCTAATTCTGATTCATAATGAATTATGAAATCAGGTATTTGACTTAGGTCGCTAGTGATTCTGGTGTACCAGTTCATCTATCACCATTCATCGTCTTCGTGATCTTCGTCCTCTTCATACTCTTCTTCTTCGAACTCTTCTTCGAATTGAGATTTGTAATCGCGCAATGCGTCCATGACTGCTGGATCGCGACGGAACGCTTCTTTGATATCGGCTGCTTCAAAATCATTATCGATCAATACATTGACCAATGCTTCTGCCGCATAAGATAGATTATTTTCATCCATCTCTCCTCTCAATGCACCCCATACTTCTGCTATGACAGTAATACTCATCCTGTTATTCCTCCGTGTCAGAATTTGTATTACTTATCTTAGTTTCACGGTTTTGATATTCAGACATTACTTTGTCTAAGCAACCATCTTCGTTACTTTCCCAACCCTTACGGAAGAACTTGATGATCTCTCCATCACCTGTCGTATAACTTAGTCGATTACCTTCCTTAGTCAACATGCTTGCTTTCTCAAACAAATCAAGTAAACCACTATATGGGTTCATGCCAGTCTCATATGGAATCTTGACTTGAACACTTTCAAAAGGCTTTGCGTAGCGAGTTTTCATAACCTTACATGCGCTACGAATACCACGCACTTCGCTGATCTTATTGCCTTCGTCATCTTCCTTGAGTTTGAGTTTCTTCATGGCGACAACAATACTACTTGCGTAGATGAAGCCTTGTCCACCACTGATCTTGTCATCAGGGTCAAACATATCTTGACTAGCATATGTGTGATTAGTTGCAACCAATCCAACATTGTGACTGCCGAACATGTTCACACAGTTACGAACAAGACTAGTCAATGCCTTGGGCTTTCGACCCATGTCACCCTTCATATCACCTGCTTCAAACTGATTGACATCAGTTGGAGTCAACAACATGCCAAGACTGTCAATGATGAACAATACCTTAGGCTTTTCACCTTCGGGCATCGCTTTATAACTTTTCATAAATTCACTGATAGTCTTAGCAACGTCATCAATCATTGCCATATTCAACTTCAATAACTTGCTTTCATCAGTATCGACACCGAGTGCCTTCAACCAATCTTCATCAAGTGCGTTTTCTGTATCAACTAATACAACAAAAATGCCTTGCTCTTGTGCGTGACGAACTAGGTTACCACTGCAAATATAACTTTTGCCTGAACCTGATTCACCTGCGAATACAGTTACCTTGCCTAGTGGGACTCCTTTGTTAAAGTCTCCACTAATAAGATAATTGAGAGCGTAGTTACCGGTACTGACCCAATCAGTAGGATCATTGAAACCAATACTGAGACCTTCAATGCTCTTGGTAATGTCTTTTCTAAATTTACTAACATCGAATGGTTTCGCCATGTTACTTTGCTCCCTTCGGATGTTCTTTTGGCTCAACTACGATATCTGAACGACCGATAGCCTTTAGCCAAGTGTTCAATCTATGAATGATTGTACTGTCATCTTTAGGGTTATCAAAACTGATATTACAGTCCATGACTGTATCACCGCTATCTGCTTCACGGCTACTATAATTGAGAGAAAAACTCTCGTTTACTTTAATTGTTTTTGCCATATGTTCCTCTTACTTCATAATATTTCGTTTTAATAGTCTATCACTAAATGCGATTTTGTCAAGCATTTCAGGACAACTATCTGCGATACGTTCTAACTCATAGTCATTTGGGAAATGACGTAATGCGCCACGGGCACGGTCACGGACGATGCTCGGCACTCTAGGCGTCTTGCCCGGATCGCATAATTCTTCAAGCAATTTCTTTCCTTGCTTTAGTGCGCGGAATCTTTCGTCTGGTAGTGTCATGGTAGTATCCTTATGTTAGAAAGATCGGGGAGGAGTTACCCTCCCCAAATCAAATTAACCCTTCTGTTGACGGTTACGGATCATCGCTAAAATGTCCTGCGCCTTGTCGCTAGAAGTACTCTTAGGAACTACTACTGGATCACTCTTCTCTACCGGCTCATCATCTTCAACTACAGACTTCTTAGCCGAAACATTCAAAGTTGTAGTCTCAGTGACGTGAGGTTCAGGGACATTGCCTGCCGGAGCCTCAAGACCATATGGACGATAGTACGCACCCCACTTATCATTATCGTAGGGCTTGCCATCTACTGAAGCCTCAAACATCTCCTTGATGACACGGAGTTCGCTTTCGCTTGGCTTCTTAGGCAAGAAATCAGCAAGATTAAAGAGACCATGAGCCTCGATTGCAGCCTGTTCTGCTTCAGTGAGTGGGCTTTCACGACGGGCCCAATTTGAAGTAGAATAGTCAGCATAACCACCCTTGCTAGTTTTCTTAACGTTGAAATCAACACCATTCAACAAGTCAGTAGGGATGTTCTCCATTTCAGGATCCATCAAACTTGCCTTGATGATAGTGAAAATCTGTGGACTAATGACGAATCTACGAATCGGGTTCGCAGGAGTCACATCATTACCTAGTGGGTTTTGACGTACAAAACCCTGGAAGAGATAACTACGCTTCTTCCAATACTTGTTAGCCATTTCTTTGAGAGTATCATCCTTATACCAAGGACGAACTTCTGCCAAGATCGGGCAGTTGTCGCCATACATTTCAACGCACGGAACCTGCACAACAACCTGCTTCATGTTCGGATCACCCTTGACGCCATTGAATGGCAACTTGATGATCTGACGCTCGACCCAGAAAAACGTATTCTTTGAATCCGCATCAGGAAGGAAACGAACGGTCGCTGTAGTACCTTCTTCCATATTCCAGTGGGGATAGATTGCGTTATCTGATTGGGTACGTTGACCCTGACCTGACTTCTTACTTTCTTGTGCCGCGAGACGGGCACGGATATCTGCTAGACTTGCCATTTTGTTTCTCCTTTAAAAAATGCCTAATTTGAGCCTAAATGTGTTTTATGTTTTGTTGTCGGAGACAACTAACACATGATGTCATTATACACTAATGTCATCGTGTGTCAATAATACTTATACCCTATTGAAGAGTAAAATATATTAATTTATTGTGTATTGGGTAAATTAAAATCGGTTCAACACTTCAACAGCATGGTCAATCTTTTTTACCATGTGATTGTGGATACTTTGATCGGTTGTGGAGAAACCATCTTCTTTATGAGCCAGCAAGCTATTAATGGCTTTTCGTTTAGTGATTAAATTATTCTTCACCGAAAGAATTAACCTTTTTATTTTTTCATCTAATTCATGAGGACTCATCTTAATATCTCCTACAAACCGGCTAGTCTTTTGATGTCGGCAAATTCGCGGCTTTCGCTAGCACCAACTAGTTTACCTACAGCGCCTTTTGGTCCTACCTTTTCAGTTGGGCCTAATTGTCCTGCACGTTTTTGGTTAGCATCTAAATCTTCTGCTACACCTTTTCTTCTTGCCACTTCGGCTTTAACTGCGGCTGTGACTGTTGGATCTAAGTTTGTTCTTGCGGCCGCTTTGTTTAACTCTGTATCATTCATGGCAACAAGGTCTTTGTTGATTTGTGCAAGTTCTTGCGGAGAGTAATCACTTTGTGCTGGTGCCGCTGCCGGAGCAGGTGCTGCCGCTGGTTTTGCTACTGGTGTGACTTTTTTAGTCATATCCATTGTGCCACCTTTTTGTACTGCACCAGGTGCTGCCTTTGCGGCAACTTGTGGCTTACCAGTGTTTGGATCATATCCTTGAGGTGCTGCCGCAATTCTTGCTTGTGTGGCTGCATTTGGAACTATAGGAGCAGCCGGAGCAGGTGCTGCTGTCGGTTGTCCAGGTTTTGTAAACATGCTTTTAGCCTTGTTAACCATATTGCCTATAACACCTTCTTCCATTTCTACTTCTTCCAACTTATCAAACTTGGCGCGTAGTTTAGCCATTTCTTCTTTGCCTGCACCTTCACGACCTGCTTGTTGTAATGCCTTCATGCCCTTCTCGCCATATTTCTTTTTGCCGAGATAGGCTTGTAATCCACTTTCGTCAACTTCTTCTTCAGCCAAATCAAATGCTTTTAGATTTGATTTTTCTGTATCTTGATTGTGCTTTAATGTTTCGGCACCGGGTGCCTCATCTAACATTTCTTCAGCAGGTTCTGCTAATGTTTTTGTAGTCTCATCTTCTACTTCAGTGATTGACTTTGCCCACTCATCAAGTTCTTTGACAGCAGACATCTCAGTGATGTTCTTTGACAATCTCTTTAATATTGGCATCACACTTTCGATACGTGGGTCTAATGTCTCTTGTACAAACAATTCATTCAATGAAACATCATCGTCTGTTTCTTCATTTAATACAGGTGTATAACTCTCAAAGTAATTGTTATAACCACGATGGCTAGCCATACCCTGTAATGTCATACGTAGTGTGTTATAATGATTTAATCCTTCATTGACTAATGCCAATGCTGATTCATTGAATTGTCCATTACGTGTGGCACGAACGAATCCTGCCATCTGTGAATATTCTTCTACTAATGTAGTGATATGACGACCTTTGTCATCATAAGGAGTGCCACCTTCTGCAATGTGTCGTGCATAAACTCTTGCTAGTCCTGGACGATTAGTCGGCAATAAGAATCTTTCACCGTTGGTAGTTTCTACAAATATTCTAGCAACATTACGAAAACGTTGTTCACCCTCTTCTATTTGACGGGTGTGTTGTAATATGATCTTTACTTGCGGGACATTATCGCTATAACTTGCTTTCTTGCCCATAGCAAAGTAACCTTCTAAAACCTGTTCTTTTTTATTCATAATCGTCCTCTTTTTCATGTCACCCAACAATCTATCTTTGTTAGAAACATCAAATCCTAATAGTTTACGTTGCGACCATCTCTTAAGAAATTGTGTAAATGGTTCGAAATCTTTATGCTTGACGAAAGTATCGTCAATATATAGTACCAGATCATTACCTTCCACTGTTGCCCAAGCGTTGATTTTGTTATCATCTTCGTCAGTGACGCTAAATCTAAAAACGTCTGCTTCTTCTACATCATCCGTTGGGTCGCCCTTGCTATCTAGGCTTATAGGGTCGTAACCCCTGCTACGCAAGACATCGTGCAATTCTCTGTTTAGTGTATCATAACTTACTGGCATATTGTATTTAGTCTCTATCTTAACTTATGACTGCGAAAAACGGCAGGGGAGGGGTGAATTCTTCATGGTCACGCATGTGTCCTTCAATATCCTGATGAAATTCTTGTAATTGCTGTAGCATACGCACTATTAACAATGAGGCCATGACAAGATCATCATTTTCTCCTACTTTGGCCGCATAACTTCCTCCCAGTGCTACGAAAGTCTTCAACTCTGATATCAATGGTCTGCTATGTAACTTCATCTTTTTAGATTCTAGTAGTGTCTTAAACTTAGCACATGCCGTTAATTTGACTTTTTGCGTAGTATTAAATCCTTTGCGTTTCTTACCATATTCGCTGAAGAATATGCCCGGAACGTTGGTTTCCCCGAACTCATTTAATGATATCAATGCCGCTTCACCTATGCTGTTGTTCTCTAGGCTGTAGTATAGATTATTAGGTTCCCCGGTACACTCTACTATATGCTTATTGATATCGGCGAGTAATTTGATCTGTTGCGGAATCTCTGTCTTATTATGCTTCCATTCACCTATCTGTGTAGTCGTGTTCGCTTCAAATATCTGTATGGCTGCAGGGTCACTTCCAGTACCAAGACTAGGATCTAATGCAACTACATAAATATTACCTTTAGTTGGTTTCTTGTACCAACGTACCTGCCCCATGCGATTGATAGGTTCAGCGCCCTCTAACTGTATTAGTGTGTTAGGATTGATCAATGTCTCGTCTGCTATGATGAATTCGCAACCGATTTCACGATTAAAACGATCTTCGCCTAATTGTGACTTCATTTCTTCGGCCCATTTTTCATCACGACCGGGCTGTTCGTGCCAATACGCTCTATAAGATTTGAATCCGTTTTTCCCTACGTCAGTCCTATTCCCGAATTCGTCTTCAGTCTTGTTAGCACCCTTCCATATCAGTGCGAACTGATCTTCGTCACTGTTTGGAGTACTTGTAATGATAGCCTTACCACCAGTTGCTAGAGTTGGTGTGATAGAAGTCCAGAACTGTTCAGCGATTGTTGGTCTCACGAACGCGAACTCGTCAAGATATAACAATGAGATAGACATACCACGACCAGTATTTTCAGTTGTCGTGGCTGATACGATACGGCTACCATTATCAAAGAATAAACTACCTTTATTGTATGTCGCTACACCTGCTTTGATATGCATAGGACATGCTTCATATGCATAGCGAATACGTTGCATGATTTCCTGCGCACCTGCATATTTGTGTGCGGCAATAAGAATAGTGCTATCAGGTACAAACATAGCATACCATAATAGATAACCGGCAGCACTTGTTGTTTTACCTGATTGTCGAGGCATGAGTGCGATTGAATAGCGATAGTTATGATAAACATCGATCAATCGTTTTTGATACTCATATGGATGGTACAACATGCTACCACGTGTAGGATGCTGTATGTAAAAGAAATTATCCATGAAGTACAGATAACCCAAATTAGGATCACAGCACTTTACAAAATCGTCTAATTCCTTATCGGTCTTGAAGACAGTTTTTGTATACGGATCTTTGATTAATGTATCTACAGCCATGCAAAATAATTAAACAACGAATCCCGACTTATAAACAGTTTTACCGTTCTCTTGTACAGCAGTCATTATCTGTCTGCGATTGTTGCCTTCGACATAACTAGCATGTACCCATCCGCTGTTAGGACCTTCTTTAGGATTATAGAATTCTAATATGATCTGATCAAACTCACAATTGTCTACTACCCATTGCGCTAATTCAGGATTAGGTAATCCATCGATCTCAAAGTCTACAGCCTGTCCATTGCAATGTTGACTTTTACTGCTTCCGCCGACGGCTGCGTTAAGAGCGGGACCACGATAGCCACTGTTAATACGAACAGGGCGGCCAAAATTGTTACGAACTGGTTCAAGTATGTTTTCACAAACTTTTTGTAAATTCTTTGCATGTACTGGACCTGGTGTGTTATCTATTCCTTTACGCATAGCAGTCTCGGATCTTGTGAACTCTCTTAGATTAAAATGCTCGCTTAACTGCATATCAGGCGTGACTGAAAACTCTTCTGGTCTTGAAGTATTTTCTTCTTCATTATCTTGCGCTGAAGGAGCGGAAACTGCCACGACAGGACTTGCACCTGCTGTCCACATAAAATATTTTTTTGTTTTCTCGCTACGATCAGCCAAACCATGAGTGCCACCATTGATACGTTTTGTTAATGATAATATAGCACTATCACTCACGCCTTGATCGCATATGTTCCACAACTTATTTCTTTCAAAGAAAAAAAATGCGCTCTCAAATGCTAGTTCTGTAGCAACGATATCAGGATTGCTCATGACATCAGGTCTACCACAAAACTGTGCGAAAGCATAATAGTTGTCTTTACCTGTCAACTGTAATGCTCCGCGACCACGATACAACCATCCATCGCCTGAACTCTCGTTGCCATTTCCCATTCTTGATGCATAAACACGGTTCGCTATTTTTTCAGGCTGTCTCGCATAACGATTGGCTGTTGAATCATCAGGAAAATATTTACCGAATATTGCTCGTAATCCGGCTGCATTATAATTTAGATTCTCGCTGAACGCTTTGAATCCACCACTCTCATGCGCAGTCTGTGCAAAGAAGTGTGCGGCTCTTGCAGGGCTTAATTCAAAGTAAGCCATTGCCGCACGAAAAGTGCCTGGACCCCAAGCACCATCTGCATCTACGCCTATCTTTTCTTGTAAAGCCCTTAGACTCATGCTATATGATCCTTATCATCATCTAACATCATAGGTTCTCTGTGAGGACCTAACTCAGGTTGTTCTTGTTGTTCATCATGTGAATTAGGTTTGCCTAACATGATACCTGACAATATACCTGTCAAGAACGTTGCTATAGGTGTGATGAGTTTAAAGAACTCAGCATCGTTTGGTGCTTGACCACCTAATGGTTGTGTGACAAAGATCAATGAATAAAGCACCACAAATACAATGCCCGTCAATGTCATAGCAAGAAGAACACCGATTATGAATCGCATTCTTGCTTGTAATTCTGCTTCTGTATATCTTTTTCCGCTAAACATAATTTCCTCTTACCATTTGTTAATTTTTGTTGCATTGTTATGACCTGAGGTCTCAACAATCGTATTCATAGTTAGTGGTCTTTCATTAGTATCTTGATCGACTGATCCAACTACATCTTCTTCAGTCTTTTGTCTTTTAAAAGTATCAGCAGGTTTGAATGTGTTTTGTTGCTGATTATTTCTAAAAGTATTTGGTTGACTGTTTTTAAATGTATTTGATTGATTTCCCTTAAATGTGTTACCTTGACTCTGTGGTTTGCAATCTCCATTATTACTTATACTCTGGTCATTAGGTCTAGTAAATTTCCTTGCAAATCCTGGAACATCAGGCTCACCATCTGCTTTTTTAAATTGCTCTGCTACAGTAGGGGTAAATCCTAATAGGTCAGTTACACAATCCCCTTCTGCTTTGCAGACATCACTACTACACATCGCTTTGCCCCAATTTTCTGGGTCTTGACATTCATAGCGGTATTTAAATTCACAACCTGCTAATAATATCAATGGTATAATTATCAAAAACTTCTTCATATTCCCTCACCTTATAATTATTTTTGTTTGGTAAGTATAACTTTACCTTATTTTATGTTATTTCTTGCCACTCTAAACTTGCATATACATCCATATTAGTTCCTGTAGTAGCCATCATAATAACATATTCATATGGAGTACCCGTGAATGGTTCACGCTCAAGTTGATATTCAAAGCCAAATGCTTCTTGTGTAGGTGCGCTACTGCTTTGATTACTTGAGTTAATGAATGACTGCTCTGCGATATCTCCACTGACCAATGCTGTTGGAGCAAGATTATATTGAACGGCACTGTCTGCCGCGCTATCTACCCATGTACCACCACTTGTTATGGCTCGTTTATAAACACGGAATTGGAATATACTCTGTGATACAGGTACTAAACTATAGTTGATAGGTACGACTACTGCATCAAGCATAGTGCTTTTCAATCTTATAGCGATAACAGGTAAAAAACTATTATCGTTTGGTAATCTTACAGGACTACCTATAATGTGTGAGGCTGCTCTTGGATTGCCTGATCCTGTTAATTGGAATCCACCTTCGCTCAATACGCTTGAGCAAATCTGTCGTAACATGCTTGCTGATGCTGTTGCACCAGTGTTTGTTATCTCATAACGCAATGGCAATGTAGCAGTTGTCATATATGTTGTAGTGTTATCAGCAGTAAGAGTGCTTGGTGTGTTGGCATGATTGAATGTATGACAAGTAATGAATATGCCGTTGATAACAAATCCAACACGAACGCTACCTACACCTAACCATTCAATATCACAGAACCATATCTGATCTAATGCTGGATTCAATGTGATACCACTAGGATTGTAAGCACCGCCGGCACCGTTCAACCTGTCACCGTTCCAATTTGCCTGTGCTATTCTATCTTCTACTACTATACCTGTACTCTTGCTACGAATGACCATGTTCAATGTAGTACCATTGACTTCAAAGAATATGCCATTATCTTGACTAAAATAACCTGCTCGTTGGCGCAAGTTTGCTTTTGGTGTATTCATACAGAATGTATGGAATATCAATAAACTCTTACCAGGCTGATATGGGAATGTTTTTGTTGTTTCTCTTAATACGCTATCATTAACACCTGTACCAACGTTTAATTCAAATGTGCTTGAGTTACTATTATAAACTACGTTTGCTGTTCCGGCAATATTTGAACTAAACTGTTCGTGGTCGTAATATCTTGCTTGAGTATCATATAGTGTATACGGGTTACTTACACGCAAACGGCCGAATGCGTCTGTTGCCTCATCAGCAAATGCTACACTTGCTGTGCCTGTGATGCCTACATTGCCTGATACGATCCAAGGATCTGTGCCCTGTGTGACTTCAACAGTGTTGTCAATATTGACATTACCAGTTACGTTAGCATTAACGTTACCTTCAACGATCCAAGGATCAGTTCCTTGTAATACTGTAACATTACCTGCATCAATGTTGATGTTGCCGCTGACCGGCATTGTATTGCCAGAAACATCAATATTTCCGATACCATCTACTGTAACATTACTGACAATAACATTGCCTGCTATAGTGACATTACCGCCCACTATGCTGGAACGCACATGGACTTGACCTGTTACACTATCAAGTTCAAGAGCCTGCGTGATGTTGCGCAGGTACCACGGGGAAACTTCTACTGGTTCTGGATAAGCCATATTGTATCTCACTAAATATAAGAGTATTTATCAGAATAGGATCCTAAAATGATGCCATCACAGTTTCGTAAAGCAAATATAAAAGATAATAAAGATGAATTGTTATCCAAGATAAGGATCATAGATAACCTATTTCCTGATTATGATTCAAAGTCAATTAGAGAAAAGCACGAATTTGAGTCGGTTCTATGCAACTACTATACGGGCGGTAAGATAGGATCAGACGGATTATTAGTTAATTTTAGTAGCAAACTTACTTTATACGCTGATCAAGCATTAACAAAAATCAACTATGGTAGGGTAAAACAAACATTAAGCACTGTTTTTTTAGTCAGCGATAACGAAAGTCCCTTTAGGGATGTCATGCATGTAGATGATAGTTCACCTTTTGAAAATGGATATACGTTGAGTTATCACTTCATGGGTGAGAACAATTGCGGGGGTACTAGTTTTTATCAGGACTATGAGAGCGACACTCCTTTGTTACAGGTTCCATTCAAAGAGAATCGCTTAGTAGTGTTTCCAGCCTGTATACCTCATACAGGTTATACTAACGCAGGGTACGCATATAAGTCAAAGAGGGTGATATACACCCTCTTTACTATCTTAGATATGTGATATTACTTGATATCTAAAGGACGATCTTTAGTTGCTACTACACAGAAATAGCGTTCTTTGAACTCTTTAGGTGTACCATCATCATTGCTGACATTAGGTAAAGCGACACCGAATTCTACTGCTTGGAATTGATCTATCTTGAATCCTGTACGGTTTAGTAGAGCGATCAATTGATCCTGACCTAATATGCTATAATGATTAGGATTGTATTCATGCTTACGATCACATGCGGGTGCAGGAACTTCGATATATATCTTGCTTCCCTGCTTTAATATACGATTATATTCCATCAAACTAAAGATAGGATATGGACTATGCTCTAATGCATGACGAAGGAATATAAAGTCTACACTTTCATCATGATATCCATCACGCTGAGGAATAAAACTCAAGTCATATTTCTTGATAGTATGACCCTTGCTCTCACAATTATTGATATCGCCAGGACTTAATGTCACACCTACGAGGTCTGTGTATCCACGCTTTTTCATCTCATCTAAGAAATAGCCAGGACCGCATCCTAGGTCAAGAATCTTAGCATCTTTGGGAATATTTAATGGGTCGATGTACTGTTCGACTACTTTCATAGTCAAGCCTTCGTGCATCTTGCTGTCGCCCTCGTCATAAATGTGGGCAGTATAAAGCCACTCGTTGTAGAGTTTGAGTTTGACCAAGTCTAAGGTCTGGTTGATATCGATTAAATTTTGCATGTTAAATCCTATGTTGATTTAACAATACTTATTCTGAAAATATGAGTAGATTATTTTTTATAGCCCCTGAACGGCTTTATTGGGCTTTTAGCATTTGTGCTATCTAATTCTTTACTTTCGTCATCACCACTGTTTAAATCTTTATATTTTATACCTGCAGCCTTATATGCTTGTTTAAGCATATCAGACTCGACTTCTGTATATGCGTGTGCAGTATTAAACTTACCTGCCCAACTTTCGCCATCAATATCGGGCACAAATGTTCCGTCAGTTGATGCCACAGCCATCATGACACGATTGAGATCGTAGGTTCTATCAAAGTTACTATTAGCAAAAACATGCAAGCCTTTTGTTGACTGTTGATGTCTTTTACTGATATCACCTACTTTCTTTTCGACTATGAATTCTTTGGCTCTCATTTTGGATAACCTTTGAATGCTCTGACTGGAGAAACTTTACTTGTATCTTTCATCTCTTCGCTACCGGGACTACTGACTGCTACTTTACCATGTCTGTTTACTTTTGCTAATGCTTGATCTATGACTTTACCTACATTAGGATCGAAACTGCCCACTGTAGGATGCTTACCTAGTTTACTTTCAGGACGGAACTTAGGTCTGTTTTTATCTTGCACACCATCTTCGCTGTGCATTTCACCACGAACTGCGGCTATCGCTACCCCAAAACGATAGATATCATAGAAGTTGCTGTTGCTTAATTCAGGTATCATATACGTATATGGTAACGCTAGGAATGCGACATCCAATCCATCGTGAACATCGCTCAACTCTTGTTCAGTTAAAAACTCTTTGGCTCGCATATTAACCTTCTGTAGTGATGAAGACATTACCGGATTCAGTAACTAGTCCTTCACCTGCTTCTGATATCATAGGCACGCCTACCCCTAGATCACCTTCATATGTGACCTGGTAACTAATAAAATGTGTTATTACTTCATCTTGTAGTGGACTGACTAGAATTCTAACGTTACCATCTAAAACATCCATATTGTATTGTGTTAACCAGTTGCCTACGTTAGTAATACCGTATACTGTGAACTTCACATTAGAAAGATCATTATATGCTTCTGACCCTATGAAAACCATCTGACTGTCGTTATTATCTTCACGATAACTCTTTATCTGAAACAACGCCATAGTGTATTCATCTACCGGGTAAGTGAATATGGGCTGATTTGGGGCATCATTTAATGTCACAGTTTTTGTTATCTGTGTGCTTGTCTGCTGTAGATACGTGAAGTTGTTATTGATCTTCTGGAACGCGGTGCGTAACGGATCACCTTCTCCGTCGTTAGGTAATGTACCTACATTTACAAGTTGAATAGCCATAATAAAGTCCCCTGTGTTTACTATTTATCGCATAAATATCATTATGTGGATAATCAACTGGTTACCAGAATTCGTGGTTCATCTCATATTCCTAGCAGGCGTAGTAGGAACTATAGCGGGTTTTGTGCTTGGTTTCATACCGTTCGTAAGCAAATACAAACTACCCATACAGATAATAAGCCTAATATTGTTGTCTCTAGGCGTGTATCTAGAGGGCGGATTAGCAGAAAAAGCCAAATGGGAACTAAGAGTCAAAGAGATGGAAGTCAAGGTCGCTGAGGCCGAGGCCAAATCGGCTGTAGTCAATACAGAGATAGTTGAAAAAGTAATCACTCAAAAGCAAGTAATCAAGGTCAAGGGCGATAAAGTAATCGAATATATAGATAGAGAAGTCAAAGTGTTTGATAACACTTGTACTGTGCCTGAGATCGCTATCAAAGCACATAATATGGCTGCTAAGAACGAGGCTCCATCAGAGGATAAGAAATGAGTAAAAAACTACTGCTATTTTGCACAGCCCTCTGTATTTTACTGCTAGCCGGATGCTCTACTACTGTACCAGTCAAACAGAAATTTCCAGACGCCCCTGCAGTATTGATGGAAAAATGTGAGCCATTAGATACTATAGATCAACCTAGTATAGTATTCAGCGAATTCTTAAAGACTGTAACCAAGAACTATACCAAGCATCATAGTTGTAGTAAATTACTAGAGGCATGGCAACAATGGTATACTGAACAGAAAAAGATCAGTGACGAACTGAACAAGTAAAGAATTTTTTTACTTCGTTGGCGATATGCTCAACTTCGCCGTCACTCAATTCAGGGTATATAGGTAAACTTAGCAAACCTCTAGTCAGCATGACACTAGCACTCATCATGTCAGGTTTTCGTATATTAGCAGTTATCGGATATTCGCTTAATGCTTTATCATAATGTATCTTAGTCTCAATGCCGTTGCTATCTAAATGCGCTTTTAATTCGTTTCGTTTGTCTGTATAGATAGCAAACTTTTGATCAGCATGAACTAAATGATCACGGCTCAAACAATGAAATGGTAGATTCTTAAACTCATCAAGGTAGTAATGACGTATCTCTTTTCTACGCCACTGCCAACCATCTAAATGTGTTGCTCTAACAAGTATCTGCGCACACTCTTGTTCACTCATCCTGCTATTAGTTCCGTAAGTTTCGTGTTCGTGCTTCCCATTACTGCGATAACTGTATGCAAACTCCCATAATTGCCTATCATTAGTAACTATAGCACCACCATTACCGCTAGCAGGTAAATTCTTAGTTGGGTCAAAACTGATAGCCATAGCATCTCCCACATTATCGGCTACTAACCAGTGTTGCGCACCGTCTACTATTGTTGTGTTGAATACACTACTACCTTTAGGATTGGCCCCGTACAACCCAACTAAGCAAACAGAGTTGACTACATCATCTAATATGTCAGGGTCGAGATGCATCAAACCATTCTTATCCGTGTCTACTAACTCTACTTCCCAACCTGCATTTAGAAACGCATTTAATGTAGCGACATAAGTTATATTAGGAATCTTTATCTTAGGTATTATATCAAATGTTGACCTAAATGGTTCTAAATGATATCTGGCTATCATCTCTAATGCTTGTGTGCCGCTATGCACAGTGACCGCATAGGTAGTATTGGTCCTGAGTGCTAGCCATGATTCAAACCTACTAGTAAACTCGCCATTCATCAATGTGCCACTTTTCAATACCTGATCAGTAGCATCTATTAGTTCATCTCTTAGATTGCGGTATTGTCTCGCTAGACCGAAAAAAGGTATATTATGCATACTGCTTTATAGCCTCATACAATTCTTTATTGTAGTTTTCTAGCCTCATATCTCTTATTTTATCTAATGCCATGTTGAATTCTAAAAAATCTTTAATCTTGGAAGCATCAAAACTATCCTCGTAGCACTTACCTTTTAATGCATTGATAGTATTCTTGAACTGTGGAGATTGGTATCTACATTTGTCTAACATCCACATGTATATCTTTCTATAACAATCTATCTTATATTGTTTAGGTAGATACATTATGTCATTGTGTGCAGGTAAGAACACGAATCCAGGACGTATATCAATCACGCATTTCTTGTATGTTCTATTATATTTTTCACAATATTCGAACAAATCTGTCAACTTGTTTAAATTTAATATTTGTATCACGGGCCCGGCTCTCAACGTTATGTTGTTACCCAATGCTAATAAGTCTTTAATAGTTTTATCTACTACATTAAACTCTGTAGGATATCTAATATATGTTGCAAGATCATCTATCGCATCTATGCTCATCTGTATGATGACTTTTTTAAATTGCTTAAGTAACGCATAGAACTTAGGATTAGTATTAGTCATGTTAGTGTTAATAATCAGCGTCACATTTTCATGCTGACTTGCATCTATCAACCGTTGCATGATGTCATAATTCTTTTTAATTAACGTTGGCTCACCCCCAGTCATATACAACGTGACCATATTTTTTAAATGAACGTTGATATTCTCATCGAACCTATCTGTCTCAAACCAGTCTTCAACGGATATCTCACTTTTGAGATAAAAGCGATCTAATACAGGATCCGGATTTTGTTTGAATTCTTCTTCGACCAGGCTGCTATTCATAGGACTACACATCCTACATTTTAGATTGCACTGATTGCCTAATCTTATGTCTAAGTATTGTATTTTTAATTCTGAGGTAGTGTCTGTAAACTGTTGATCTATAAACGTAGAATTGTTTATCAATCTACGGCTTTCTCTACCATATTTTTCATTGCTATAACATGTCTCACAACCTTCGATGTGCCTACCATTAAGCATGTCTCTGCGTAAGTTTTTATAGAAATTGCTGTTATAGATATCTTCTAATTTATCTACACCCAGGTTATATAATGAGCCGTCATCTTTTGTGACTTTATCTCTGCTTACACAACAAGGTCTAAGCGACCCATCCGGATCAGTAGTAATGCCCACCCAGGCCAGTGAGCAATAACTCTGGTTCATCCTATCTTGTTATTCCAAAAATTACTGGTGCTTAGCCAGTCGTAATATTTCTGGAATCCTTCTTCAACATCAACCTTAGGATCATAACCAAAATCACGTTTGGCTGCGTCAATGTTCAATGCTCCGCGACTAGGGAAGTCACTATCTTTGTCTCTAACATTGATAGATCCTTTGCCTACAATCTTTACTGCTAATTCAGCAGCCTCAAGTAGTGTACGACTGTGACTCTTTGTGATGTTATATGTTTTATTATTTGTATTGTTACTCAGTGCGGCTGCAACGATACCGTCTGCGGCGTCGTCAACATAGGTGAAGTCGAGGGTCTCTCCGGCTCCATTAACATTAAGCACACCTCCGCGCATTGCTGTAAGCATGAACTTCGCAATAACTCTATCTTCAACATCAAGTGGCCCGTATACAGCACTAGGGCGAATGATAGTGTGGCTAAAACAATTTCGGCGCGAGTAATCTTTGACAAGCCATTCTCCTGCTAATTTCATGATGCCATATTGTCCTTGAGGATTACAATTAGCATCTTCTGTAACATCGTCAGTAAAGTCACCATAGACCATACTTGAACTGATATAAATGAATTTCTTAACACAACCTAGTTTGCTTTCTTCTAATAGATTGAGCAAACCTTCGCTCATGACCTTAGCACCGTATGGTGGATTAGCATTGACAACTTTCTGTCTAGGAAAACTTGCCATGTGTATAACGATATCAGGTTGAAATCTATTGAATATAGTATGCATCATGAATCTGTCGCTGATATCGAATTTCACATGTTCTACTATGCCTACTTTTCTCTTTCGCTGTTCCATAAGATGTTCGATCTCATCCTGAGGTATGATACCATAGTTGGTCTCTGTATCAACTACCATCACACGATGTTTCAAATCTTTAAGTCTGCGTACTACATTATGTCCGATAAGGCCATATCCACCTGTTACTAATATATCACTCATACTTTAACTTCCAATATGTTAATGCGGGGCCGTCTAGATAGGCTACGATATTATATACGTACCCGTAAGTAGAAGGGTCAATGTGTCGTTGCCACATAGGTTGCTCTGCGCTATTTTCCATGACCCACTTACCCTCATCAGTCTGTTGCCACTTAATTATAGGTTCAGCGACAAATAAGTCCGGATCTTCTACATCACCCATTCTAATACTATGAACTATTACCTTTTGCATTATACAGCCATCTTAGCCTTTATACTATCATGACTTTGATAGTTTTGCAACTTGATATCATCCATAGTAAACTTATCAATGTCTTTTATCTCAGGATTTAAGTACAACGAGGGTAACGAATATTCTTCTCGGGTCAACTGTTCTTTTACTTGTTCGATATGATCTTTATAGATGTGAGTATCACCTGTACTGATGATCAATTCACCGGCAACCAAACCAGTAACTTGAGCCAACATGTGTGTCAATAATGCATAACTAGCGATGTTAAATGGTAGTCCCAAGAAAACATCTACGCTACGCTGATACATATGGCAACTGAGTTTGCCGTCTTTGCTGACATAGTATTGGCTCATCACATGGCAAGGTGGTAGTGCCATCTCATCTAATTCACCTACATTCCATGCGCTAATGATATGTCTACGGCTGTATGGATTGTTCTTCAATGAATCGACAACATTAGATACTTGATCTACTAACTTTCCCCAACGAGGGCTTTCCCATTTACGCCACTGCACCCCATATACTTTACCTAAGTCACCTTCAAACTTTGCTTTAGGCTGCCAGTAGGGTGCTAATGCGTTCGGAGTCCATATCGTGACCTTGCCTTCTTTCGTGCCATGCGTGATCTCCGCAAGGCGCCTCTCATCCCTCGAACCTTCAAGAAACCATAGTAACTCACCGACACAAGCCTTCCAAGCCAACTTCTTTGTAGTGATTGCTGGAAAACCGGAATCAAGATCAAAACGAAGTTGGCGACCAAAAACACTAACAGTGCCCACGCCAGTTCGATCATCTCTTGATTCTCCATTCTTCAATATGTCCTCTAATAGATCGTGATACTGTTTCATTTGAAGTTACGTAAAAGTTTATCTGTTTCTGGTTGTACAGCCTCAGCAATACTTTCAATATTTAAAACGAATTCTACGCTAACTATTAAGTCATCGTATTCTTCTAATTTCCTACTGACTGCTTGCTCAATCTGCTCGGGTGCAAGACCTTGATTAAGGAACCGTTTGATATTGATCGTTTGCTGTCTTTTACCCTGAAGTTTAATCACTAATTTACTGATAAACTGTATAGGTATTTTTTGCTTATCGACATCATCAATGATATGCTCCCACTGTTTAATAAATTCCGGGGACATGATCTACAATTATACCGTTACTTTTGCTCTTGTCTTTCTCGCCTTAGGGGCTTCAGTCTTTACAGTTTTTGATTTTGCTGATTCTTTGACTGCTTTTACTGGATCTAGTGCAGCCGCTTCTTTCATTAAACGTGCTGATTCGGCCATCAAGCCCTTTGCTTCACGATCCATGCGTTCAGCCTGTTGACGCAAATTACTTGCAAGTCCAGTATCATCTAGTGCCGCATTGAGAGCCGCATCTGAACCAGCAGGAGCAGGTCGTTGATCACCGCGCAAACGTCTGGCTACATCTACTGGGTCTTGTAAACCCATGCTAGCATCCATCTCAGCCAACTTCTTGACAGCCTGTTCGCCTTGCTTCATCTCATCAAGTATCTTGTTGAGTTCATCTAACTTGATTTGTGTGCCCGGCTGCGGGGTCATGACAACAAGTTCAGTACGGATCTTCTTTAACATACCTTCAGCATGTAACTTTTGAAGAATGATCGTGCCATCTTTAGCATGAGTGCGATTCAATGCTAATGCTAGGTCTTCGCTATTCTGACCGATGTCGCTTTCGATGCAAGCCATTAATGGATCATGAATATTCTGACCAAGTACCTCTGTGTAAACTACCAATGCCATGTGTGGCTCGCCGGGTACTTCGCGGAATACTACCGCTACTTTACGATCACCATGTTTTCCAATATGTCTTAAAAATGCCATATGTGTTCTCCTCGTTTGTTGAAGTATTTAACTAGTCGCATGAGATATAAATTATTTTAAGACCACGTTAACTCATATAGAGTCGCTTCTGCCGGGTCTTCAAAATAAGGTATGTTCTCCATAGACGATGGGAGTCTACTTGAAGGAATATTAATCTGCGAACGCCATGTCTTCCAATAGCCCTCTTGTATATAAAATCTACCATGCAGTCTTTCTAATATCCAAATTTTAGATTCATGTGATAGAGGAGTATTAGCCATAACAAAGTGTTTTGGGCAATAATTCAGTTCCCTATCAGAAAGCCATGTTTCAATATTGAGTGTCAGGTTCATCTTTGGTCAACTCCACTAACATCTTATATTGATTATATGCATTCACTACTGCAGGTGTGTCGTTAGGCGAAGGTGCGATCTCTAGCCACAAATTATACCTACTTAATTCTGGATGCACAAATCCAACCTCATCATTAATTATGCGCGGTTGATGAATTTTACCTGATAGATATAATCTCCATGCAAGGTCTTTAACCTCTTCTAAAGGAAAATCACGTAGTTTGCTATAATTATTTGGATTAGTAGCAAACATATTACCGTTACCACAGTATTGTTCTACCACACGCATTATACCCTCAATATCCTTAGCGGCAGTGCGGCTGATGATGCACAAAACATCATCCTCGGACACTTCGCCTGCGAGTATAGATTGTAGGCATCCACCAAGACTAGTACCTATAAACATCATACGATCATCTTCTTTTCTTGTTTCACATAATCGCTATAAATCTTATTACCGTTTTCACGAATCCAGTCAACCATAGGTTGGGGATCGTCGGCAAACATCTTACGAACATCACGCATACTCATGGTAGTGTTGAAACTATAAATCTCATAACTACGCTGGCTATTATATCTAGCCCGCATGATCAACATTTGCAGTGGGATAGGATTAGGCTTCTGACCTGCAACAGATTCGCCCTTTAGTGTCTTCCAGACCTTATCCTTCTCATAGTTTTCTACCTCGTTCATAGCATCATCAATGCTAAAGATAGATTCAAGACCTAACATGTCCCATACAACAAGGAAACTATTTCCTTTCTTTTTTCTTGAGGGCATACACTATCTCCAATTTCTCTAATGCGTCATTGATAGTTGGGTCACTATCAGCCATGAAAACGGCTTCTTTAAGATTAGCCCAACGCCTAGTTAATTCTGTTTCTCGTTTTGCTACAGGATCTTCGTACATCAAAGTTCGGTTTACATCGCCACCGCGACGGCTGTAAACCGTTTTACCACCATCAGGGCTTTCGTAGATAGTTATCTCTTCAATGCTTTTTATGATCATCGTAGAGAGCAAATGTCCCGAACGGGGGATTCGGATTGGGATCACCATGAATGATCCAAGTAGTATCACAATAGTTCTCATCACCCCAACTGCCGAAGGGGTAGCCATCTGTGAAAACGATCAATCGATTGGGAACTCGACCCTCTTTCTTCAAAAAGTTGAAGATAGAATCAAAGTCGGTACCACCACCACCTACCAATTCATACTGATCAACACTTTCGAGATTCTCGCTAGTGAAAGTCTGCGGATTGTAAACTTCAGTATCGAAACATGCGACATTGATACGATAGCCATCAAATGCGCTCATCATGCCTGCTACTTCGCTTAAGAATGCACGACCCTGTGCATCACTAATCGAACCTGACAAGTCAATGAAAACATCAACGTCAATTTCTTCACCGGGAGTCATAGCGGGCATGATAGCATCCATGTGCCAGCCCCTACGCGATGGGCGCATGAAACTAAAGTCAGTCTTGATTGCGCTAGTCAGATTAGTCTGAATCAGTTCGCGCCAGGGCATGACAGGGCTAGTTACATCTTTGATAAGACGTTCGACACCCTTGGGCAAACTACCTGCTTCAGCACTAGATGCCGCATTCAAAATAGCCTGCTTGATTTCCTGCTTGAGTTGCTCACGCTCCTCAGCAGTCATCTTAGGACGCTTACCTTTACCCTTGGTTTCTTTGTCCCCATCACCATCACCATCTTCACCCTCGCCATCACCATCACCATCAAGGTGATCGTCAAGCAATTGATTGACCAAATCATCCATGCTGATCTTCTCAACATTCTGCATGAGGTCATCATAGATTTCTTCGCTAGACTTGCCGTCGTACTTTGTCTCATACAAGCAAGGTACCGTAGTGATGAATTGACCCACTTTATGACGCTTGAGATCGGCGTTCACGGCATAGTCATTTGCAATATTGAACAACTGGGGATCACGTTCACCTCGACGGCCCATGTGATCATAGACAACGTGTAACACCTCATGCGCAACAAGGAATTCAACTTCCTTGGGCTTGAGTAGCATAACGAAACGTGAATTGTAGTAAAACTTACGTCCATCAGTAGCGGCAGTAGCACACCAGTCATCAGCATTGATCAATTGCAAACGTGTTGCAAGATTGCCGAAAAAACTATGACGCAAGAGTAGACCGATACGTGCAGTCACCAGACGTTCGCGGGCCTGCGCGTCTACGTTCTTGTCGGTGGGACCGATAAGATTGTCGAATTTCTTGTTTCGCTTAGACTTTTTTGCACCTTTAGTGCCGGGAAGAACATCGCTCATACGTACACTCCTATCATTCATATGTATCTATTATACGAAAAATTGCTGGAAAAGTCAAGACTTTTATGGCGTCGTAAGTTGTTGATTTATTTAGGCTTTTTAAATACGGGAATACTGTTCATTTTATGCAGATTCCTAGCACGTATTTTGCGATATTTGGCTAAGTCTCTTTTAAGTTTTGAGCAAGTGACTTCTTCTCCGGACTCATCTAGGTGCATAGCCATTTCTAATTCATCATAACTCATACCAAGTTGGTCCTCGTCATTGCGACCGTCATCCCATAATCCATCCGTGGGGGGTGCATTGATGATCTCTTGTGCGATACCCAATTCACGACCTAACTCCCATACTTCAGATTTCATTAGATCGCCGATTGGGCTGATATCAACACCACCATCACCATATTTGGTAAAGAAACCTACACCAAAATCTTCTACTTTGTTACCAGTACCAACAACGATACCATCCATGTGTTGTGCTACCTGGTATAGTGTCAACATGCGCATTCTACTACGTGAGTTAGCAAAAGCCAAATCACTATTGAAGCCCAATGTAGTCATTCGTTTTTCAAATACCGCAAACTGTTTGGTTAGGTCTACGTTGACATGAACCACATTACTAAAATAATTTTCTACCAACCATTCTGCATGTTTGATACTCAGTTCGTGGGTACGTTTACTTTGTTTGATGGGCATAGTCAATACATACGTGAGAATGTCTGTATTTGCACACAATGTACTAACCACTGCACTATCGATGCCGCCGGACACTCCGACGACCAGTGTCTTGATCTTGTTACGCTTGGCGTAATCTTTAATCCATTTAGTTATTTGTTTATGTAGCATAAAAGGTACCTACCCGGCAGACACTAAGGACTCTCACAATACTTAGCATCCACCGGGTAGGATTTAATTTTAGTTATTAGTATCCACGATGTACTTGCCGTACTTCTGATGGAACTCGTTGAAGTTCTTCAACTGACTGGGTTCGATCGGCAACTTGAAAGTCTTAAGTGCGATCTTAGCACCCATAACAACCAACTCAGTCTCAAAGTTAGCCATCATGTACGTGAAGAAGTTGCTAGCCATCTCGTGGAACTTCTTGCTATCAACCTTGTTCTCAACAGCATCACGCAATTCGTAGCACATACTAGTAGTCAACGAATACATCGCCGAGATTTCTTTGACAGCGAGGTCCTTGACCTTGCCATTAAGAATGTCAGTCGGGTTGGGCAGTTTGCCTGCGATCTTGCGGTGAGCCATAAACTTGACTGCAAGACCCTCACCTACAGCACCTGCGATCAAATTGAAGAGAGTATCGTTATCCATATCCTCTTCATCATCAAGCAATTCGCTAACGAATGTCCAACTACGGGGAGTAGCGAAAGCGCGGCTAGCACTCTTGCTATCAAAGTCATAGAGATCCTGCTTTGCGAAACTCAAGTAGCCAACGACATCCTCATGAATGCCCTTGACGACAGCCCAGTTTTGCCATGAGACAAAATCAGCCCGAATTTCAAGGTGAATGAAACGATTAGCGAGGGGCATCGGCATGCGATACGTCACGCCCTTATCACTTTCACGATTGCCTGCGGCAACGATAACAACGTTATCGGGCAACTTGTACTTGCCCACAGCACGATTAAGTGTCAACTGATAACCTGCAGCCTGTACAGCGGGTGCCGCACTATTCATCTCATCAAGGAACAACACGATGATGGGATACTTGCTAGCAAGTTCCTCGTCAGGCAATTCGACCGGGGGAGCCCAGTCCATACGATTGATATCTTTGTTGTAGTAAGGGATACCACGCAAGTCAGTGGGTTCCATTTGCGCCATACGCAAATCGATCATATGTCCACCGAGTTCTTTAGTGATATCTGCAATCACTTCAGACTTGCCGATACCGGGAGGACCCCAGAGAAAGATTGGACGCTTAGTCTTGAATGCTTTGAGTACTGCCTTGCGGGCTTGTACTGTAGTGATAGTAAGATTGTCTGAGATAGCCATGTGAGAGTCTCCTATAAAAAAATGATATGTATGAAGTATAGTACCTTCAAACGCAAATGTCAAGCCTTGTAGTAGTCATAACTACGAATTTTACTTTGCCGATTTGTGTGGCTTTCGTTAAACTTGATTTCGTAACCCTTTTGTTTGAGGGCAGTGATCAGTACAGAAAGGTCACAGTCTTCCTCGAGGAAAGCATTGTTACCATTTTGATAACTGTAAGTAGAAATCTTATCGGCGATGCCAAGTTTGGCAAGTCTTGCTTTTGGGAAACGTGCCCAGGCATGACCCGGATCTGCGAAAACTTTGATACTGATCGTCTTAGCCATTTGTTACTCCGTCAATGATATGTATATTATGAACCCAACTTGACCAAATGTCAAGCCTTACATCGACCAGTAGGATTCGCTAGAAGGCGAACAGAAATATGGGCGGTCATAGCGTTCTTGGAACATTTTGCCGGTCATGAGATTTTTGCTGGTCACATAAGTCTCAAACACTTCTACAATGAAGCCCAACTTACGCTTACCTTCTACTACTGCATTGATGTAGTCCTTAGTGCTAGGGGCAAAATCTTGCTTAACGACAAGACGCTTACCTTCTTTAGTACGCTTGTCAGTCTTGTAGATTTCGAGGGTGTATTCAACTAGTGCAGACATTTCAGTTCCTTTTCTCAACTCTATGTACTAATTATATGCCCGATAGTACCCAAAGTCAAGCCTTTTTATGTTGTATTTTTGCAACATTTTAAGGCTACGTAAGTTGTTGATTTATATAGGGTTTTTACTCTGACAGTTTCGCTATCAGGATCATCTTTTCGAGATAATCAATGGCATTAGCCAAATTTTCTCTAGGCTCGTCCACATAATTAGGTCTGTGGGTTTGGCGTGCTTTTACTTCTGCACTGCCTAAGACGGAAATAAGACCTTCAACATTCTTTAGGAATTTATGAAGGTCTTTATTATAATTGATAGTACGCAATTGTCGATGTAACTCATCGACAACTTTGGTGGCTTCTAGCGCAGTTTCAAACCTGCGTTGCATATCACTTGAGTCCCATCTCCTGTCGGATCTTTGTTGCGGAGATACTGTGAGTTGCATCATCAAACACCTCTTGCTCAATCTTATAACCTACATCACGCCCATACGTGATGTTCACAATATTGGGCACTACTTGTATAGTATACATGCCTTGATAGAGAGGGTCAAGATCACGGCGTATGCGATCAGTAACTTGCTCAATCGCAAATGGATTACTGCCCTGCCAACCCTGACAGTCACGTATCATGATACACACCTGACCCGTTTTTGCCAACGCACGTTCAAATAAAGCACGATGACCCTTGTGCCATGGTTGCCAGCGACCTAGCATCTGTACTGTTTCTTTCTGCCAATCAAACACAGGTCTACGCTCATTGTTTAGTATCTTCTGCCCTATGTATGAAGCCCAGTAATCTGCATTCTGCTCGTTGATACGGAAGTCATAGACGGTGGGTGGCACAAACGCTTTGTTAGTATCTTCAAACCTACCCTCGTCAATAGTATCTACCCATACAACCCAATCTGCTTTATAATTATTACGCATCTCTGGCAATGGTGCTACGAAATCACAGATGACATAATCACCTGCTGAAGCCAATGCAAAGTCTAGCATACGAATACTTTGACGTATGCGACCCTCTTTACTGAAATCCCAATCGTTGAAACGCTTGCGAACATCATCAGCATTGAACCAATCAACTGTTGCTGACCAATTTTGTGGTGCCATCTCATACTGTGACATACGTTCGAACGACATATGTTGTATGGTGCTATAATCTTCTAGATATTTTTTAAGTCTTTCTGCTAGATATGTCTTCCCCGATCCGGGAAGGCCCATGATTAGTATTCTTTTTGCGGTCATATTTTCCCCTTGTTAAAATTTACCGTTTGTATTTAACTGGGGTGGGATACCCGCACGACTTATTTTGCTATTGAATGCACTAGCATTCTTTTTGATACTATCGGGCTTGACATCCACTGTCAATGCCGTCTTGAAACGTGGATCATTTTTCTGTTTTTCGCTAGGGATATATCCTGATGCTTCATTGACAGGTTTTTTCAATATCTCAATGACTTTATCTGCGGCGGCTTTTATTGCTTTATCATATCCCATCTCTTTTGCTTCTTCTCTGGATTTACCCAAGAATTGTTTAAGCATAGTTTTAGCAACATCCAACATTACTTTTTTCTGATCGGGATGATTGTATATTCGTTGTAATTGACTTTCACGCTGATAATAACTAGAGTAACCAATAGCATCGGCCAAACTTTGTAAGTCGTATCTCCTACTTTGTAGTGTTGGGTTACGATTATCAAACATCTTATGTTGTTTAATAATTCTAGGATCTAATACAACACCTTGTGTTGGTTCATTGTAAGCAATCCATCCAGCACCCGGATCGTATACGCTAGTAAAGCCTAACTCTCTTAATATTTTATTCCAACGAATTACATTAGTTTCATCACTTTTGCCTAGTCTACTCAAGCAATCATAAATGAACCAATATGGCGTACCATCATATTCTGGATCGTCAATTGCTTGTTGTATTACTTCTTCAGGACAATATTGAAGCAATGCTTTTTTTAATTTAGCAGGATCAACTTTTGTTTCTTTTGTCATTTCATTTGAACGGTCATATTGAAACAATTGTATATAAGGGAAGTTATCTCCCCATGGAAGTGATTCGTCACGGTCGGCCATTTGCATAAAGTATCGTAATGGATAAAAGTAAATGCCTTTAGGTGTGTCTTCGCTAACAGCCGCACGTGGATTAACGCCTAACTTAGGCTCCGCAGTCATACTAACAGCCCAATTGTCTATGTCATTAATATTATCTTCGGCGTAATTAATAAGGTCATATTTTCCAGACCCACTTCTCATATTTTGATTTGGGTTTCTACGTGCTTCGTCAACTTCTTTGTTAATTTTATTTAATTCATAGATAACTTTGTCACCTGTGTCTGCTCTAAACGCTTTAAAGCCCCAGGCTCTAGCATAACGCTGAACTAAACTGTCATATAATCTTGCGCGGCTTTGTGATTTTTGTCCATCTTCAACTTCTTTGCTGGCTGAAAAGAATACTCTTTTTGGTTTGTATTTTTTAATAAATGTTTGAATAGCACTTAGTACAGTGGCAAACACACGCTGTTGATCACCTTCGCCTGTGACTTCTTGGCTGTTGTTTCTAAAGAACTCAACACTCCATGCCTCTTCTTTAGTACCTTGGCTAAATCCCTTGTTAAACATGATACTTAGATAATTACCATCATCTAATTTTGTGTATGCGTCAACATCACCGTGATCACCTTTTGACCATCTAAGTTTGTAAGGTTTATCAAATGTTTCATTGACATTGTATGTAGGATCAACTTTCTGACCCTTCATAGGTTCATGACCTTTAGGATCAATGTCAGTTACATCTAATCCTGTTTTCTTTAATGCTTGAATATATTGATGTTCTAAATCTTCGTCACCGAAACTTAATATAGTGCTTGGTGGTCCTTTACCGAAGTCATGTTTACCTAGACCCTTCATATTACTGATATGCTGTCCTAGTTTATACCAGTCATAGACATCACTGACATCTACACGTATTGTACCTTGAGGCATAGTAGGCGGAAATTCTGGGCCTGGTGGAGGGCCGTTTGGATCATAATCTTCGCCCATCTCGTTGGCTAAACTTAATTCTCTACTGTGCAACTCTTGTTTCAAATCCCACAGTGCTTTAAATAATCCTTGCTTGCGTACAGCCTTAAATGCTAGATTTTCAGGACCAAACTCACCTGTTTGATCTAATCCTGATTTGCGATATCTCTTAATGATATCTAATACACGCTCTACATCTTTTAGGTTTTTAGTCTTTAATGCTAGTTCTATCAACTCACCTAGTTTCTCATACTTCGCTCTGGTTCTGTCTTGATCAAAGTTGGCTTTACGTTTGACAGGAACTCTAGTCCATGCTTTCTTTAATAGGCTATATTCTCCTAGACTATGGTGTGGTTGTTCACTATCCTGAACGTATAATTCTACGGGTATACCACGTATTTTTAAATCATGTGAATTATTGTATTCATTCTTTTTCGCATTAAACAACTCACGATAAACCTCATCATTAGATAGTTTATCCATGTCTACAAGAATATGCAAGTCTATGTCGCTATGCGGAGTGTATGAGTAGGCCGCGTTACTACCGCTTATAGTAATATCCTCTACCTTGAGTTTTCCTATACCTAGTTCGGACATGAAGTCTTCAGCCATAGTCATGAGTTTGGCATAGACTGCAGGATCTAAATCATCCCCGATCCAAAGTTTGGGGTTGAGTTCGTTGTGGAATTTCACCGCATCAGCAAGTCTAAATGATTCAAGTTCTTTTATGTCCATAAATGTATTTAGTTAAAAAGAAAGGCCCCTTAAGGCCTTTCCCGACTGTTGGTTACAAGGTTGTCAACCCCGGCTTAGCCTCAAGCGGCTAGAGCATATACGCTATCGTTTGCGTTTACTTTGTTTTGCTAGAATTACGTTCTTCGCCTATCGGATCGTCCACTCTGTTACTCTTTGCCCTGTCGAATCTAGTCAGGCCCATCATAAACATACTATCTCTACTTAAAGTTTATCAGCAAGCCGACACACAGTATGTTTATGGTGGACCTGGCGGGATTCGCACCCGCGTCCAGAACACTTTTTACTTCGCTTCATACGATCATAAAAATTTACTCTTTACAAGTACGTTCTCTATAAATCTTTCCGTCTTCAGTCATCACTTCTTTCCAATCTGTACAAACTTTAACAGTTTGAATCTGTTGAATGATCACTTTTTCTTCTTTTTCTTTGTCTCTGGCGTTAGCATCAGCAATGACTGCACCTAGAATCACTCCACCCACTAGTGGTGCTACCCAATTATCATGGTGACGATGTACGATGACAGGGTGATGTCTGTGATGATTCCAATGATGACGATTGTGCATATGGTGATGCACAACAACCGGGGCATGTCTAGTGAAACATGATGGATGTTTATGGTCAACACCTGAGCGGCAATCGATGCCACCTGCATTTGCGGCTACAGCAAAAAGACCTAGAAAAATTGCTAGAATTGCTTTCATATTGTTCTCCTATAGGACAAGCCTACTAAGTATTTATGATACTATCTGTTTCGGGCTTGATTGTAAAGATATTTTGGGTCAAAAATACTTGTTTTTAATGTCACGCAATCTGCGCTCGGTCTCTATCAACCACCAATCGATCTTTTCGCCCGTATCATCATAATGCTTGATGACCTGTCTAGCAAGTTCAGGCATTTGGTTTGGGTCGTATGCAAGTTCAATCGCTTTGTTTCTATTGTAAGTTATCTTGTCCTGCAATATAGAATTAAACTCTTTACATTTTTCTAGTGGTATTTCGCATATCTTTTTAACTTGTTCACAGATAGCATCATATCTTTGCTCTGTGTTTTCTATGTCATCAAAACTATAGTCAAACAATTCATCGTAAAGTTTAAAGCCTAGACTTTCGATTTTTCTATTGATACCTTTTCTACCTGCGACCAAGAAAGGTTTGCCTACGATCAAAGGTACCATAGACTTTTCTGTGATGAATAATGTTTTTAGTGTAGACTCGGGGACTAACTGAAAGAAAGATTCATAATACTCTTTTGGCATCCAGCCTTGGTCTTTGCTTTCTGCGAACTGATTGTCTAATACTTTCTTAGCACCATTATAATACTTGAAAGGGTATGGAGGATTACCTGTATACTCTGCATGCCAGGAGTATGCGCTATATTTTAATAGATCATGTTTGGCTACAGTATCAAGCAATAACGATCTCCATATATGGCTCTTACCATTTAGATATACAAAATGATATTTGTATTCTAGATCATCAAGGTTCTTGATCAAAATCTTATCGATAGAATCAATATTCCTTCTACCATTGTTATACCAGTGTAATAATTGTTCTAGTGTCTCGCGGCAAAAATTAGAAGGCCACGATATGATCTCTACATGCTCAGGAGTGTTCTCGTAGTCATGATCCACTCCCATGATAGCATAGACCTTGAGGTTTCTCTCACGGGTGATATCAATGATCTCTTTATATCTAGGAATATTATAATGTTCGAATTCTGTATGGCAGAATAATATCACACCATCGTAATCTTCGTGCTTTAGTTTTTCTATATACTCATCGTACATCTTGTCGTCCATGAAGCCCGACTCAGGGTTAGGGCAAGGACACAAGTTCCACATATTGACGCGCCAATACTTCATGATCAGTATATCAATCCGTATGCGATGCACCAGACTTCTAGTGCTAATTTATATAAAAGATGGCTGAGAATATATGCACCCAATGCCAACATACCTATTTTTAATGTCAGTTCTGTTTTATCCATACTGTTATTTACTCATATCGAATAGCATGTCAAAAGGTTTAGCATCTAGATATTGATTATTGTTTTTTCGAAATACCCATATAGGTTCTATGAAAATGCTATTTTTATCTGCTTCTACGATAGCGTGAGGTCTTGCTTGCATACGCATACCAATCTTTCCTAGATAATGTGCGTTTGGATATGACAGTATATCGTCTACCATATCATCACATAGATTCAATCTAGTACCATTGTTGATTCTAGGTTCTATGATGTTTATCATCATAAATGCATCATCTAACAATGTATCCCAAACTAATCTATTCACTTTGAAAAAGAAATCATGCTTCCAACTATCGAACGTAGGATAACGGCTCCAACTCTGTGTTGCACTGTTATTACTGGCATAACGCTCAGTCTCAAAATAAGGAGGACTCGTAAAATAAAAGTCAAACGTGTTCGCATATAGTTTCCAGTTAACATCTTCGCTAGGAAGATTGTATATGATGACCTGCTTAGTGCCTGTGCATATAAAGTGATCACCATTATCACATAACACAGGATTACTACATCCCAATAGTTTTTCATATTCGGCACATTGATCTTTATATGCGTTATACACCTCAGGATTAGGATCACACCCTACATATAATTCTGTAGATTTCGTAGCATAAAAACCTGCTAGTCTATCACCCCAACCACAACTTGTGTCTAATACTTTATGTGCATTATGCTTTTCGTATAACGCTTTAGCGACATTGGGTTTGAATTGTGTGGCAGTATATGTACCTATGCGAAAGCCACTGCGAAACGTGCTATCGTTGATATCACTTTTGCCTAAGGCGCCTAGTCGCCAGAAATGCCAATTCATCTTACTGAGTTTATCTTTGTTCGTCCATATGTCATATGGACTGTCAACAAGATTGCTACCACACTTCATACGATTCAATTGTTGGAAGTAATTGCTCACGGCATTATATGCGTGACTCTTATCGATCACACCCAGCGGGTTATCGCTATACTTGTATTTGTAATCAACTTTCTCTAACACAATGTCAAAATCTTTATATTCACCCAACATTGATGTATTCACAAATCTGAGAAATAGATCCATGAACTCGTCATAACTGATTTCCTTTGCAGGAAAAGGAATATTATTAGCCGTCACATACTCTGCCAAACTATCCTTGATATCTTTTTGTTCAGATTGCTGTATGAAACTCAGCCAATCACTGTTAGTGATATTGGGTATTCCCCTGGCATCACTATGATTTTGGAAATAATTTACGATTGCTGGAACTATCATGTAGATAGTATACTATAGATATTCGTATTTGTCAAGAAATTCTGGTTTATCTCTAGCACCTGCAGATGCCTTGATCCTACTTATAGCCATCGCTGTGCGACAAACCTTACACCAGAAGGTAGGGCGGCTGTGATTATTTATACTTTTCTAATGGAATCTCGCTGAGACCATGTTCACGATCAAGATACTTCATCTCGACTTTAACTGGATCCCAGACTTTCAATGCTTCTACTACATGATACGGATCCAACTGTCCGCATGTGTATACATCAAGTTGCATCAATGCAGGATCAGTCTCATCCCAAACATGCATTGCTAGATGGCTAGTCTCAATGATTGCCACGCAAGTGATGCCGCGATTGCCCTTGACATCAAGATACTTAGCATATGGTCCCATCATTATCTTCATATCAATCTTTTCTATCAGATTCGTCATCCAAGTTTTTGCTTCTGCTTCAGTTAGGGGCGGTTTTTTAATTTCTGCTCGTATGATCAGATGCTTGTGAAACACTGCCATGATAATGACCTCGTATTATTTGTATTTGCTTCTGTAGTAGTCTTTGAGCCAGGCCCATTCGTAAGATTTCTTCAACTCTTCAATGTCTCCCATCACATTGTCATAATACTCTACAGCATCCTTCGCCCCTTGTAAACAACTTTCGGCGAACTCTCCTTCTGCTACCGTCAACCAAGTATTTAATCGTTGTTCAGCAACATCAGTATAGTCAGACTGTAACTTGATTACTTCGCGGAAAGCAGTACGCCAAGTGCTATATGGATCAGTATTGAAAGTAGCAGTTCCGCTTAGTATCTCTACAGTCTCATGCGGATCGTCTAGTGTGAAGTCTAATCCTTTACCTTCATTTGCTAATGTCAGTTTCTTGTTGTATGCGATCATTCCCTGGTGTCCGTACTCTAATCCATTGACAGGATTCTTTGCATGGAAGATATAATGCTTAGGTATCTGCAATCTGTCTGGTTGCCAACCCCAGTCAAACTTTGTGTTGACTTTAAGTTTAGCAAACACAGTGAAAGCCCACTGAGTCTCACTTGCTTCTAGTGCGGCATGATAACCTTGAACACGACCATCAACGCCGTCAACACGAACGATGCGATTACCTAAACCTTTAGTGACTGCTAGCAAGTGTTCGTAATTTTCGTCTGCGCACATTTCACCGTTGCTGAGAAATACGATATCAAGTGGCTTAGATTTACCTAACTTGCTAGCAGTCTTGATATATGGATAATCGTAAAGTTCTTTCTTCACGACATCCCTTGCTTCTTTAGGAACTATGATGCGGCTAGCACCGGTGCTAGTCACGAATATAGTTTTGCTTTCATCATCCCATAAACTGATCTGCTCTTCGTTCTTTGTTTCTACATCTTCAGTAGCAAATATCATATAGGGGAACGTGAAGTCAACGTCTAGTGCATTAACATGTGTATCTGAATCTACTTCAATCACAGGAGCAGGTAATCTCTTCGCTTTGACTTGAGGGATGTATGCAACCTTAGGATATAGTTGTAGTTTTTCTAAATTGTCTATAACTGTTCTGGTAGTATTGACATCTAACAAGAATGTATCACCGAACTTTTGACTATCGCTAGGGAATACGTGTAAGTTATCTCTTGCGAAAGGGTCAGTGATGAAACTAAAATGGAAGTTATCATACTCGCATATGCTTGAACATAACCAAACATAATGATCTTTTTTCTCGGGTAATGAATTGATTACTGACTTGATAGTGTTTAAGTAATTCTTATCATACTTGACTACAGATATATTCTTACCGCATGATTTTTTAGTGAGTTTTTCTTTAACTTCATCAAGATCCGAATTGCCGTGATCGATTAATATAATATCATATAGATTATTAGTCGCTAATGCTTTACGATCCTTAACGAAATTCAAGTTGCTTAGATGTTCAATGATCTTGATGTACTTGGTATCTTCGGCAAAAGTGTTCTTGTTGACCATGTATGTGTTGCCCCAGTGACTCCACTGAGTACCGAACACATGAACCATCTTTATCTGCCATTCGTTTGGATAATAGTTGAAGTTGAAGTCACTATAATCATATTCGCTATTCAATATCCAACATAGGTCTGTGTTGGATCTGTTTATGCAACGATTTATAGTATCTACCCAACTATTCAAGAAACGTGTCTTTTGTATGTTAGGATACTTAGCACGTAATGCTTCAAATCTTTCTTTGACTTCAGTATTACCCCTGTCTACAAAAAACATATCGCTCGGTTTGAACAACGTAGCAAGATATTCTTCATCTAACTTCTTGCCCTGTTCGACAAAGTTTAAATCTTTATGACCTTGCATATACATAGGTCCCGAGACAAAGTATGTCTGTGTAGATTCAGAGTCGGGGCTACCAAACACATGCACATAGCGCGCCTGTTCAATGTTTGGTCGCCAACTAAAATCGAACTTAGTATAATCGATGTTGTCACGTATCGCCCAGAAAATCTCATCAGGATGTTCTTTCACTAAGTCTTCAAGTACTGAGTATATGACATACTTAGGAATCTCTTTCTCTTCTACAATCTCTTCAAGATAATCGTAACGTCTATACACGCGAGGCAATCTCACTATCTCGCTGTTGTTATTTACAGTCTCGTATCTAGGACCGTCGTTATCATTGACTAATGTACCGAACTGATAGATGTAAGGAGGTGCTTCTGGATGAGGTACCCAACTAAAGTCAAAGTCTTCTACGTTGACATCATCTGGTATGACCCAGTTCTTTCTAGTGGCTTTAGTCTCTGCTTTGATATTTTCGATATATTTAAAATCTACAGCAGTATCTACTGTGTATCTAGGACCGCCACGATTATTCCATATAGTAGCA